TAAAAGATTATTTAGATGTTGCAGTCGGAGCTAGTTCTTTTACAGCAGACCAAGTCTTTGAATTCAAATCGACAGGGCATGATATATACTCATACGGAAATCCACAGACCGCGCCTGAATATGCGTTAACATTTAGACGGAATTATGGTTTATTTTTATGGCAGCGTGGGTATAAAGGGGCTTTTCCATATGCTTGGCAGCATAGCTTTTGGGACATCTGGAACGATTTCGATGACAATTATTCAGGCCAGGAGATGTATAGAGATCACTGTTTCACGTATCCCACGGCAGACAAACCCCTGGATACTGTGCAGTATGAAGGATTTGCAGCCGGTATAATTGACAGAAGATATCTTGCAACTCTCCAGGATGCCGTAGCAACGGCAAAAACAGCACATATCAACACTACAACAATTGACGATTGGCTCAATGCTTTGTTACTTACAGACCTCTCAACAGTGGATCTTGATGACGTGAGAGGGCAGATGATTGATTATATAATATTACTAAAAAGTCTTTTAATAACGCTCCCGGTGTGATAACATGGTAACTTACTATGATGGAAGTGTCCCAGATGGACCAACGATGGACGCTTATTTTGATACGCTACGAAATCTTACCAACACGATTTATACACCTATAGGAATAAGGATCGATACACAATCATCCAGTCAAGCAGTCCAAATCGTGGATGTTAACGGAAATTCGTATACACCACCGACGGGTTTTTTTAACTCTCATCCTTTGTGGGCGGGGATGTGGGCAGCCTTCTATAACAGATCAACAGGCACGTTTTCAACTGGAAATACTAATACAGGTAGTCCTTTAGTATTCACAGGAGAAAATGGGGATGTTTTCTCAAGGGTGATGGGTGCAAACTATAGATACCGGTTTGTTGACAATAGATACCATGAGCACGTTGTAGCACCTCTTTCTCTCCAATTCCCTGGAAGTGGACCACACCCTTTCACAGTTATGAGAGGCGGAAATGTCCGGCCTTTTGTGTACCACAGTGCTTTCGAAGCCGGTTTGTTAATTGACGATACCGGAAACTATAAGCTTCAGTCAGTTTCAGGCGTTCAGCCAATGACCGGGGGAGCAATTTCAAAATTACAGTTTTCCAGCGGTGGAACTACTCAAGTACAGATAGGCGAAGTGATGACCGGTGCTACAAGCGGCGCTTATGGTACAGTAATAGGTATTCAGAAAAGTTCTGGAACTTGGGCAGGTGGTGATGCAGCAGGCTATCTTTTCCTAAAACAGAAATCTGGAACTTTCGAGGCTGAAAATCTTAATGGATCTGTTGCAGGCACTAACTGTGCAACGGCTGCCGGTGCGTCATCTGCCTTATCATTCACGGTTACGAATGCCGAAACTTATGCCCAAAATAAAGGATCGAAGTTTGGAGTTATAGACATCCATCTCAATGCTTACCTTAACCTTCTTCAGACCATAGAAGCTGGAACGCTTAATGTTCCATCCGTTTTCGGTATGGGTATTGTAGACCTGCCTGTCGGCACAGGCTTTGCTGGGAAGCTTACAGGATCAGATAATATTGATAGCCTTCTTGATTCTCAAGGAACTGGATATGGAGACGGTGTAGACGGACAGGTTGCAATCTCATGGAGAAACATAAGAAATCGTTATGGGCATATATATAAACACCTATTGGGTCTTAACGTGTTTACAGATAAGCCTTTCCGAGTGACTAAAAGGGATGGCACTGGCACTCTTGCTGAAATTATGGCAGATGGATCATATGAAGTAGGCGAGGGAATTGTACCTACTACCGATGGATATACAAAAACAGTCTGGCCCGGCGAGATAGGGGGGCCTCTTTTTATCACGAAAACAGATAATGGTTCGAGTACTGAAACGTTTGGAGATAAATGGTACGGGCCTTCAAGCGCGAATAATGCCATATTTTACGGTGGTGGGTGGCGTTCGGTGTTAGAGGCAGGTCCTTTCATGATGTCGGCTTCGAGTGCGGCAGGGGCTTCGAATTCGGCGTTAGGCACTCATTTTGTTTATTATCCATGAGAAAAACAGGAGGTGAAAAACTTGGTATGTGGTGGAAAAGCTGACATACTCCCCAACGCTAAAGCAGTGGGGGTTCTAAGGTTTGGTTAAGACAGTGATATTGAACCATCGGCTGAACCAAGAGCCTCTTTAGGGATATCAGTGTTCCCTTCTATCGAATCTCTTTCTCCGATAGATTGAACTATGTTGACATCTTTATTTGCTATGTTAAAAGCGGCATTGATATCAGCATGATCAACGTGTCCGCATGTCGGACACTTAAACTTTTTTCCATTCCTGTTGCCTATAAGTCCACACCTGCTACAGCTTTTGCTTGTATAACGTGGATCAATATAGACAACTCCAACCCCTTGTATTTTGGCTTTGTATTCTATAAACATTTGAAGTTGATAGAATGACCAACTATTCAAAGAGTATCTGAATGATCTTGCATGTTTGTTATTATTCCTTATTCCGGTTAAATCTTCAAGTTTAATTCCACTGTTATTCTGTACTGCAATTTCCACAATTTTTCTACTGATCTTATGGTTAAGATCTTTTACAATCCGACTTTCCCTGTCTTTTATTTGTTTTACCTTTCGGTATTTACCTTTCTTTTGTAGGGATTTCCTGATATTTTTATACTTTGTGTGGATATGCAATCCTTTCTTACCGAGTTTCCAGACTTTGCCGGTTTCAGGATTAGCAACCGTAGCTATATGCCCTGTCGTATTCCTGTCTACTCCGACATAGTTTGTAGGCTTCTGTACTTCGGTTTCAGGAATAGTTACAGAAACATAAGCAAACGTTTTCCCTAATTCTATTTGGTTAATCTTTTCAAATTCTGGAAATTGATATTCAAGAGCCAGTTTTACACATGGAATTTTGATTATGTGCTTATCAACATCTACTTTTATACCCTGATTAGGGACAGTTAATTTGATGTTCTTGACAGATTTAACCTTTTTATTCCTTGCATATTTTCTCAAAATCTGATTAGATATCATGGATTTCAAGCCAATATGAGCAACATCTTTTGATGATAATGTCCTATATTTGATGCCAAACTCCGCTACCTTTCTTGCTTTTTGTAGTTCCTCTGAGAAATCTCTATCATGTTTAATTTTATAAGTTAGAATCATTTGTTTTTCTGCTCCTCGATATATTTCTTCACAACATCAAGAGTTACAGAACCTACTGAGGATATGAATTTTGAAAGTGTCCATAATGTAGGAAGCTTCTTTTTTAGTTCAGGAAATTCCTCTCTTAATTGTTTTGAAGTATATCCTTTGATTTTTGATACAACTGAATAGACCCCAATTTTAGGGTCTACATCAATTAACAGGTGTACGTGATCCGGCATTACCTCCATATCAAGAATCTCATACTGGAATTCTTCTTGCTTTTCAAGAATAAGCTCCTTTAATCTTTCAGCTATCCTACCTGTCAATACTTTTCTTCTATACTTTGGACAAAAGATTACATGGTACTGACAGCTAAACACTAGATGTTTACTGCTTTTGTATTTTTTACTTTTATTTTGTATTTCCATTTAACCATAATAGTATATGCGTTTAACCTATATATTAATTATGGTATATGCAAAACTAGCAGTTATTTAAAAAGGGATGGTTTGAAAAGTTGACGGCATTCATCCCAATGCTAAAGCCTTTGGGCTTTCTGCCTTCGTACCGTAAAAAACCGAAGAAATAATTAAAATGTGAAATATTTATCTTTTAAAAGTTTCATTTTTTCCTCTTTCTTTATATCAATATTTAAGACAACTCAATACTTTCAACATAATCTTTCCATGCCAAAACAACCGCGTTGTATGTCCTTTGATCTTCGACTTTTAACAAATTCTCGGGTATTTCACATTTAAAATTCATTTCTTTTTCATAGTATTTAGGGAGTAAACTGAATTCCCCGTTTACTATTTTTTTATAAAATTCTATAAAAGACCATGCTTTATCATATGCAATCATTTGTTTCCTCGTTTCTTATTATATTTCATCAGCTTCCTATTAACCTTATTAACCCGCCTGGTAACTTTATTCACTACCGGAGCAAGTACTTTATCAGCCATCGTTAATTCTCGTTTCTTAGAGGCTGCCTGAGCTTCTAAACTAAGATCAGCTTCCTTGAGCATTTGGTTATAAACTTCAAGCTCTTTAAGATAGTCTTCATCTGTTTTTGCAGCCTCAAGTTTTTCAAGTTGACTGTTTAGAGCTTCAGTTTGTTGTTTAATTTCATTAGTCATAACTAATTTCCTTTTGTTTGATTATATATATCTGCTGAAACCAATCACTCTTTGACTTAATAACCTCAAAATCTCCCTCTATAACCTCTTCGAGCTTCTTATGATTAAAACCCATATGTGTATAATATGGCCTCCATAAATGTTCAATATCCTTAGTATCATTCAAAAAAATACACTTAAGCAAACTTGCAACAGGCAAACTAAGAATCTCTTTTTTATTCCCTAAATTAAATAAAACCTGCCCGACTGCCTGAAAAAGAAAGCTAAAACCTGTCATTTTTGGCACAGAAATAACAATGATACCGTCATCAATAAGCGCGGAAGCCTCCTTCAGAAATGTACGTTTGTCCTCATACATGGTTGTCCAATGTTTACCCACGTGTTCTAAAACTTCCATCAAGAATATAATTGAATATTTGCTTTCTCCTAACTCTTGTTTGATCTCCTTGAATGATTTATCATGATTGCAGATTATGGAAACGTTCTCAAGATGTTGATTGTACACGGCTTTCCGTGCTTGTTCTACGAATCTAGGATCATATTCTACCCCTACGACTTTATTAAAGTATTTAGATAATGACGGGATAAAGGGACCATCTGCGCAGCCAATATCTATTACATTGGCTTTATGGAAGTATTTTGATGTCAATTTTAGGGCAATTTCAAAATGTCTGCGTTTGATTTTTGAGGTGACTCCTGGTTGCAGATAGTTGAAATGTGAGTAAGATTTCGCGCCATTGTATCCTTTTTCGGTGAATTTTATTATCGGGGGTGGGACATATAACTCATTCAGATTATCACCTTCATTTTATGCTTATCAATTGTAGATACAGAATTAATAACCCTATCGACACGCCGATACAAAAGAAAGAACAAATCTTAAGAATCAATACCTCACGCTTTAACCTGTCAACCGGAGAATGAGGAAATAGCTTACCTCTCCAAGATTCATCATATCTAATGCGTTCTTCCATCATCGGAAGTATCATATACTGATAATATGGATCATCCTGTACTTTTGCAAGTACTTCTTTTAGAGCGTTTCCTGCTTCTTCTGTGGTTATGCCTCCAAAGTTATCCATTATCTTAAAATCCTCCGTATCGACGACCAGAGCTTACTGTGTACATATCCACGTGCTATCCCTTTTGCAGTTACCTTTCTTCCAAGAACTAATTTTTTAAATATGTGAATTGGTAAAAACTGTGTAAATTTCATTGTGAAACCTCTTATCTAACTCAATCTCTTATTCCATACGCAATCACTTATTAATATATTAAATTAAATATATTACACTTCGTAAGAATTATAAGGCATGAATAACTACCAAAATCGAAATAAATCCTTTCTACATACTGTTTTTACAAATCATTCAACTGTTAAATTGTTACAAAGTTCCATCATGATTTCCCTGTCTGGAACATTCCGAATTTATCTTGCTTCACTCTTATTAGGTTCATCGGTTTCTCTGTGTCTATGTCTTGCAGGTGGACTTATAATTTACAGTGTCTACACACTTGATAGAGCTCTCGGCTGCAAAGAAGATATTGTGAATCGTGCTGAACTTTCAAATTCCTGCAAGGATGTAGGGATTGTTGCTTCTCTGGTCACCTTCCTGATAGGTAGTTTCATTTTTTCACGATATAACATCTTATGGCTTGCGTTTTTTCCATTTATCACAGGATATCTATACAGTAAGGGGTTGCAGCTATTCGGATTTAATCTAAGGCTCAAGGCTGGCATCGGAGTGAAGAACCTAGTAGTTGGCCTTACATGGGGTATATTTCTCGCGTTGGTGAGCCTCTCAGACATTCGATATTTAAGCTCGCCCGTTGCTGTATTTATCCTGTACGGTACAAAGACCTTCATAAATTCAATAATTGATGATTTCAAGGATATCAAAGGAGATACTCTTGCAGGAATCAAGACCATTCCAATAAGCTTAGGAAAACAAAAAACTCGAAATGTACTTCTCGTATTACACATTATAGCTCACCTTATTATTTTCAGTATGTTTCTAAATGGAATAATCTTATGTCCTGCAATCATCTTATTTAGTTTTCTTTTTGGGTTGGTTTGTATTCTGAGATACACAAATGAACAAAATTATATTAATAGAAAATATGAAATGTGTATTTTTAAGGATGGTGAATCTTTCTTTACATTGTTGTTTATATACTGTTTTAATTTTATTTAATTTTCACTATTTCTTTTTCCATTTTATAGTCTACGTGTTCCGTTTCCATCTCGATTTTTACAGAGATATCTTTATAATATTCAAATAGTTGATCCCCCCAAGACATAGATTCAAAATCATGCCCTTCAAGATCGTTCAGGTTATCGTAACATTGTGTATTTTTATTATATAACCCAATTGACAAGAACGGCCCGTTATCTCCACACATCGAGGAAAATGCAATTTTTATGTCATCGTCACATACATATATATGAGAATTTTTATTTTTTAGAAGTTGCTCCAATTTATCAGGATATTTATTTATGATTTCATCATATACGTCAAGTGTAACTATAATTTCAAGTTGTACCGGCTTACTTGAAATCTCAATAAACACATCAATCCAAAAGGGATTAATTACAGATGTTACACCTTTTATTCTGGATGCGCTTTTAGCAATTTTAATAAAGTCCGGGTGGGGCTCCCCTATTGTATAATTCTTTGTAACTGCGACATGGCATGATTTTAATTTCCTGATATCTAGTAACAGCTTTTGTGGGATTACTGATAGGTCGTGGTTGTCCCAAAATTCTTTATTTGAATCTATTGCGGCAGTCGTTTCATAGAATATCTCAAGATAATGGGCTGCAATATTTCCAAGCTGAGTAAGTGTATACAGATCTCCAGCTTTCTCAATAATACCATTTAACTCTAATTTTTTAAGATGTGGTTGAATTTCAGGGGTTTTTAATCCCAAATGGTCTTTGATTTCATCTAGTTTTTTTGGGCCATTGATGAGATATAATAGTGCATCCCTCCTGATACCTGAAAATGTTAGTAAATCTATGGTTCCATTTATTTCCATATTAAATCCCTCTCTTTTTAATCAAAATCCTTTTATTTCTCAAATACGTTATACGTTTAGGGTCCCTTTCCTCACGAAGAGCCCTATCATTTTCCAAAAGTTTAGTACGCTGGCGTTCCTGTCCGAATGTCAGCATTTTACTCTACCTTCTTCTTGTTGTCTTGCTTCACGTTTTGCATCAAGAATATCAAAGATCTCTCCGTTTGAGACTGTTTCTAGCAGGTGGTTGTATTCTACTTCGAGATCCATTTAACATTCCTTCCTGCCTCTCTTCTTCATCTCTCTTACTCTCATTGCCCTAGGCTTCTTCTTATCATACCTAATAGCAATTGCCGGATTTCCATCCACTACAACTTTGAAAGTTTTTACATCCATACTCAACGCTCCATAGTTTGAAGCACTTCTTCCATTACTGGAAACACGCTAACAACATTACATGCAAAGCGCATTTCATCTTTGAGATCTCGGAGCTTTTCAGGAGTCAGATCTAGTGTTAATATCATGATTCAAGACCCCTTGAAATATGTCCGTTTATGCCATCAACACACACATTGAACAAACAATCCCGATTAGACGGTATAGAACATTCTATTTGATCCCAGTTAACAGGGGTTATTTCCTCGATTGAAATATGGCTGTAGTTTCCTTTTTTGAATACGTTCTGGAGATCTCTGTAAGAATCTTGCCGCCATGCTGAATCGTGATAACACAAGAATGAGAAACCTTCTTTTTCAGAGAAGAAGAGTTTTTGATTCAGCATACCGAGAACTAACTTATAGTTTGATCTTGCGTAATACACCAGATGGTAAAAATAATCTATTTCGTTTACATTTTTATTGTTGAGACGGAGCGTGATTGCACAGCCGTTGTATTCATTTGTTTTATAGATAAATGCCTCAGCTATGGCGTTACATGAATTTGTAATATTATAAGCATCTATTAACATTATTCAAGCCTCCAGACTTTTCCTTTTCCCGGGATACCAACACTTTTCAGGATATTTCACACCTATACAGCCTGTACAATCTGTGCTTGAAGCACATTCTGAAAGTGTTTCATAGATTGTTACTGTAATCATGCTTTCACAACCCTCAAAAAATATGCAAGATCTCTAGTATCCATAATTTCAAGCAACCTTGAAGCAGGAATACTATATTTCCTAAGTGAAGCCCGACAAAACCGTCTAATGTTAGTCATGTTTAAGCCTCCGCACACATTCTTACATACATCCCGAATTTTTCTATTGCGCCTTCTATACCTTCAAGATATCGAATAATATCCAGGTCAATATTTCCCCTGTCAACGCTCATATGAATTGAACAGTGACACGTCGGACACAGCATAACTATCTTGCCATATTTCCCGCCCTTGCTTTGTGGAATTACATGGTGTTTTGTTAGCACGCTCGTGACTGGATATCCACAGATTTCGCATGATTTTGGTTTTGATATTTTGAAATGTTTGAACTGGTCTGCCGGGAGAGTCTTTTCTAATTTTGCGTGTACGCCGTGGTATTGAGAATATACTCTTTGAGCACGTAAGGTATGTAGTGTACAATTTTCATAATGGTTATAGAGTGCATTTACAAGGCAATCGTTTTGCACTATTTGATTCCTTACTTTTTCAGATAGTAGGATAGATGCCATATTGCACACTCCTTAATATGTCACCATCTCGTATGTTATTCCGAGCCGCTCAAGCTTTGAACAGTATCCAGCCGCTTTATCTGCATCTCGGAAGGTTAGAACGTTCATGCCTCCACGAGTTGAAACTAGGATGAAAGGAAGCATTTAATTCCGCTCCTGAATCCTATTCATTTCATCAACGATTTTTAATGCATTATTATATGATTCCATGAATTCTTTTGCATGTTCAGGTCTAACATTCATACTTGCAGAATTTATTATCACATCACCTATTCTGATATAGTCATCTCCGACTCTTTCAACCGTGTTATAATAACTGATGCTTATTTTACTGTGGTTGTTTTGGAAGGAGGCTGTTTCACCATAATTTCCACAAATGTAACTTTCATCATAGCCGAGAGATTCAGCGAATTTTTGAACTTCTTTGAGTTGTTGGAGGGTCAGTGGATTCATTTCAATCATCATCTCTTTTCTCACTCTTTCGGCTGTTCTTTATCCTTGCATTTCTGGCATTTACTGCCCTGGTTGGTTGGTTTGATTTTATCATTATTTTCATCTCCGATTATTTTATTAGCGCAACATTAAAAAATTTTAAAGATAATAATTAACTCTGTACTCTCCCCACTCTTTATGAAAATCATCCCAGGTTCTAAGATATGATTTTCCATCTTTCAGTTTGATTCTCATAAGACCAGGTGCAACTGTCTCAAATTCGGTTCCATACTTTTCATAGTAATAGTTCATTCCTTTCAGGAGCCACGCTTCAAACTCTAATGGTTTGTCGAAAATGCTTTTTTGTCCTGATGGGTTTCTGATTTTCCATGAGTTGTGCTGAACTCCAGCTATTCTGCCTAGTTCTTGATTTGTTGCTGAGATTGCATTTTTGTAGGCCATTTGTTGCGCTCCGTTGTGTTTCGTGTAAATAGTAATAGGCTTTCAAAGTATTTATAGTTTACTATGTGTCTGACACAAAGTAAATGCAAAAAAAATTAGTCTGGTATTTTCTTAATTTCCTCTTTCAATACTTGTACATATCCACATTTACAAAAGTAGTTAGGCGTTATTGATTCTCTTTTACCTTCGTCATTCATTACTTTTGATTGAGATTTATACATCGATTTCCCACATTTTGGGCACTTTGGGCGGGGGTTTTTACCTTCTCCTGTGCCTGGGTTTGGATATGCCTTTGGTGTGTTTCTTTTTCGTTTTACTGTCATGTTACACTTTTACTCCATATTTTTCTGCATACCATTTAGTAGTGCGCTCGCTCATCTGTCTAAAATCATCTTCCATCTTTTTCATTCTTCCAAAGACTGCTTCCCTGTTAGCTGCAACATAATTCAACTTTTCAACATCTTTATCAAGACCATATTTCTTCACGATTACAGGCCATTCATGCTTTTGAGCTTTATAAAGTTCATCCCAGAAATCTAAATGAATCGTTGGGACATTATTATTCTGTTTAAACATTGGTTTTGATTTTGACCTGTATCTGAACATTTGTCTTTTCCTCCTTATTGCAATATATAATAGGCTTTAAAAGTATTTATAGTTTACTATGTGTCTGACAGAACGTAAATGTGTTACATCTTTTAGGGTTCAACGGATATTAACAAAACGGCAACATCTACAAAATAATATATAATATAACATATATAATAAACATATAATATCAATCATAGTGGCGAGTAGGACACACCTATGACAAAATCAATAACGGTAAACTCGTCAATAGACGACACGGTAAAACTACAAAAACTAATCGACGCAAACGGCAACACTCCCGCGAAATTTGATTTTCAAGGAGATGAACTAGAAATCAACTCCTTGCTACGCTTTTTTAATTTCGCTGAAGTTGCGGGTAATGGAATTACATTTAGACTCATGGAAAATGCGCCTGTCAATCCATTTGGTGAGCAAGTCCCACTGACAGGAACAAAATACCCGAAAGGAGCTGAGGGGCTATGTTTCCATGACATTATATTTGAAGGCAACAGGGACATTCAAAACAAGGTTCCTAAGAAGAACGGTAAAAATTGGGGTCTAGGCTATCATAATTTTATCGGTCTTGGAACAATCTCAAGCATTGAATTTTCAAATGCTGTTAACTGTATATTTTACAATCTGGAATTTAACAATTCGTTAGGAGACGGCATTAGACCAGAAGGCGCGACTAATATTATAGTACATGACATCAAGGGTAAACGTACCGGCCACGACACCATAAACTACTCAGCCGTAAAAGGTGGAGAAGTCTATAATGTGGACCTTATGTTGGGTGTTGGCTCTGGTGTCCGTATGAGATCCTGCCAGAACATCAAGATACATGACTGTAAGCTTGATAATTCAATGGGATTGACGTATGGCCCAGGTATCCAGATACAGAGTACCGCCGTCAACTGGACCGGCTCAAACATTGAGATCTATGATAATACTATCCTAGATACATATGGCCCAGGAATCCAGGTTGCCGGCAGCGTCAAGAATAACGGTCTAATCGGCATCCATAATAACCTCTTTTTAAGATGTGGAGCAATGCCGGAAAGTGTGAACCGCCCAATTCTGGGGGGAGTTGCTTTCATGGGATTCCCGGTTCAAATCTGGAATAATACTATTGTGGATTCTTACGGGTTTGGCCTTGTTGCTGGTGCTTATGATGTTGGTTCTAACTATTCTTATGATGCGACGATTGAACGAAATATTATAACAGGAACTCGAAAAGCGAAGAAGGTGGGTACTGCCTCTGGCACTGCAATCGCAAATCTGGTAGGATCAAAATATAATGTTACGTGTTCTGAAAACTGCCTATATGGGAACCTTGCAGAAGTGTATGGAGTCAAGAATGTTAATGGCGTCTTAAAAGATCCGCTTTTTACAGGAGACTACCGCCTCAAGGAAAATAGCCCTTGTAGGCTCCCAGGCTATCAGCTAGGATGTTATACTGACAGTACAAACCCAGATGAAGAAACCAGTCTTATGATTTCATCAGATGCAGACTCGATTAATAAAATAATCAATTCACTTTCTAAGGAGTATACCATTTACAGGAGTAAGTAAACATGCCAACTATTACAGATCCTTTAGTATATGAAACCGCAGATAACAAAGTAGTTAAGACCGTCACACTTCCAGGGCAACCGGGTAAAAAAATAAAAATTGAACTGTGGACAGCAAAGATAGCTAACAAAACAAAAGGAGTTAGGACAACCCTAACAACCTACATGAAATATCCTGGTAAAAAGTTCGCCGTTGCGGGATGGGGCGCGTCTACTACAGAATATACTCCTGAGAGTTACAGCACGTATCAGTATGAAGGAGATGTCGGGGTAGATGTAATCCTGCAATGGGAACTAAAAACGGATAAAGCGAATAGTACGGCCTACATGAAAGACGCTGCTTACACGTATTCATATATCGATTCTGGGGTAACTCCTGTGCCCGTTGAAAAAGAGGAGTTTATTGTCATTAAGTGTAAGGAATCTGAAACAAAAGACTTGATAGCTAAAATAAAAGGTATTGCACCAGCTGTCGAGATTAGCACACTTTCCCAGGTGGGAACGTGACGGAATATTATTCAGGACAACCTCCTGATTTTCATTTTTCTTTTTCGTCAGAAACCAAAACTGAATATGAATTACAATCTTCAGATACCCAATCGACTATTTTTATAAGATCCAAAAATATATAAATGTGTAATTACATACCTTATTAAAAATAAAAAAGGTGACATACATTACAGACGTAACACTTTTTTCCGAAATCCTTAATGTGATTGTTATACCGACTATCGCTTTTCTTGCCTACAAAGCAAAGCAATACAAACCGCAAATCCAGGAAGCCGAAGCTAACGCGAAAGAAGCTATTGGAATTGCAGAATCCATCTACTCAAAAGCGAGTTCCGTGCTTCCCTTATTTGAAAATCTTCAGAAGTTATCTTATGATTACACAAACGCGGCCGCCTCTGGAGACATCTCCAACGAAGAAGCTCAGACACTCTTGGCAGATATTAAGGTGATCGCTGAAGATCCTGCCGTAAAGGATCTTAGGAAAATGTTAGAGGGGTATACATGTTCGAATCAGTAATAGCCTCTCTCAAAAAAACGTATGCGACAATAATTACAACAATTTAACTAATTCTAGACTGAGGTATTCATGATTAATAACACGGGATCAATTTCAGACGTGGAGGCATTGGCAGTTCTGGGGGCATGTGGGGCAGCGATAAAAAAATACGGACCTACTATTTTGAGAGTGCTTTCTAAACTGCTTGTTTCCTCTTCTGTGGTTGATCACGTTAAGGAGCAGGGGACAGAAACGGCTTTAGCAAAGCTTAAAACACCTGATGATATTTTTTGTGTGTTAGAGTCGTTCGAACTGGATAAGGACGGGCGTGTAGTCTTGAGAAATAACGGGAGGGTTAGCAAGCTTCTCAATGATAATAGGCCGTTAACTTCGTTTGAAAAGGACGAGGTTATTAAGGTTATGCGGAAGATATTCCAGGTAAAAAAAGAGTAAAAATATTAGAAAAGGAGTAAGTTTTTTTTCTGTAATTACTCCAATTCATCAATCATTTTTTGAAGTTCCTCAACTGATTTGTTCTGTAAATCGGCATCCTGCTTTGAAGCTACGATTTCCATTATCTTCTGTTTCTTTTCCTTCCGTTCTCTTGCCTGTAATCTAGCTGCTTCCTCTTCAAGTTTTACCTTGACTATGTATTTCACGATCTCTATTTTAGTATTAAGAATTTCATCTTCCTGACTCTTTGTAGCCAGTAAACTTTCTTCGTTTGCTTCTTTGGCTTCAGCATTCAATGTTTTGAAAATTGAATCTAGATACCTGACATCTAAATCCCATAGATCCTCAACCGATACTAGACCCCGGAAGGGGAACCTGAACTTACATCTTGTAGCTGTTTCAAACATGTTCATATTAATATCTCCTTTAAAATTTAATTTTAATAATTCTTTCTGTCTGCCCCTTGACTTTTACAATCAATTCGTTTCTTTTTGTGGAACTGAAACCAACTCCTGATAACTGATCATCGGTATGTTGTACGCGCATCTTACCGCCTAAAGCCTCGAAAACCCTCTTATACTGTTCAAGCTCTCTCTTGAGGAATTCGTTATAGAAACCGTTAGGTGACTCTGGGTTAATACAGTCCTTCAGCATGAAGAAGTAATGCCGGTGTCCTATGCCGTCTTGGGAATCCCAATAGTTAGGGGAGTACATGACAACCGAAACAGGAATAAACTGATTTGTTTTGAGGTTCCATACTTCTCTTGTGGATACGTTAGAGGGTAGTTTCTCTACTATTGAGAATCCTGTATTATGATTAAATGTTACTTCGGCAACTTGAATACTTTCTTTATACTTCAATTCTTTATTGTACTCAAATGAGTGTATCTGCCCGTCAAATTCAATTTCAGCCCTGAATCCACTTCTACCGCCATTATTTGAGTAACAGTGAACAAAGAATTTATAGGTTCCTGCTGTCATGTGATTAGTGGTACTCCACGTTATGTTCTCTACGGCTGGAGCTCCATTGTTTGGATTGATAATATCTACGTCAAGGACTCCACCGGTGGGGCTTAACTGTCTTTTATTAGGATAATATATTTCATATCCTCTCGGTTCGATGCAGTGTGCGTCGAGGTCATTCTTATCTGTTTCAATATCGTTCCACTGAATAGAGAACCTTAATACACCTTCGACGTTTCCACCTGCCGACTTTACGTTTTCTTTCAGGCTACTGTCTGTCATGTTTCCAGAATAAGCCCAACTGAAAGCATTATTCCATTTGAACATAGTAAGGCAGTCATTGTTTACATGGCCTATCAGGGATACCATACTTTTAGTGTGTTTGTTATCAAAAAGTATTTCAAGCTCTTTAGCTGTTGGTAAGATATTTTCAACAAAGTTATCTATTGAAACCTCTTCAATTTTTGAGAACTTCTTAGGATTGACTGCTATATCCTTTGACATCTCACCGAATACACCATCTATCCGCTTTGCAGAATCCTTATTTGAGAATAATATATTATTTACTGTGATGTCATCGAGGTTTGCATATCTTCGAGGAAGGGAGTTAGTATAACCGAGCTCTTCGATAGTTGCTCTTGCTTCATCTAACATTTTCTGAGTAAAGATAGCTTTTGGTCTCTTATAGTTTGTAGGCGCTACGATTTTTTCATATCTCTTGACGGCCTCGTCGAGACCCATACCTGCGCTGATGTCTACAAGAAGTACACCTATGCTATGATTCCGTATTCTCCCGACTACCGCACCGGCTTTTATTGACTTTTCCCAAGCAAAGTTATTTTTTTCTTCTTCTGATTCCAGCTTAACATATTCCCTCTTATATTGAAGGAAGTTAGTTAGTACGTTTCCCCATTCTTCACCTTTATATAGTGTGTTTGAGGCGATCAGTTCAAGCACTGTAAGCAGGCTATCTTCTGTGAGTTCTTCAAGGGATCTTTTGAATACATCCTTTGTAGCTCTGAAATCTCCTTTTATATCGCCTTCAGACTTACCCGACGAGTTAACAAACCTTGAAGGTAGTTCGAGATAGAAGTGTTCATATTCAATTACTTTATTATCGCACTTGTCGGCAAGTTCGTAGTTTTTATCAATCCCGATTTTTGAGAATTTGGTAACCCATATGTCTGAAACCAACTTCGATTTTACAAACTCTGATAAAGCATTTAGTACCGGTTGATATTCAGAACTTCCACATTCGAAGTCCCATACTGTTTTTACTTCGTTGTCTTTAATGATTACAGCATTGCCAATTTTCTTAATGAATTGACGGCAAGCACTACAGTCGTGCTCCCTTCGAACTCGATGTATCTCATTTGTTCCGGAGGGGAAACTGTCAAGATATATATTCCATAGCTCATCTTTATTTAACTCAACTTCAAACAGGTGAGCTGAGTCTTTTGACATTTCTATAAAATTGTCCTGTAATGCTTTCTTAACGTGTTTAATAGTCATTGCTGTTCCTCTAGTTCTTTTAATCTTCTCCTAATCGTTCTAGCACTTACACCGTAATATTTAGCCATTTGTTCTTGATTCCACCCTTTCTTAATGAGTGTTTTTAATCCTAAGATTTTTACATCTTTAAAGGGTATTTCTTTCCTCTTCGGTGGCACAAATCACACCTTTAGAATACTTTTCGACGAATCGTTTGTGGCCTTTGATAGCTTCTTCCTCGGTTGAATATTTTTCATAATCGTTATCATATTCTTCATTATCAGAAAAGATCATGGTTTCAAAGATAAGGGGTGTGTGTGGCTCATTCATAACAAAGGAATGATCGATACCTAACCAGACGGTGCTTACTACATCGCCGTTTGATAATTTATCCTTCTTCAGAATCTTATATTCTGCATTTTCAAAGAGTTTACAGAACTCCATTGTGGAAATTTCGTTTCCTTGTTTATCATAGTACATTGTTTTAACTCCTTTACATGGTACAAGGTGGACATATTATATATAGTTATGCCGGTTAGTGTGAATAAAAAAATAAGTTTATAGTTAGTGATTATCACTTCCATACCCTTGAGATTTCCCTCACACATTCAGGCCCCATCTCATCCTCTATAATTTCCCATTTTACATCGTCGGGAACTTCAACTATTTTGAGGTCAAGATGTTCAGAGTCTTTGAGTTCGGTGACTACTTGAATTAGAGCTGGATCAGTTCTGTCGATATCGTATATTGAAAAAAACTTTTCTCTATATGAATCGGTTGAAATTGTGGATTCGTCGAGAGTTTCATAATACGCAGTAAGTTTATCTGGATCTGGATTTATACACATCTCGTATAATCCATATCCTTGATTCCATTGATATGGTGTCAATTTTAATCCTTTGAGTTCCGCATATCTCATTATAGCGTTGTGTGACAGATCGAAACCTGCGCCTGTGTTTATTACTATTTTTTGCATTTTAACTGACTCCTAATATCAAAATAGATAGCTTCCGCGATTTTATCTTTAATATGGTCATTATTGGGATCTAGCTCATGTGCTCTGGTAAACCAAGATAAAGCTTGTTTGTATCTTTTTCGCTTAAGATGGATACAGCCCCAATATGTTAGTTCATTTGCTTTTGTAGGTAATCCTAGAAGCTTTCTAATATTAATCATGGTTTATACCTCATTTTACAAATATCAAAATCAATATTAATCCAATGATAAAAACAACTGATAACCTTTGAAACTCTTCCAAATCACATAACTTAAAAATATAATAATACAACTGTTGCCATGCATATTTTGTAGTGTTAGAATACTCTTTTATGAATTCGTATTCGGGTACTCCAACCCCTTGACAAGACTTTATGATTGATTGTCTGTTGAGTTCGGAGATCTCGTAAAATAACTTAATTTCATTGTTGTTAGTATCTGGAATCATCGTAACCTCTCTCAAATTAACCGTCCAGTTTTTACGTACATTACAAAACTTCTCTTTATTCTTTTTCTTTTTTATTAGTTTTTATTTATTTACTTTTATATATTCTACAATAGTCGTATTCAATATATTAATATTATTAAAGAAGTACTATCTATCTATAATATAGATTTCTTCTTTTTACCACAACTTGTCTTTTTATGGAAGAGAATACATGATTTCTCTATTATCTCTATATATGTTCTCGAAAGACTGTACGTAAAACCTTTACGATCTTAGTACCAATCTCCATTCATGTCTACCATACCCTTTCTTATCAGGCATTACTTTAGAACATAGTTTCTTAGCCGTGTTTATCGCGTCAATAATGTCCCTTCGTGGATTACTAGAATCATCAGTTATTCTTGCATCTCCAAGTTCTTCGTCTTTCTCGTCTGATAGGGTATCCCTAATCTGAGAACGTGTTAGGTGACCTTTCTTAGAAGCCATTAGAGCTTTTATTAGGGCCATTGCCCGTCTTCCAGTCTTAGACTTTAGTTTTATCTCAACAGATGACTTCTCAGCGGTTCCAGCCTTTATGTTATCGAGTTTATCTTCAAGCGTGTGAATTCTACTCAAGACAGTAGGTTCTTTATCCTCGTCTTCCTCATCAGAGCTTTTAAAATTATTAAGTCCGGTAATAGTTTCAAGTTCGAAAACTCTCTGGATTGGATGAAAATCAGAATTAGCAAGCTTCTGATCAAAAGATTCATTTAATACAGTTTCAATTATCTTGGTAACCTTCGCTTCAAAAGCTGGGATTAGTACATTTAAGAAGTCTTCACGGTCTGATTCTGAAGCGTTTTTAAATGCTTGTGTAAGGTCTGAGAGGGTAATCATATATATCCCCCATCGATCCTCTTTAAAATTTCAAATTCCGCGGGAGAGAACAGATAATACCCATACATTAGAGAAAACGTTTTCATAACCGCCTTGTTTTTAATTAACGCGCTTACGAAAGTTTGATTCTGTGCTAAAGATGCAATTACATCTTTGTATTTTAACAGATCTAAGGAAATTTGATCCATATCTAAGGAGGTAATCATAAAGATCCAGCCCCCATCAAAACATAGTCGTTCAAAAACAGTACATACATTTCAAATATGCATTCAGTTTTTAACATGGTTCTTTACCTTCTGTGATTTTTTTACGAAAATCAAGAAGCAAGCCAGCCAAAAACACAACATTTTATAATTTTTTTATTATACGTCGCAAGTTTAATATACTTTCCATATGATCTTTCATGTAGCATATGTTAAAGCATATGCCGTAGAAAGATTGAGAATTGATAGAAAATTGTTTTGAAATGGAAAGTATATTTTTGTGTGTTGTGTTTTCGGGCTTTGAAGGAGGTCTAGACCTTCAAGGCTCTACTTCTTAATTTTAAGATTGTTGTTTCTTGTTCTGTTCAGCATCCAATTTTACGAAAGTATTCTGGGAATTTCTCCCTCAGCACTTCGTCTATTATTTCATAGATAAACTTGTCTTGTTCAGCAGCTAGCAATTTTAATACTCTATTGCTCTTTGGGGTTACATTAGTTTTTATATATTTACTATCCAAATTTCTCATCAAATCACCATATAAATATATGGTATATCTGTATCAAACGTATATAAATCTTCCTTGCTTCTGACAAAATATGAATGATTATTTAAACTTGTGAGGAAGTTTACTATGATACTGAAAAAAGAAAAAATATTAAATACCCTTAAAACATTTTATCATATGCAGCTCAATCAAACCCAAAATAAGATTTGTGGAATTATCTTATTTTGGGACTTAATCCTTCTCCTCTTTCGTTCCCAAAGGCTGAGAACCTCATTTCAACTCCGTATCAAAGATTGGATATTTCTTATTTATAAAATCCCAATTAATCTCTCCTGATTTTTGATCCATCCTCCCACATTTATACCCGATGCGTAATATAATTATTACCATTTCTAGGATCTTCGGGTCTTTGATATCTTTGCAGTAATCTTCTATTGCTATATCGATTGCACTCATACTGCCATCACCTGTTCAGGAGCATAAGCACCTTTTCCGTGTATCGAAAGCATTTTCTGCATGGTTTTCCAATCATTGATATATTTTTCTTCTTCTGAGCTTGTAAGATTAAATCTGCCTTCATCTAGAATCCTGTACACATCATCGATTGAGTGAGCTTTCATAAGCGCATTTCTTATTTTTGTTGGATTTGCTGGTTTTCCGTATCTTCTTTGTGGCATTTAAAAGTCACTCCATTACAACTTTAAACAATTCTCTAATTAATATATAATGCTCATGAAATGTTTGAGTATGCGCCATCTTATTTAATATTTCAATGACCATTGGATCACTACCCTTTTTAGAGTTTTTAATTTGTATACAGAACTCTTTATACTGTGCAGCAGATTTCCCTTTATCGCTTTCACTCCAGTCCATATTTCAACCCTCTGATAATAATAAAAGATCGGAGAGGATAACGCTCTCTGTTTTCCTCGTAAGTTCTATTAATTCCTTCTGCGTAGCTCCCAGATATCTCTCTGAAATTTGATTCACTCTGAGATACTTTCTCAATGAACTGTTCGTGAGTGATTATTCCCATGTATCCAAGCTGTTCAGAGTCTATTATCTTTCTCTTTGAAGGGAAAAGATTTCCACCCTCATGGGTATCAAACAAATCAATGTGCGATTCTATTTTATCAGCGTGTATGTTAAAAATTGTTCTATAAAAGTTGCTTGTCAGTTCAAATGTTCTCATTTAGATCCACCTATCTTATGTTACTACATTACTATATACAACGTAATAGTATATATAAGTAACTGATAACTATTAAACGAAAAAACTTAATCCATTACTGCTACAACATAAAATGTACAACCCTCTAAAGATCTAGCCTCTTTCGCGGTAACAAACACCCTGTTATCAGTTGTTCCATGTGTGAGCTTGCCCTGAAGAACATCTACAATTTCTAGATTTGGAAGTTTCTCTATGAAGTTGTTTACCCGCGTATCCCGATTGTCTTCTTTTTTCAGTATTCGCCCTAATGCCGAACACTCTATAGAGCAGTATATTTGTTTTGGCCTGGTCGTGGGAACTTTGAAAGATTCCCCACATATAGGACATATCTTTTCTTCTGACATCTAATAAGCTCCTTAAAAAGAGGAATTATTCTTCCTCGTTTGCTTCTTGAAGTTCTTCCTGAATCCACTCTAGTTCTTTTTTGTAGTCGCTGGAATCCATATTAAGGATCACAACATCACCGGACTCAATTGATTCAATTATTTTTTAAAGTGTTTTTTTGTCATCCAGATCCGCGGTCAACAGGTCAATTCCATCATTTTCAAGATACTCTGATAGATGCTGCTTTCCTTCAAAAGCTCCGAGGACATCAAATGAATATAGATAATCATGTGTTGGTGCTTCACGTAGCTTTTCAAAGTCTAGATTCCACAACAGTTCCTCGGATTCGGTGGTAAAATTGCCTTTCCAGTTTGAGCCGTCCCATTCTGCCTCGAATCCTTCTCCGGCTTTTTGGATAATTGGCTTTATCTCATCGTCATAAAACTCTTTAAATCTGGTGAAGTCTGTGTCTTCTGGAAGGTTATACCGGCTTGCTAGTCCATGCCATATCTTACTAGGGGTAGAATTTGTATCCATTACGGTTTCAATTTTAACTTCCTTGGATTCCCAATCGACGTATAGGCAAATTCTGCAAAGAGAGTGCCCGTTATTGTTCATTGGGTCGGCTTCCCAGAATTGGGTAGCGGTCCAGTCATCAACATTCTTGTTAATCAATCCAAATTCATTGTTCTCACTCATCTTTTTATCACACCTTGTTAAGCATTTATGTTTTGTGTATTTACTATATACAACGTAATAGTATATATAAGTAACTGATAACTTAACTGTGAAATATATAATTCAATGATATAATATAAAAAAAGAAGATTCACCAGAAACCCTGTCAATTCCCTTCCACAAGACTTAAACAAGACCTCTAACTACAAAATAGAGGATCTATTAACGTGAGATCCAAACGGGCGAGTTATATTTAGTTCCCACCGCTGAGGGAGATGTAATAATTGATTTTAAAATATATAAAAGTAATTAAACTGGCAGGTGGAATCGAACCACCGTTACGCGCGAATCAACGAGGCCAACACATCTATACTCAATCTGTGATTCAGCGTCCTGAATCTTGTATGAGGGTTAATGCTCGTCGCCAGCATATAGAGATAGTGGATTAAAATGTGAACTACCCCTAAGCTAAAGACTTAGGGGCTTCCTGGTTCATTCCTTGAACTTTTGTTCACAAGTCCCCAGGCTCTTCCTCGCGTTCCGCAAGTGTTGAATAGGTTTCAAACACCTATTAGGTTTTGATCTATGAGAGCGAATTTCTTAATGTTAATAGCGGCATTAATATCTCTATCTAACACGGTTTTACAGTCTGGGCAAGTCCATTCTCTGTCCTTTAATGTCAAATCAGAGTTATGATATCCACAGACGTTACAAAGTTTAGAAGAAGGCTCAAACCTACCTATTCTTAGTATGGTTTTTCCTACCCAATCGGCTTTATATTCTAGTTTTGTTACAAAGCTACTCCAAGCAGAATCACTAATAGCCTGTGCAAGACAATGGTTTTTCTGCATACCTTTAACATTCAGAGTTTCCAGAGCTATTGCTTGGTTTTCGCTGATAAGTTTAGAAGAGAGTTTGTTCTGGAAATCAGTTCTCTGATTAGTTATTTTGTCGTGGAGTACAGCAAGTCTTTGTTTAGCTTTTGCCCTGTTTTTAGAACCTTTTTGTTTCTTCGAAACTCTTTTCTGTAATACTTTGAGTCTCTGAAGAGAATTTTTCAGATATTTAGGATTCTCTATTTTGTCACCTGTAGAGAGGACAGCAAAGTCTTTGATACCAACATCTATTCCTACAGTAGTAGTTTCTGAGAAAGACTGCTTTGCTGGAAGTTCTTTTCCGTCTTCAACAAGAATACTAATATAGTAATGCCCTTTACATGTCCTTGAAACTGTAGCTGTTTTAAGCTCTCCATCAAATACTCTGTGAAGAACTGCTTTAATGGGTTCTATTTTAGGAAGCTTTACAGTGTTGTTTTCAAAGTCTACTACATAATGCTGTGGAATAGGAAAAGATTGTATAGGATTCTTTTTTGATTTGAACTTTGGAAATCCTGTTTTCTCTCTAAAGAATCTAGTGAAAGCAGATTCGACCTGTTTAGTCATTCCCTGTAATGATTGTGAATTTACTTCTCCTAACCATTCATTAGAAGCCTTCAAAACTGGAATTAATTTGTTTAAGTCAAATCTCGAAATTGATTTTCCTGTTTGTTCGTATGTTTTAATTTTTTGATCAAGTGCCCAATTATAGACAAACCTACAGCTACCAATGTGTTGATTCAATTTAACGGCTTGTTTTGTTGTAGGATAGAGTCTAAATTTGAACGCTTTCATCATACAAGGTATTATATGGTTTAACAGCATATATAGTTTTTGGTAAAATTGGAAATGTTAGTAAAGAATCTGCCGAATATTATATACGGAAGCAAGGTTAAGTTGACGCTTATATCCCGCGAAGCTGAAGACTTCGGGGTTTTACGCTTCGACCTATAAAAAAGTTAGTGAGGGATGTTAGGGCAGGAATTAAGAGCCTAACAGTGAGCTATATTTAATACACTAATTTTATATAAATATATTTATTGCTGCGCTCTGATCTTCCTAATCTTCTTAGCTGTCTTTTCAATGTCTACCCCGTAAATCTCCCATGCCTTTAGAATAAACCATCTAATGGCCTCTGAATCGGTGGAATATCCAAACGCATCTTTCACGCATTCGAGTTGATCAGCTTCTTCTTGAGATAATTTTGCAGTTTTGTTATACTTGAATTTCTTAATTTCATCTTTGTTTTTTGATCCTTTTGTGACCTTTTGTCTCATAGCCTGCTTAATTTCAATGTCTTCTACCATGGGCTCATCGATTTCTTCTACATAGTTTTCCTGGATATCATCATCAACCTTTTCCGGTTGATTTGACATTGGTATCCCCCATTGGAACATCCCTCCAACATCATCTTTTTTATCAAAATCCATTAAATCAACCCCCATTTGATCATTAACTCTTTAGTAAATCTTTCATATGCTTCAGCGCCCTTAGATTCACATTTGTGTTCAGAAACATATTCAAAGATAGATTTGTGTTCTTTTGCACAGTACAAAAGTTTTACATCTTGCCAGATGATGGTTTCATATACTTTAGACCCATATCGTTCTATTATGGTGTCTCGCACATCTTTTGAAGAGTTTGTACGTTTGTCATACTTAGTTGAAAGAATTCCGTCGATGGGTAGCTCCCTATCTAATTGTTGTTCAAGCTGATATATGGTCCCAAGTATTTGGTTTACAGCACCAACTGAAAATTGTTCATATACAGGAACAATTACTTTGTTTGCCGCATAGAGAGTGTTATATGGTAGCCACCCCAACGATGGTTTAGTATCTGTCATGATAAAATCGCATTCTTTTTTTAACGGTTGTATGGCCTTATTTAAAGCAGTGGCCCCCATTGGTTTCATACTTAGTTCATGTTCGGTTAGTGATAATGCTTTACACGATGGGATTATCTTGAGATTTGGCTCCGTTGAATCATACAGTACATCCGTGATTGGAGCACCGTTTATAAGATCCCGGACGGTTTTATCAACCTGGTTTCCATGCACATCAAATAGGGTGTCAGATGAGAATATAGGGCACCCATCTTTATATTCCTCATGTTTTTCACCCTCTTTAGTATTTAGTAAGCTAGTCGAAGCATTACAGGTAGAATCAAAATCTATCAATACGCCTCTTAGTCCAGCTCTTGTTAACCCTGCTGCTGTGTTTACGGCGGTGGTTGTTTTCCCTATTCCACCTTTGTCAGCGAAGGGAGTAATTACAATTGTTTCATCTACTATCTTTTTTCTCATTTTTACACATCCATCCGGTAATCATGTATACAGGTAATTTAGTATACGTTGAGATAAAAATACATGTAGTAGAGTATACTAAATTACTTGTAATCTCGTAGTCATGTATATGGGTATACATGTATAAAAGTATAATTAAATACAAATATTTTTATATACATGTATATAATTTTACAAGTATACAAGTAGATGAGGATACATTATTACCTTAATATAAGTAAACATGTAAATAAAAATATATGTAAATATGTATACATGTATTCAAAAAAGAAGTAACGATAAAATGAAAAACGATATTAATCTAACTTCTTAATCACACATCTACACCGTAACGGCAATGGAAGTTTAACTTCTTCTTCTAAATCCTCACAAACATTAACATCAATTCCATAAGGAGTCGTAGACCATTTGACAAGTTTATCAGGATAGAGAAGTTTAATAGTTGCGAGTTTTGCGTTAAGATCTTCATTATGTTCTGATTCTTCATCTTTCATGTTTTTTCCTCATTATCAACCCTCTTTAAACATCAACAACCACATTGTGTTTAGTCGATAATCAATACATTCACCTAGAGACTTCTCAAATGTACAATTTTTGCATAATCTATGATTTTTAAAATCGTGGGAGTCGTGACATCCTATTATTGCCATTGTTGTTTCCTCCTAAATATCCCACAATAACACTCCCCATCCTGTTCAATCTCTTCGGGAGCTTCTTCACATGGGCAGAAAGTTCCAATCTTACACAAACATCTAGGCTTGCCTTCTGTGCCTTCTTGATTCATGGCTTCAATCTCGGGTTGTTTTTTGTCGAAGCAGGGATTACATTTGAGATCCAGGGCTTTACTTCTAAAATAGCTATATAGATCTGTCAATTTATCGAATGCTGCCATTATCTAGCCTCTGTGTATACTTTAGATTTGTCTAATTCCATCTTCTCAAGGTAAGCAGCTTCTAGGTCTATTCCTTCCATCTCAGATACTCTAAAAATCATTTGAAGCATATCACCTAACTCATGGCTAACCTTTCCCACTTTTGCACCTTCATGAACTTTTATTAATCCATGCTTGACTAGTACAGCTTCAATAACTTCATTTGCTTCAAAACCAAGACGGAATAATAGTTCCTCTCGGGTGTTGTCGGAATGGCCTCTTTCTTTTGCAATTATGACGGCATGTTTTTGAAGATCGTGGAGTTCCAATTAATAGCCCCCAGGTAAAACAGTTCGTGACCAGACAACAGCACCTTTTGGGGGTTTATAAGGAATCGGTTCAGAGAATTTAACCGGTCTCCGTAGATGCCAGAAATATAAATCTCCATACTCCACGTATAATTTATTTTTTAGAACAGTACTAATTGGAGCTAAATGTTCATTTTTATACAGATCATATTCAATCCCATCATTACAACTAGAAGATGCTACAATTTCAACGGTTCCTAATATCACACCTTTAGAATATTCACCGTCCCTTGTTTTTTGTATTTTTAATTCTTTATCAAAATAAAAGTCAGTGATTTTCGTAGTGCTTGAATAAATTGCAACTCGTTCTTTTATAGTGGTCGGCCTGCTCCTCGCTTCAATAGTTTTCAACCCTTCGACAATCAAAGAAGCCCACGGTTGTCTAACTGCAAGAACTCTAATTTCTTCAGACATTATTTAAGCCCCGAGCATACACTTAATCATTTCTTGTTCTTTCTTCCATGCCTGATATTCAGCATCTTCCTTCTGCACACATTCCCCGCAGATGATCTTTCCATGATTCTGTATAGCCTTCCTTGCAGAGTCTTCGCCTAGTGGTCTGCCACATTTGCAAAACCATGAATAGACTGGTTTTGATTCGGTGAGAGTTCGAGAAAAGCGAACTTCTTCGGTTGTGGTTATGGGGGGCGGGAGTTCAGCAGACATTTAAACCCCCTTATCAATTTCTTCAACTATCAATCCAGCAGGTACAGTATACACAATTGCGTCACGTCCATCGATCAACGCATAACCTGTACTGGTTTCACGGATGTAACGAGCTTCTTTTACTTCGATAAGTAGCTTATCTCCGAATAGTGAGCCAGGTTCAGTTGATATGATACTGATTTTAAATTTTGCCATGATTTATCCCTTCTTTTCAGCCATTCGTTCCTCTAAAGTTTTCTCCGGCAACACTTCCTTTGTGATCGATAACACATTTTCAGGAATGTAGATCTCATTAACTAAGTCAAAAAATTTAGTCATGATGTGAGTTACACGCTGTTCGACTATTACGGCAGCGTTGTCTGTGTCAATTTCTATAGTGTATTTGCATCTCACGTTTTAGTTCTCCTGTTCTTCATTTCTTGCTTTAATTCCGGCTTCCGTAATTACCCAATAATATGCCTTTTCCTTCCTCTTTTCAATTCGCTGAACAAGTCCTTCTTTCTGAAGATCCTGTAAGGTTTCATTAAACCATTTCAGGGTTGCTTTTTCATATTCTGGAAATTTTACTACAAGATCTTCTTTGATTAATGAGGTTTTTAGCTCATCATTAGATAAAACTGTCAATATTTTCAATGGATCGTATTTTTTAGGGAATCTGTGAGGTTTCCCTGATTTGTTCGATTTCACAGTTTCACTCCTTTACCTTTTCAAGGAAATCTTGATTTAACGAGTGCTCAAATTGTGGGAAGTCGTCAATGTGTACAACAATAATTGTTTTATATACTTTCCCAGATGGATCTGAATAACTCAATCCAGTTGCGTAATCTGTACGCTGTTCTCTTAACTCTTCAACATGGCAGTCTGTGACTTTACCTCTTCTATATAATGGAAAATCATTATGTCCAAATAATTTGTTATGATCTTCAGCCATCAGCCTATATTTCTCGTTTGTCTCTACTTCATCGCCAATCCGAAATTTCGATACTACCATTCTATAATCACATCCTTTTCGTGTATTCTCCTATATGAAATACAAACTATATAAATCTTGTGTTGGTTGCAACTTACACATACATTTAAATACTACTTCTGCGTATATATGAGTATGTCAAGGGCATAAGCTGCCATGAAGAAAAGGAGATAATAAAATGTATATTGTGAAATCAATAGAAAAGTTTGAGACTTTCGAAGATGCTGTTTATTTTTTGATGAGCCACATTGCTGAAGCTGGTGTCGATGAAGATTTTGAGGTCGTGGAGGTATAATAAATGAAAGATTTCGACGCATTCAAAGAACTCACTGGTGGGAAAGTGGTAAAAATAACAGGAGCTTACGTTTTTCCCGCTATCGATGGAATGATTATTGAAAACAATGGAAGGTTTTACAAACTAACTTCTGAAAAACTGATTGATATCGAGGAAATTGGGCTTACCGATAAAGATGCAGCAAGAGTAAAGCTCGAACGTGAGAAAGAGGAACTTGAACAGAGGCTTAAAGAAATCAATGCCGGGTTTAAACTTATTGATAAGTTGGAGTAGATATTATGAGAATGTGGCATCTCGACCCTAGATTCTTCTGTAGGCCCCATCTCTTGGGCGCACATAAAGAAATCCACACCGGTGAATGGTACATCCAACATGAAAAATATAACACACTTCACGGCCATGAAGCAAAAAAGCAGTTTGATGTGACACTTCTTATACATGATCATGATGAGATTGCCGCAGAGTTACTGCGAAGGGGATACAAACATCATAGTCCTATTAAGCAGGATACTCATGAGAAGATCGAGAGGTACACTGAGCAGTTCGGTGTATTTCCTGTTGATGTTAAGATGAATTTGGAGGATTTATTGGGGAGATGTCCTGAGTGCAGGGCTAATTATGAGAAATTGTATGGAGTGATATAAAATGTTTGTAGTTAGAGGATGTCATAACAACGAGTCACAAATATCAAATTTTTGTAGATTTTGTAAGCTTGAGAATGAACCACATGACTGTGACGAATATCGAATTCATAATGAAATGAATGTTACTCTTTCGTGGGAGGAATAAAAATGAAAAATCAAGAAATAGTAGCCCTAAACGAAGAACGAAAAGAACTTCATTTAGAATATAACAAACTAGTAAGAGAGTATTTAGAATTCAAAGATCAGTACATAGGAAAAATGTCTGGACTTGGTGAGAAGATCCATATTGTTGATGCGAAGTTGAAGAGCTTAAGAACACCTGTTGAGGACTAAAAATGAATGAATCATACAAACAAACCGGAATTATAAAAGAAGCTGTATTCAATTACATAAAAGAACATAACGGCGAATGCGACTTAGTTGACGTTGCTTGCCAATTTAAAGAATATACGATAGATATTCCTGGGCTGGCAGTTCAAGAGCTTATTGATGAGGGAAGAGTTAGACGTAGAGATGATGTGGGGAATAGATTATATGTTACAGAATAGAAAGATATGAATTCATTAAATTCTTTTTTATATTTTCTGTTTAATTCTCAGCCATTTTAAGCTCTTTTTTTGACCCCTTTAATACGAATACACTAGGACATGATTGGACGTTGTGTGAAGAGGCTGAGAATTTGTTTGTGATTGTGTATGAAGGTTGGATTATATTTTATACTCTATTATATTCACTATAAACTTATAAAAGAAAGTTTTAAATACTTTCAAGTACTTTAGTACTTAAGTACTAAGAGGGATGTTATGAAAAAAGAAGATACCAAAGAAGAAAAAGAAGAATTCACGAAAGCAACCGTCAGCAGGCGGGTGAACAAAATTCTAAACAGGATAGCTCTTGATGAAGAAGTATATGTCTATCAATTGATAGAAAAGATGGCAAGAGAAAAGTATCCGGAATACTTTCGAGGAAAAAAAGTGAATATATAAAAATGAGAACAATAAGCAACGGGAATGTTGGAGCATCCCCGGAGCCTTGGATAATAAGGACAAATTACCCCTTATCCTACATCGGCAATAAAGGATATGGCGTTTTTTGCATTTATAACTTATTGTTAAGATCTCTTTTTGCTTGTGTGTTCTCCTGTAGGTGTAACTATGGGACGACGTGGAAGACCAACTATCTTAGAGAAAAGAACAAACACTAGCATCAGTCTACCTCAAGATGATTTAGACTTCATAAAATCGTTAGGAAAGGAAAATTCCGTTTTTATAAGAGAGCTGATTGCTGAAAAAAGAAAAAGTGTGGAATCTCCTATAGGTAAAATTCGACAGGAAATAGCCGAACGAAAAAAGCACGTGGAAGACGAGTTACTGTTAATTCAGCTGTTGGAAACTCGACTCATAGAGGAAGAAGAAAAGGCAAAACGTGAACAGGAAGAAAAGGCAGTAGAGGACGAAAATAGAGCAAAATTGAAGGAGTTTATTGTTAGTCGTTTTAGTTTCATTACTAATCACCATCAGCCTAAAGACTTTTTAGACTATTTGTGTGATACATACAGCTTGAAAGACAATCAAGAAGCGAGAAAGTGTATTTTTGATACTCTTATAGAAGCTGGGCACTCTGAAGATCGATTGAAGAAAATAAAGATGTTAAAAGGAATTTGATATTAATAAACTTGGATTTAATAATATGTAATTCGGAGATGAGAATAATACTATACTACTATTGAAGGGAATTAAATATTTAATATATTTAATATTTAATTCTGTTAAGAATAGATATAGATAGATAGGTAGATTTGAATTATGTAATAATAAAATGCAATTAATTAATATGAAATTACACCGATACTGTTTTGGGGAAATGTTATGAAACAATCATTATGTTCAAATGGGATTCTAGATCCAACTTCTGATTATGGGCGAGCTACCATCACAGAATATGTAGTACTAAACGTATTAGGAGATTGCACTAAGGAAAAATTGAACGCTCCTTACGATTTGACTTCAAAAAAATATGGTTCAATCAATGTAAAAAGTTCAAAGAAACACAACTCAAGAGATATTCCTTTCTGGGAATTTAGTAAACGTTCTGGATCATATATCCCTAATTTCTATGCGTGTCTCGCTATGAGCGACTACCACCATGTAATAAGGCATGTATGGATAATCCCAGTGAATTTTTGTGATATCGAAAGCAAAGGTATTAGAATAAATTGCCGTGGGCAAGGGTATGAACAATTTGAAAAGTATGAAGTGGATGCAGAGCCATATGATAAAGCATATAGGGAATTTGATAATACTAAATATCTTGAATTTTGTAACATTAAAAAATCTGAATTCTTTAAGAAGCAATTGTGTGAGATCCCACATAATCCTGATAAAACGCGTTATGAAGAGTATTTAAGATGGGTTGATGAAAACGAATTCAATAAAAATTTCGATCCCGAAACAGGAGATGTAAGCGTATTCCCTAACATACATGTTATTCCATATACTGAAAATTTATTTCCCGTATATAGTCACAATGGAACATACATAGGATTCGTGGAAAATGGGATTTTTACTAATATCACTGAAAAAAACAAAACCAGGATCTCAATGGTTATGCGATTACGAAGTATGATTAAATCTTTAACTAAGTATGAAGGGAAAGCAAATTTTAAATACATATTTGAAAAATTCGGAGATATGGATATTAATAGATATTTGAAAATATTAATAGATGATGGATACATTCGTTCGATCAGCGATTGTGATTATGAATATATAAAAAAGGATATAATATGAGGATTACGAAGCTTGATTTAGAGCCGTATACTGTTGATGATTGGATTAAGGCCATTTTACAAGATTCTGAGTTTGAAAGAGTAAAAGAAGGTGAAAATCAATGACCAAAAAGAAAATGCCAATAAATTCATGTTTCTGCGACTGCTCAAATTTCAAAGAAGCTCAGAACCTCGGCGATCCAGATATATGCACAGTAAATAACAGAATTGTATACTGTGACGAGGACTATAAAGACGGAACAAATATTCCGGTATGGTGTCCGAACCCTAATTCCGTGAAAGTGATTGAGAAGTGTTCTGAATGTAACAGGCAATGCGGATTTAAGGGGTATTGTTGGGAATTACATAGGATAGTTAACCTAGAATATATTGATAAGGATTGTCCTTTCGAAGATGCCGTTAAGGATTCTCGGGAATTTGGGTTCTGTTTTAAATAATATTTAATTCATTTTTGTAATACATAATTCCCTCAATTCGAACCCCCTACATTAACTTCTTTTTTGTATCCTCGTCTAATTCCTTCAATTCATGAGAAATAATTGATTGTGGGGGCTCTAAGTGGGTTGTAAGTGTATTGTATGACTGTTTGATATAAATTATATCCACAAGGTACATAATAATTAAAAAACTAGGTTTTCGATGAAAACTATGAAAACGTAGTAAACTATAAATATAAGGTTTGTGTATTATAGTATAGATCAAAGTAAAACGGACTTAACAAGAACCAAAGGAGAAATTAAACATGGAAATTCTTAACGAATGGAGACAGGCTTTTGAAGACAACTTTGACTACAAGATAACAGGAAACTGTGGATATCTTAAATTTATAGACGGTAAAAAATTTACATTCAAAACTGAAAATGGAATGAGAAAAGCTTTCAAGAACGCATGGAGTTATGCATTACACCATTTTGTTCATTTTAATCTTTACATGACTTACAGAGAAATCACGGGGAAATCACTCCTCGATAATTAATTTTTAGGTGATCTAATGCAAAAAGATAAAGTCTGTATCACTGATGGCCCAATACAAACTCGTGATAACCTTCACGAGTTCAAAACGGCATATAATAAAGCTCATCCACGTGATAGGATAAAGACGCTGGCTGATGCAATTGAGAAACTTATTGAAATTGCAACTGCTGAGGTTCCGAAATTGGAAGAATTGCTTTCACAGAAGAATGCAAAGATTTCAAATTTGGAGGGAAAAATCGAATGGATGAAACCTTTTATGAATGGATGTGCTCAGAAAGACGAGAAGATTATTGAGCTTGAAAATCAAATTCGAGAACAGAAAAAGAGAATAGAGGAACTTGAGAAGGTTAGAAAAATGATTGAAGGTGAAAATAAATGACTGAACAATTAAAACCCGGCCCAATAAAAGGCCCACACATCAGACAATCTCCCCTACTCGAAACATGGGAAATAAGAACCGGTGAGTATCTCGATAAGGACGGCTGGATATCTTGCAAAAATAAATATCCAATACCAGAAGATACTTTAAAACAGATAGCTATTGATTGGCTTATTAAAAATTGTAATGGTTGTGAAAATGGGTATACCATGGAGTTGAGAGGCAAAGCTAAAGACGGCAAACGAGAAAGATTTAAGTTATCTGTTATGAAGGATGGATTTGTAGAGGAGTAACCATGCTTAAAAAACTCAAACCCTACGCTATTATTGTCCTAATACTTTTAGCACTAATCTTTTTTAGATGGTGCTTGATGCAAGCTGCTAGTATCTTAGGAGGACTGAAATGAAAAAATATGAAGTATATGCAACCATAACAGCAAAAATCTATCTCGGTGAATACACCGCGAAAAACCGAATAGAAGCCGCAAAACTCGTCATAGAAGGTGCCGAACAGCTAAAGGCTGATTTATGCGTTGAAGGTCTTGAGGATGTTTCTGTGGTGCCTTATGACTCGGTGGAAGTGGAAGAGTAATCATGTCATCCGCTCCTGAATACGACGAAATCGAATTTTGTAAGGTGTTGAGATATTCGGTGAGGATTGATGGGATGGAGAAGAGGAAGGAAAAACAGAAAGATCGGTATATAAAAAGCTGAATGAGAAGTAATTATTTTTTAAAAAAGTTACTTTTAATTTGCCAAAAAAAACGGAGCTTACTTATTAATAAATTAGACCAGTGCATCATATAACTCATCCATCTTAGAAGTATGTGCCTCTCCCTTTTCCTGCAAATCATTAACAACGCTCTGACATTCATTTAAATATTCACTAAACAATTCTTTATTTTCTCCATCCTGGCTACTTAACCAACGCCATTCAATAACGGCTAACTGATTATTAGTAGATCTAAGCCTATACTCCGTAGGATCAGCTAAAGTATTACTCATTAGTGTGTGTACCTCAATTGCCTTGTTCGAAAATTCATCAAAGTTCTTTGCCTCTTCGATATACTGTTCAGTAACACTCTCACTTATCGGAGCGTGCACTATATCTGCCGCGCTGTATCCTCCGGAAAACGCAGACAGCACTAAAAAGATCGCAGTATACATCTGGATATAAGCATAATCATTCAGTTTAAACATCAGTGTCACCTTTTTTTTACATATATGATAACTCTTTTATCTTTACAAATTTTTGGAAATCTGATAAAATTACTCTCTGTGATAAAATAAGGTTTTCCCTTTTCATTGCCTTTAGTTTTCCTAACTTCTATCCATGTTTTTTTATTATGTAATAAATATTTTCCACATTCTATAATACCTTTATTTCGTGTGTTTTTTGGTTCAGTTATGTAAATCCGCAGTTCGTGACCTTGTAGTGTTGCAGGTAATCTATTAACTCGGCTTTTTTCAAGATTTAAAGATATTTCAAGTTTAAACCATTTATCATGTTCAAGCAGGTAATACTCACCTTCAACGGCTGAAACATTAATGTCATTCATGCAATCTCCTTTGATATATTTAGTGTAAACAATATATTTAGTGTTTGGTATTATTTTTAACATAGCTCGTTACTTAACGATTTTTAGACAGGCATTTTCATTTTTTTGTCGCTTGCCCGCCTCGCCCACTTGGGGGATTTAGGAGGCGTGTACTGAGTGAAACGAATAATATTTCGGGGAAATATAGCGACGTATTCTGAAAGATATCGGAGCGCATTTTGCCCTAAATATATGAGTGTAACGAAGTAACGAGTTTGATTCGAGGAAGCATACGCCCCGTTTCGTCCAGTGAGCTGGTAAATATCAGCCGGTTTTGGTGTTTTCTGCTTTTTGTGCTCAAAATGAGATGGAGACATATTAAGCCTCCGTTTGTTCTGAAAGTTCCTGAAAAGCTGGTTGATTTATTATATCCTGGTGATAATTTATTTGCCTATATTCTTCTACAATTTCTTCGAGCTTTTTTAAAAGTTTGCTACCATATGGATACACATATTCACCTACAAGAGAGTCTTTAGCATACATCATTTCCTTACATATTGCACCGGTTCCAGTAAATATAATATGTTTAAAACCTGCTTCTCTTGCTGCTTTTAACTTTGAATTCCACTTTTCCACAGTATGATTAGCCGAGTTTTCAACCTCTATACAAAGGAAATTCCCGCTTTCAAGATCCCACTTATCATAATGGTTTATTGTTGCTTGTGGGAGTTTGTGCAGGTTAATCCAGCCTGCAAGAATACAAACCGGAGAATAATGTTTGTAGCCTTCCACGCCTATTCTATCTTGTTTCTCTTCACCATCTACCGTTTGTTCATTAGCAAATTTGATTTTGTCGGTTCTGATTAGTGCGTATATTCTCCCGGTGGAAAGCGGATCTTGAACCCTGTAGTCTGTATATCCAGGATACGATTTATGCCCATCTGATCCGATTACCCAACTGTCTATAAAGAACCCTTCGTTTTCATATATATCTCTTACAGCTTCTTCTATCTCAAAACCTGTGCTCGTTGTTGCTTTTTCGGGTGGTATGACTTGGCCTCTTGTACTTTCGAATGTTGCATTTGCCGGCATCTCATCAACTTCAACGATAAACTTTGTACCTACTCTGTTTCGGAAGTAATGTCCGTGTCCTGAGCCTTTCCGCATAAGTCCAGTACGGTATTTTTCATCAATTTTGAAGGTACTCATATAGATATCAATATTCATTTCGTCAAGGTTGTCTAAAATAAACAGGTTTTTACAGTTTGCTTTGAGAGTGTCCATTAACCCTTTATCTTTAAGAGGGTGTTGCATACCGAACAAAGCTGTAATACCTGGTGCTCTTCCTTCTGTAAGACTTCTTTCCATGTATGGGACAATTTCAGGAGTTCTGGATAAGTTCTTAACCTCATCAAAGATTAACAGTGTACGCGGCCTTTCCTCACCATTTGCAGGTTTTGGGAAGTATAAACTGTTACAAGCTCCCATAATCTGAATGCTTATAGCACTTCTCAATCTGTCTGGAAGCTGGCTAATGTCGAAAAGCTGTAAGTGACTTTCGCCTAATGTCATATACTCGTGACTGTTAGCCCACCACCAGAGAGTACCACCAGGTTCAGCATTCATGGTGTTCATGATTAGGGCATCTACCGAAGCATCTTTGTAAAACTCAGAGTTTGGATTATTATAAACTTCTTTCCAGTACATTCTAAATTCATGTTCTGATGGCCAGGCTATAGCTCCTGGGACATCCCATTTTTCAGTATTTATAGGGTTTCCGTCGTTGTCGATTACACCCACTCGTTTATAGATATCAATTAAGAGGCTTGTTAATATTCCGGACTGCCTCTCATTTAGTCCTCCTATCCACGCGCTATGGATGTTCTGGACAACCTCAAACCAGTCATCCTTTGCTTTACGGTAAGATGCTGGATCAGTCCCCATATATGTTTTATCGTAGAATATAATAAGAGGATCTGGATTTACACCGTTTGCGCCCCACCTTGAAACACCGCCACCGTACTCATTGCAGAAATTAATATAATCTGTTCCGTCGTAATCTTCGTTTTTAGGTTCGATTAATTTGACGTGATAACCAAGAGCAAGAGCATGTGAGATCACAGTCAAAAACATCGTTGTTTTTCCTGCTCCCGGTGGTCCCACGACAATAGTATTTTCAGGGTTTTGTCTTGTAGGCAGGATCTTAATAGGCATCAAAGTCTCTGCGTCTGTACATATTATAGGGCCAGTTTTGGGGAAATCTGCATCTGGGTTTCTCATAGGCATCATTGACATTATAGTCCAGTTGTTGAGCGGCTGTAAAAACTCGGCCTTTATTTGGTTTGTTGGAAGTACAGCCTGTACAATCTCCCTCTGTGCAAACTGAGGAATTTCACATCTAACGCCACCGCGTAATAACTGAGCTCTTATTCTGGACACTACCCTATCCACTGTCTGCTTATCCGGCCCTGTAATTACAACCGGTACAGCGCACCAAGAATAATGGTCATCACCATTGTACACTACCTCTGTATGGGCCTGCATTTCCCTTTCTGCAACTTGGTTATATGTAATGTTCGCGGCTGTAGCATCTCCGTTTCGCACCTGTGTTTTCACAGTTGAAATCTTCTGATGAGTTTCTCTTAATTTTGTAGCTTCGACCTCTCTAGGAATTGTAATGAATTTATGACCAATTAGTACAGGTGTCTTTTCCTGCTTTGCAACCGTGAGGATCTTAGCCATTGTATCAATTTTATAATGTTTGTCGTATCCTTTCTGTAGAGGGTTTAACTTGTCCTGCCTACCAATAAGGATACCTTGAGCCAGTGTATACCTGTTAATCCAGACATAATAACCGTTCTCCGGACCTTCGGCCACCGGCTTCAAATCGTTGATACACGACAGGAATGCAATCTCCTGCTGAAGAAGTGCATAAGACTGATCAGTTATAATTCGATCATTCTGGGCTTTATTCTTCCGTTTTGAGAGATAAGATCTAATACTCATTTATATCCTTCCCGATAACCAGATTTCCTGTGAACATTCCATTTATGATATATGCCAAGTCTTCAGGGTCCTTCATCAATACCGTTTCAATGCCGATTTCATTAAGGGTAAGTTCAAATTCATCCCTAACTTTTCGCATGTTCTCGATGTGTTCATACTCATGAACAGCCGGAGGAAGACCAATATGAATAATAAATAAAGGTTCTTCAGTTCCTACCCGATTTTTGAATTTATTATATATGCTCCACAGTGCTTTTTCTCGAACTGGACTTAAATTCGACATCTTTAATTGTTCTTCTATGTCATCCATGATGTAGCTTGTATTATGTCCGGAAATCATAGTAGTGCTTACAAGATGATTAGGGCCTAGCGTACTAATTGCCTCTAAAAAGTTAGCAATTATTACCTCGTCAGTATCAGCAATTTTAGGCACTGCGAGCAAATTAAAACCGTGGTCTCCTTGATATGGATGAGTCAGTACCCATGAGTTCTCGTTACGTTTCTCAGTTGTGAGTCCGGTTTCCCTGTCAAAGTTTGTAATTCCGGTGAATGAAATAATTACATCCCGAGGATTAGCATAAAAGTGAAATCTACGAAAGACTATCCTTAAAATGGCTGCAATTACACGCTTGAATATGTTTCCGCTTAGTTCATTATTCGTGCCATATTTTGAGAAACTTTCAAGCCCTTTTGCAATTCGTATCTTAAATCTCGTATGTTCAATTGTATAATTTAGATTTTGTTGGTCTTTGGCGACATTATACCAAATCCCAAAAACTACTAACATTCCAATTAAATATAAGACGCATTTGAGCACACTAAACCAACTAATAAAATATTCACCTGCTTCCACAGAATATACGAATAAATTTCTGTATGCGGTCCATACGAACGATAAGAAGAGTATGCCATCCACTAGTAACATTGTATATAAACAAGCTTTCCAAGTGGACGATAGCCCATCCTTTACCGGGTCAACGACGTCCATCATTACATGAGGTTGATATTTTGTAGATCCGTTCATGGTTACACCCCTGATGCTTTTTTAATTTTTAGAACCGCATAAATAATCAATGCTGCAAATATAATGAAATTGAGAAAACCACCGGCTATAATCCCATCCGTGATAAACGTTGGATTGTTTCGCCACTGACTTGTAATAACTCCAAACGATGTAAATGTCATATTGATTACATCGCAGAAACAAAACAGTATGAAGGAACCCCACGAAACGTTTTCAATCTGCTTTGCAAATTCACGTTGCCCAGCCATGACAAGAAGATCTGTTATTATACAGATGATAAAAAGTAGTGTGCCAAAAGCATATACTCCATATTCACCAAATGAATTCTGAAATGAACCTACAAACATTGCAAGCCCTGTAATGCCAAGTATAACGATGTTATCAGTTTCTGGGGTTAAAACGCCTGAAGCTGGCTGTATTGCTGAAGCGTAAAGATAGTTACGTAGTAATATAATGAAGATGTAACAAACGAAATAGATAACCGGTCTGGTGGATACCCATACACATGTTGCGTGAACTCTATTCTCATTATACGGCACATACTCGCCGCTGATACTTCTTTTCCAGTCCCCATATTTTTCAGGATGCTTCTTTTGAGTTAAGGATATTAGATTAGATCCAAGTATAGCAAATATTGAGATTAAAAATAAGAACCCACCAGTTGCTAGTTGAATTGGAGCTACTAACGGATGGGAAAAAGGATCTAACTCCCTAACTTGTATGTCGTATGTTACAGATCCGTTTTCTTCGGTATTGAGATCAGTTTCAAAAATATTTACTGCCCCTGAGAAAAGAGAATCTATTATCAAGTTTGTAAAACCTTTAAGCGCGTTCTCTCCGGCTGTTTGCAGCATTGTTATTACGCTGTCATCATCTTCTTTCTTCGTTTCCGTTGTGTGATTTACACTATTGTTATTTACACTACTGGTATTTTTTTTAGAAACTTCGAGATTTTCAGCAGTTATGTCCTTTCCGGTTGAATCGATAACTTTGAGGGTGCCCTTGTCCGATGCTATAGCCGGGGATATAATCACTGAAAATAAAATAAAAATTGAGAGAATGGCAATTATTTTTGTCATGTACCACACCCTCATGCAAAAAGCATCACTGCAAAAACTATTGCACAAATAAACAAAGCGCCTTCGACAAACTCTTCAGTATATGCTCTGTTAATCTGTTTAGAGTTTCGAATACCCTCTGCCGCTTTGTTAGGATTTTCATTTGTTGCAGCCTTACCGCCTTTGAAGACGTTCCATTGGATAACCACGATATATGTAACTAATACCAATATGACCAGCAACATAAGTACAGCGGCCACTATCCTCCAAGGTGGTAAAGATGTTGCCAAATCGATAGCAGTTCTCACACTAAAATCTTGAGAAATATCATAATCTTTGTTTCTGTCGTAACCTAAAAATTTATCATCAGATATGATTTTATCCATTAAATCATCTGAACCGGAACTAGAGTCTTTATTATCTTCTTTTTTATCATCGGCTTGTTTTACGTCATCGCCTTTCAATACTGTAATTGTATCCTTCGTTTCTTCTGCTGCTAATACTGGTGATATTGTAACCATGAAAACCAACAGAATAGCGCATATCAGTTTCAGCTTTTGGTTTGTATTCATGTATTTTCCCTCTTTAAAGAGTTGATTACTCCATATATTGTTTACACTGTATATAAACATATCCTGAATATGTAAACATTGGAATTAAAAAAAAGAAGATCACATCATATGTTTGATGGATCGTTTAATAAATAAAATAAATAATAATAGTGCAATAAAAAGTAAAATCATTGCAGGATGTATTTTCAGCGGGATAAAAGCAACTTCTTCAGTTTTCATAGTTGGAGTAAAAGAACCTCTCGGTGTCACACATTTTATTTTAATATCTTCTGCTGGCACGGTTCCGTTAAGTTTTAAAGCTCCATTTTCGTGTGTAAAATCGCCAGCCCAAACGTCAGTTGAAGTGAATATGACTTTTAGGCCGGATCTTTCGCCTATCATTAAAGTTCTATAAGCTGTTTTTCCATTGATAGTATATTCAACTTTTGAAACTCCTGAGAGCTCTTCAGATGGAATTTTAATCAATGTAAAGGTTTCTGTACCAATTGAGTGATATTCTATCATTCCTGTGGCTTCTGATGAAGAGTTTTTCATTCCTTCAGGGAGAATTACCGTATCATTCTGTCCAACTTGAGTATAGGTTTTCATGTTTAAAATGTCAAATATCGAGGAGAAAACATTCTCACTCAATTCTACTGAAGGCATATTGTCATATGAAACATTATCTGAAGATTCAGTAATATTTACACCATTTACAGAAGTACCCTCTCTTTCAACAACAGGAACCCCAATATATTTATTATCATGGATGTACAGGTTTGTAGATGGCGTTTTCCCTGCTGCGTCTATCCAGATTGAAGTTCTTCCACAATTGGCGAAGGTATTTTCATATACCTCTATATTAGTTGTATGATATGGCTTATCAGATCCCCCACCATGAGAATGCCCCTGGTCTCCCACTTGTAACCCGTTTTGACCTCCTTGATAAGCTCCATTTGAATTGTCACCCGTATAACTATAAAATAGATTTTTATATATTTTACAGTTTTGGCAATTGTCTAGCCTAGCGCAGTCACTTGTTATTCCGAAAATTTCATTTGAATACATTGCGCTGTAAAAACAACAAACATAAAAGATACTCGAATGCTGACAATTGGAAATAAAATTATTATAACAGAATACATTCTCTGAATAATATATATGAATTGCATCCGAAAATGCATCCTGGAATCTCATATCATGTATTTTTATATTGCGCCCAAAGTCGCTTGTAGTTCCTCTAAATTCCATTAAACGCTCTGCATTGTGGTCACCAGCGCCAGAGTTCGCGAAGTTTCTTGAGAGTTCGTCACAGTTTCCATCGACTGTGAAACCATATATTTCTACGTTTTTTAAAGAATTAGGCAGTTGACCGAAAACCCCGACGCCGTCAACAAAAAACTGAGTCGTTGATTTCGAGACTTTTACGACTGCATTAGAGTCACCTGTTAATTTTGTATTTGATCCAATCTTTATTTGACCATCTATAATAAATGGTCCGTTGTCCGATTTTAAGTAGACTGTTGATCCTGGATTGTTTGCAGCTTCTTGAAGAGCATTATTTATTATTTTTTGATCAGAACTACTGCCAGTTGAACTTATTGAGATATAGCCTGCACTAGCTGGGTGAATCATTATTAAAATAAGTAGTAATGTAATATAAAAAAAATATTTCATTGCTTTTTCTCGTGTTTAGTAACATAAGTCCATAGTTTACCAAATTTAATCATTGGGACTTCTTGTTTAACCATACCAAATCGATCTGCGATTTGTTGATAAGTTAATTTTCCTTCCCAAGCTAAGTTATAGATTTCTAAAATTTGCTCATTTGTATACTTAGCCATTGGGTTATTTTCTCCCCTATTGGCATCTGGATTTAAAACATTTATATATTCAGCATTGTATTTTCTATCACACCATTCTAAGTTTTCGACTCTGTTATCAGTTTTTACCCCGTTCTTATGATTGATTTCTTCGTAATTATTAGGGTTTGGAATGAACGTCTTTGCAACTAATCGATGGACTCGAACCCCTTTCCTTTTACCATCCCCTAACCATATCCTAGCTACTGAATATCCAGTACGTTCTTTAAATGGAGCTACAACTTTCCACCGTTTGTTTTTGTAAAAATGCATTAGTCTTCCCGCAGTTGAAATTTTATAAATACCTTCGAATCCCTCTAGTTCGTCCCACGTTTCACATTGAATACTATTAGTAGATGATGGGGTTAACATACTCATAATAAGTAATATGGGTTTAGAAACATTTAAATGTTTTCACAGTATTTATAGAAATACTAATTTTGTAAACAATTGAGGTAATAAAATGAAGAAAATAATAAAAATATCCATAATACTACTCCTTTGCGCAATCATCGGAGTAACATTAACAACCGCAACGAGTAACGATAAACTACCTACAAAAACAGAATTAACCGACTTTGTAACAGAGATGAAAGGCTCTTCAGCATCTGACATGTTTGAAAAGGTAAAAGATACTCATCCTGATTGGAACGCGGATTTAATATGCTCAGGAAGCAATGAAGCAGTTGCATTGTATTATACTGATTCAAACTCGAAAGGATTTAGTAGCATTTACGTGAAAGATGGGAAAATTGTCAGTCCAGGGGATTTGAAAGGTTATGCTATGAAAGACAAATATATTGGAAAAATTGAAGACTCAAAGAATACAACCGAAGATAACACAAGCACCCAACCAACAGATAATAGTACTGTAATCAAAGATGATGAAACCGAAAAGAACTCAGATCACACATATAAAGACTTCACAACGGCACTTAATAACTATGATGGAAAGACGGACTGTACAAGTAAAAGCTGTGCACAGTCTCTAAGCGACTATTTTAAAGATAAAGGATATAGCACAGAAGTAAAATATTGTGTAGCTGTGACAACATCAGACGAAGGCACAGTATATGTAGTCTTGGGGGTTTAAACTTGAAACTTATCCCCTTCATCTCCCTATTTTTTGTCCTTCTCCTTGCAAATACAAGTATGGCTGCAAGTGTGACCCCCGAAAAGTACCAGGTGACTGAAGTAATGAATAACTATGGCCTGGACAACCAGAATAATTCTTACCAGCTCGCATGTGAAATCGGTCAATATGTCTCTGAAGAATACGGCTGGAATTGCGATATCAGACAGCTTAATTTTACGAAACATGCTCCGATATACCTAAATGTCTTCTATCCAGCAGCCCCCAACCAGAAAGGATATAAAGCTTATTACGGATGGTTTGGCCCTCAGAAGAAAGAGGTAACAGGCTTCTGGGGCAAAGATAAGAGAATGTATTATACAGATTGGTATGAGCCAGGGAAGGGTAATTGTGCTATAGATGGTGTATGCTCATTTGGCATTGTAAAAAGTTATTTTGGGAATGTTACAGAAGAGTATATTATTGAGCCTGTTGTGATTGATGAAGAGAATAATACTACACCGGAAGACGTTCCCGTGGTCTCTGTGAATGTTTCCGATATTGAAGAGATAGCTGTTATCAATTCGAGTAATAGTACTGTTCAAACTGTCGATTTAAAGGATGATAATATCACAAATGTGATAGATAATTCTACTAATGCGGTTAATAATCAGGGAATTATAGGTACGATTGAGCAGTATTGGTTTGATTTTAAGAACGCAAATTTGAATAATGTTACGTTAAATTTTTGGGGAAATTGATCCCCTACTTTTTTTACAGCCATCCCCATCCAATATTTACTTTATTCCCACTATATTTATTCCCTGTAAATGTACTCAGTCGTCCTGGACTCTCATCATATCCGTTCAAATACACCCCATAATTACAATTTTTAAATGTGCATCCCGTAACCGTTGGTATTGGTGCAAGTTCGTGAATGTAAAGCCCATATTTTGAGTTTGAGACTGTCGTCCCCCTAATTGTAGAAAACGACATATCTCCTAACCAGATTGTACCACCCTTAATCTGATTGTTAATTATGTCTGCGCTTCCGGTTCCACCATTAAGAGAGATCCCGCAATTATAAAAATAGTTATTACGGATGAGTCCACCGCCTGCGAAATTCGAGTTAACTCCGTTTTTATATATGGCGAAGCCGTTAATTGTTCCCCACCCGCCATAATATTCGAAGCCATCAACTTTTGGGTATTTTGTGCCTAGAATCTTAATGTTGCCTTTTGTGATTTTTACATATTCGTGATATGTTCCTGGTGATACTGTGATTGTATCATCATCATGAGCTGCATTCATGGCTTTTTGGATGGTTTTATACTGCCCTGGAACTTTCAGGGTTGCTGCACTGGCTACGCTTGCTAAGAGAAGCGAGATTATCAGGATTAGAGTTAATTTTGATAGTTTGTTCATGGTTTGTACTCCTTTACTGGTTAAATGTGGGAAGATAATTTAAAAGTATCTTAATGGCAAAATGTATTAAAAAAAGATTCGGTGGAACCAACCCACCCAGATTATTAATATATATTTATGAATTATACTCCATTTGAATAATAGTATGAATCGTTTGTTTAACATATGATGCTTTTTTATCAAACAATTCAACAAATGCATTAAGCTCTATGAGGGCTTCTTCATCTCCTATTTTTTGAGAAATGTTATCATTAATGATATCTTCCAATGATTCAATATGCCCTTTTACCTGTGACAACTGCGTACTAAGTAGTTTATACATACCTTCTTTTATTATTTGATCCATAATTTAACCACCCCTATTTACTATTTTAGCAAACTTCGAACTTATTTCAAAATTCAATTTTGCCGCTGGAATCACTAATTTTAAATAGTTCTCACCTTCATCAAGAATGACTACTCCGCTTCCTGATGGTACTACAGCGTTTGTTTCTGACCAGTGGGTGAGGTCTAAAGATTGACCTTGATAATCTTGGGGGTAGATTATAGGGAGTATTATAGTATCACAACCTAAACTTTTCTTTCATCTCCACGGTGTACCCTCTTCTTCATAGTCCCCCCTAAATGGACAAGAGATCGGAGGATCCTGGATTCCAGATTTTAATTCACATGACCAGTCTGGATGACAACTATCACAAAACAAAATTCCCTCTCTATTTCTCCGTTCTTGGAGAAGTTCATCCAAAAACATAGCGTCTACGGTTGGAAGAGTTTCATTTAATTCAAGTTCTTTTAGTTCCCCGATTAAAGAATATAGCTCTTTTATCGAAAGATCAGATGGTATTATTTCAACATCACTCATCTTAAATTCCTTCTTTAACCCATTTTTCAGTATCAATATCCATACAATACCCTTCTTTTACGGCAGCATCAACGAGATCATCAAGTTCTTTAGTAGCTTCATATAGCCTCAATTTTAGGTCTGCTCGCTTCTTTTCTAGTTGAATATATTTTTCATTTAGGTCTTTGAGTTCCATTTAATTTCCTCCTATTCAAAGCCTAAACTTTTCTTTCATCTCTGCCTTATACTCTTCAACCAGCTCCACCAAGCTTCTGAAATCTGACCTTCCAGCAGCAGCCCTTAAAGTCAACTTCCCGAGAAAGAGCCTATCTGAAACTTCTCTCATTGCGCTTTCGAATGTATTCATATAACTTACTCTGTTTTTGATTTCCCCTCCTGATACGAGATAAGACATTGAGTCTTTTGTGACTGTTACGCCTTCAATTTCTAAGATGGTTATCGATGTTTTCTTTGGCTTTGGCTGTTCTGCTGATGTAAAATCTTTGATACATTCTGTTTCCATAGTAGTTAATAAGAGGGCAAAGTATTTATAACTTACCATGTAATATTACATGTGATGCTAAAGAAAAAATCATATACAAGAAAAATAACAGTCCGTAAAAGAGGCTCAACACTTTTAGAGATACCGGCTGATATTAGGGACGAGCTTAACTTAAAACATTTGGATGAGGTGGAGCTTAGGACAGTTGGGGATGACAGGATATTGATTACGAAGAAAAAGAAGGAGGAAAACTAATGCCACAAATAATAATCGAACTCGACGACGCTCATTATTGGAGATATAAATACATCGCAGGCACGCTTGAAAAGACAGTTGAAGAATATGCAAAACAGCAAATTGAGAACATTGCTGATACATTTTATGAGCCAGTAAAGGAAATGAACTCTTCTAAAGACTGTAATTTAGTTATGGAGTGATTTAAAATGAAGAAATCTGAAATTGAACAATTGTTTATTGGTGCAACGATTACTGATATTACATTTACTAAAACGGTGTTTGGAATTAATATTGATGAGGTATATGTTACCCTTACAGATGGAACTGAAACTAGTTTGTATGGAACGGCTGTAGAATCAATAGGTGCTATGGAAATAAATGATATTGAGGAAGATAAATGAGTTGATTTCATTCGAGATTTTGATCCTGAAACTGAGGTTATAGAGGTTATTAGGAGGAAAAAATAATGTCAGAAGAAACATTTTCAGACCTAATCAAAAAAAGCGGCCAGCAAATCCACGATGAATTTATGAAAAATAATTTAAAAAACGATCCTCAGTGGAGGAAAGTTCGATTTAATGATATTAAAAAGAAACATCACGTAGAGACAGCATGTTTAACAAAAGAGCCTCCAAAAGTATCATTTACAATCTGGCAGAGTTGTTTTCTTTCAAATTATTTTGAGTATGTTGGAAATCCAGCTCAAAAATGTTGGGATTTTGAAAAGTGTTCTATGAGATCTGAGAATTTCATGTATGATTTGCTCGATGCTGGAATTATTACTGAAGAGGGGGAAGTAAATTATGAAGTTCTGTGTGGAGTGGATAACAAATGACCAGATTTAAAATATTTGCACCATCTGGAATTGAAGTATGTACGATTGTAGCTGAATCTAGAATAATAACAGCTACTGAAACATCGTTTTATGATTATAATGCTTCAATTGTGTTCCATGAAAAGGCGATATGTGAAATACCTAAAGGATGGGTATCGATTCCAGAAAATGTAATTGTAAATAATAAACCGGTTAAGGTCCTAAGTTTTGAGGAAGCTGTAGAAAATAGTCAAAGATTCTTTGAGGGAAAGGAAATATGAGCCAAATCGAAATACACCACATAGAAACATGTCAGGGGCAATTATATTTTAGCAAATTGCCATTTTTAGATCCTCATGAGATTGAAGAATTTAACAAAATCGGATACACCGGAAAGAATTCAAAGGGCGAAAGTGAAACATATACGCACTATTTAAACAGTTTGGATAAAGGAGAATTTGTCGTCGAGTGTACTAAGTTTGATTCGGGGGATTTCTGTGAGAAGTTCACAATAGTGAGAGTGGTTTAAATGACGGAAAGACGAAAACTCAACAATGTATACATGATACCATACACTCTCGGAGTAGTCACAATCCGGGGAGAAATTGGAAGTGGAAAAACGAGAGAAGATGTGCTGCTGCAAAAGCACGCTGATATCAAAGGCGATGATTTCATGACTTGGTGGCACAGGAGAGGTGGACAGTGGAGTAAATTGAAAGAGTTTGTGGAGGAATAAACAATGGTTACACTAAAAACACTATTGGCCTATGAAAAATTACACAATATAGTTGAAGAGTTTCTACGAAAGAAAGTCACTGAATATAAAAACGCGGAGTATGGAGAACCAATCTATAGTACATATGGAAGCCCTGCCCCAGTATTTAGAGAGTTTGAAATTGAGGAACGTAGTCAGTATATAAATGGATCATGGGTAAAAATAGGAAAGAATATCACAATTTCATTTGGTTATAATTGTGACCTTGAAATTGATAGTTATACCTTGCCATTGGAAATATTATTTAATGACGATTTTTATATGAAAATTAAATCCGTATTTGATGAGAAGAAAAAGAAGGCAGAAGAAGAAGAGCAGGAAACTGAAAAAAAAATTGTATGAGCGATTGAAGGCAAAATACGAGGGTGAAAAATGACAGATCAAGAGTATATAAAAATGATTTATTCCAGAGCTAGGGAATATTACAAAGGTATGATCTATGCATTTGAGGTGGTGAAGAGAATATTAGAAGGTGACGAAAAATGAACGGAAAACACCATTTCAGCTTCAATCTTTACATCCTCATAATTCTCTTCGCTGTCCTCTGGCACTACTTACATTATTCCATAATTTATCTTGAAAGGTGTGGATTTTGGTACCTGATAGTGACCATATACACTAATCCAGATGCTGACATGCATTCGGAACCGTCTAATAACCTTGGAATCTTCAAGTATATATTCCTACCATTAGAACATAGAGGGATATCACATAATCCGTTTGCCTGGTGTGTTCTTGGGATCCTATTTGGATATTTAGGGTATGTTCCAGAGGGTGTTGGGTTATTCGTGGCTGCGATTGCTCATATTATTACTGATTGGTTTAGTACAGGAGTTAAGAGGGTGTTGCCGAAATGGATTTGGAAAAGAATTGAGAAGGTGTTTTAAAATGCTAGATGTTGAATCACTTACAGGCACAGAGTTATTCATATTAAGAGAAGGGCTTAAACAAGTCTCGACTTATTATAATGATGAGTTTATAAATACAACTGCTGAATTAAGAGATGCTGTGGATAATGAGTATCAAAGAAGGAAAATGATGAGTATTACATATAGAAATGGAAAGGTATAGAATATTTAATAATAAGTTACCAGGGAAATTAAGAGCAGGATGGAAACTATGACTGAAGAAAAACCAATCGCCTGGGAATTAGACCCTCCTCATGTTTCAATCTTTGGTAATGTACTGGATGATAAAATAAAAGGACATCGTAAATTAAGGAGTAAAATTGAAGAATTGTATGAGACGGAGGACTCAAAATGACTGAAGAATCTTACTACCCAAAACCCGTAAAAGACCCAAAAAAAGTTCTTGAAGGCGGAACATATCTTGAACGATTTAATGAACGTCCTCCTATGTTTTACAAGTCGATTTTGGATATTAAAAGAGAGTCTGATACTTATGTAGATGGAAAATGGATAGGGAGAAGAATATGGGGACCATGAGTCTTAGAGAAGCACGTGAACGGCCTGTGTATTTATAGTGGGTTGCTTGTATTGAAAGGAAAATGGAGTTTTTAAGGAGGGATACAAAATGACTAAAAAAGGAAGGGAGTATGACTTATTAGTAAGCATCATGTCAAGATATGGGGCATCTGCTGAAGATGGAATCGATACTGATTGGGTAAATGCTGATCCTGCGAATAATCTTATAGATACTGAACCTGTTGCATGTGGAAGCGCAAGAAGTATTATAAAATATTTATTAACCAACGATCCTTTGTTAAAAGGGTACAAACTCGTCAAATCAAAATAAGTAATTAAATCATCAATATATTATTAATTTACTATTTTAAGATTGTTTATATAATTAAATTCTATATCCTCACATACCCCTATAAAACAAGCATCAATTGACATTATTGTTTGTAGCTATGTGTTTCTTACTATTTTTTTACATTTCTAGGTGGACTTATCGATGTAAACATGACTATTCTTATATGTTATAGAATGGTTGGGTTTAGAAACATATAGCTAAAAACAGATTGATTTTTTGCGAGTAACACGAATTTTTCAATGTATTTTAGATAACATACTAATTTTAATAATGTTTTGTTTTCTGTGTTACTAACTTTAGAATAATTACTAACTATGTCCTTGAAGCTAATTACTGTAAGTTATATTGATCGTGGGTATGTTTCGAGTGGATACTTATAGACTATGTGAATACACGATAAAGCATAAACTATTTATAGTTAGTGCCCTATTACTATATATTAAATTGCTACATAAAAAGGTGATATCTTGTTTAAATTTACACCAGATGAAATTGAAAGAATGGAACAAATGATAGACGAGTTCTCGAATGATGATAGGCGGCCATTCCTTAGTGGCACTGAAATAGATGTGCGAAACATTGAGTTAAGTAATTCTCGTAATTACAATCTAAAGTATGAAATTAAATTCAGTATCGAAGCTGTGGATGAGGAAGACGAATAAATGCCCCGCCCAAAGTCCCTAAAAGAAATTCCCCTAATACCAGGGGAGAACATCATAAAATCAGATGAATTTGAAATCGGATTTACTGGAAAGGTAGATCTTGAGGGGAGAATCCCGAAGGTAGGGAAAGAGTATTCTGAGAGAGAGGTATGGATTTTTGTTAAGAAGGATAGGGAGGAGCTTGCTGAGTGTATTTTAGGGGAAATTCAAGAAAATGAAGGGAAGTGAATAAATGAATCAAGTATATGAAACCCCAACAATTCACCATCTAGACCTCATGAAACATGCTTTGGGTCTAGACCAAACGAAATCAAAACCGAAACGTGGTAAGTATACCGCCTATAGAAATTATTATTGTTCGTTTGGCAAGAATGCCGATTGGGAAACACTTGTTGAAAATGGCCTGGCTACATCACGTGAAGGTAATCCTGAAATATACCCTTCGTCGGTGTTTTATTATGTATCTGAGGATGGGATGAAGTTTATAGGGGACGTTTTGGGGTTTAAAATTGTGGAAGGAGATTGAAATAAATGAACTGCGATTCAGACTGTGAAAACTACCCAATTGAAAAGTACATACCGTGTATGAAAGATTTTGAAGAGTTTGAACGTCAACAAATTATTGAACAATCTAAAGAAATTGCAATGTGTTATGAGGGTGTGATAAAATATGAAAACCGAAGACCATGACATAACCTGCCCCGTGTGTGGCTCAAACAACTGGAAACTGTTTAGATGGAATGTTGATCCAAATGGAGACCCTAAAGATTATATAGGCGGGTTTCGTGTTGCCTGTGCTAATGGATGTTATGTGGATAATGTAAATATCGTTCATAAAACGGACACTTCTTTTGATGTGATACAGACGGCTTTTAAGTTGATAGATCATGATCGAAAAGGAACCCATTGCTTGCGCAATAGTGGCTGTTTGGAGAAAAGCACCGGAAAGTGATAATAAATGATACCGTCAACGATTAACCCCGATCTATACGCCCGCCTGCCGCCTGACAAAAAAGAAGAATACAAAGCTCTGTTTCCTGATCCTGCAAAAATAAGATATCCAGTGTATACACCTGTTGGGTGGGCTTGGTGTGATAATGAATTTTTTATTATTCCAGGATATGCTATCGAGATCTTCTTTTTTACCTGTTGCATCTATCATCAATATCTTTCCTCGGTTAATTTTCTATCCAGGGCCTCAGCGCATATCTGAGACTTCTTATCCCATTTAATATAATTACATTCAACGCATACCCAGGCAAACGACTTATACGGCTGCGTTCCTTTTACTTTGTTATATTTTCTTATGGATGCCCTGTTTAGATCTTGTTTGCAATGTGGGCAGATAGGACGCTGTGTTTTGCCCTGACCTTTTCTCCGGATGGGTTTAATAATTAAAGAACATTCTTCTGCTTTTTTAATGTCGTTTGTGATAAATTAATCATCTCCTAAAAAATCACATAGTTGTGTCAAATTCTCTCGTTCATCAAACCATTGCATGCCATCCCAATCTAAACCATATTTTTCTTTCATGAGCATTTTGATTACTATATGTTTATCCGTAGGATAACGAGGTATTTCGTTATCTTGCGTGTAACAATCGTATAAATATATAAAAGCCCGAGCACCCAATCCAAATAAATTTAATAAATCGTCTATGTCTGGAACTAATCTATAATAATTTAATCCGGCAGCTACACACATTTTATAGTATTCAGACATTGAGTCACATTTTTTCATATATACCTCACAAAAAAGGATTAACCACAGTAGTGGTAATATCCCTTAGAGTAAATTCCCCATGATTTCCCCTTAGCATCTGTAGTGATTTCTACACCACCGTGATAAAAGATAAATGCAGCAGCAGTAATTATTGCATCTGGTTTTGTAGTTACAAGAGTCGATGAGGGATTTTTCCAGTTTTCTTTATTCTGGATTTTGTCCATTGTCTCTTTGAGAATCTCGCGGACATCAGAAGCTTTCATGGCTTCGTTTGTCATTGCAATTGCTCTTTTTCGGACAAGGGGGACAGATTTGTGTCTGTAGATTCCATCGACATCCAGTACAAAGTTTTTTTGTGGTGCTTCGGTAGCAATCATGGTTAGGTACTCCGTTGGTCACTCGACCTTTTACAATACATAATAAGCTTTCAAAGTATATATAACTAACTGTTTAGTATGCTAAAAAGTAATTAATTAAAATTTGCTCAAATATATTAATTTATTATTTTGAGATTGTTTTTATAATTATATTCATTCGCTTAGCCATTAGATATCAAAACGTTATCAATCGGCTTACTTAATACAGCCTATATGTTTCTCATATTAATTTTGCTTTGAAGTGTGGGATAATCGAAGTAGAAAAGATATAAAAAATATAAGTGTACAACTTTATACAGTAATGTATCAATTTAAGGATGTACAGGTTTTGTACATTAACCTCATTAAACTAATAATATACTATTGTATGAAATAAAATTAAAGTTTAATGTACTATTATGTTCATTGGCGTTAGGCTATCGGTTTTGATATATGTTAACCAAAATAAAAATAAATTCTAAATTTTGTGTTTTCAATATCGATTTTTACCCTAAGAATCTGCTATGTTTTTGTGAACAAAATCGTTCTACATCATATAGGAATATTAAGAATGCTGCCGATTGCATACATATTAAGTGCAAAATCATATTGAGAAAAGCCTATTTACTGGAAATTGCGCCCGCCGTTTGTGTTTTTACTGATATTGATTTCATTTTTGCTAGTTAACCTCGGTTTTGGGTTTAGTTGTTGTTACCTGATTGTACATTGATGTACTTTGTTGTGCACTTAATATTTTTTGGTATCGTGTCATATCTTCTTAGGTTTGTCCCAATACGGGCTCTTGCATTCCGGACATACTGTAGGCTCGGTTTTCTTTCGTTTTATCCACGTATGCCCGCACCTTTCACATTTATAGCCGTCAACCGTAAGCTTTAGTTTCGCCATGTTATACGAAACGTATAAATACATATAATGCCATATACCTTACTATGTCAGATGAAGATTTGACCACTATATCACTCAAGAAAGGAACCCGAGATCGCCTTAAAAAATACGGTGCCAAAGGTGAATCATGGGATGAGCTTGTAAATCGAATATTGGATGAGAAAGAAGGAAAGGAGTTGTAACAATGCTAAAGAAACTAGACTTTTACTATGACAAAGAAGACCATGAACAGATCGACATCTCGGATGAGAAAATTTACTGGGATACTCAGAAGAATCAATTCCGACACAAATTTGAATGCTGTGAAAGTGGAAAATAAAGGAGATTAAATCGTGAATCTCTACGATAAAGTACGAACAAACAAACATTGGAATGCAAATAATGAGCCAATACACGGAAAGATTACGAAGATAATCCCGTCTCGTGGAATGGATCTTCCAATTGTGGAACTTAATTATGGAAGATATCGACTTAATGAATTCTGGTTGGAGTTGGAATAATGGTATGGCCCCCAACAAACCGAAGATATGAATTTGGCAATCACTGTACAGCCATAGATGAAGGCAGAACCTGTAACAAAGAGTTTGACTGCGGAAACTGTAAGCTTGCTTGGGAAACATATAAAAAATACCTGGAAGGGGACAATTGGAGAAGCTTTGTAATACCATTCATAGACAGCCCTAAACATGGAATAGCAGCTTGCAGAAACGAGATGTTCACGATTGCTAAAGTAAATAGTATTGAAGATCTTTTTAAGAGGTTTACGCTTAAAGGAGTTCCATTTGAGCCGATTGAAAATATGGATTCTGATGATATGAGACTCACCTATCCTTATTGGTATGCTTTGAAAACTCTTGATGATTTAGGGGAGCCGTTGTCATACAAAGGAGGAAAGGATATTCCGTTGATTGTAGAGTATGTTGATTGTGTTTATGTGGTGGCTCCTGTGACGGAGTGTGATTAAATAAATGGACTTATTCGATGAAGTATTCCAATATTTAAAAACCATATCACCTGAAATGTTAGTGACTCATGACGGAGATCTCAAACGATTCATACTTACTAAACCGAAGTCACTCGGTGTTGAAAATGATCTTAATACCATATTAAAGAAGCACCATTTCAATGGGAAGCTGACTATTAAAGAGCGTGATGGATATCTAAATGTCATCTATTGTTTTGAGTCCGGATTGGATGATCCTGAGTTAATGAAATATTTTAAGGAGCTTGAAGAACATGAAAAGTAATATACTATTAGGATATGCACTCTTCGGAATCTGTTCTATTTTTTTTATAGCTCAGGCATACCTTGCATTACACGGGCATGTAATAAGTTATTTTGGGGCATTCGTTGCGGTGGTGTGTGGATGGACTATATTAAAATCTATTAAAAAATTAGAGAGTGTGTAAATTAGAGGAGTTGAAATAAAAATGTCAAAAAAAATATACTCAGTTAGTAAACTCGAATTGTTAAAATATAAACTTAAAAAAATAGTATTTATCAAAAATGAAAATCGTTGGGGTGCGCACCGGTATAAGTTCTGGGGCTGTAATTATAGTAAATCAATAACTATAGATAACGTTGTTGAGATCAAAAATCCAACCGAGTTTGAGTGGAAAATAACATATAAACAACCACCTGCTGGACTTAGGAGAGTTCATTTGTATGATTGTGTTATGATGTGATTGAAAATAGGAGTTGAAATAAAATGTTACGAACTTCGCCAGCCTGCAATCACGCTGAAACCCCTTCAAAATGTGATAAAAACAGAAAGAGATGCACTGGAGTAACTTGTAAAGATTTTGAATTGAGAATGGGAGATGAAAGGGAGGTGAAATAAAATGAAACAACTTTATTTTGATGCAGAAACCGGAATTCAATCTTATGCAAATTCTAAAGATGAACTACCAAGTGGAAAATGGTACTCCGTAGAAGACTATCATTTTCCTGTATATGATATTGATAGCAATTATTTAGGGTTTGTTCATTGGGACCAGTTTGTATATAAAAATCAAGTTTAAGAGAAGTGATAAATAATGTCACAAGTTGGCTGCAAAAGCACTAAAAAAGATGATACATTCCCAATTCAATATTGTGAAAATTGCGGATGTAACAGGGATTTTATAAGTTGTAGAAGTCATTTACGTGAATGAGAAAGGGAAATATTTTACAAGGAGTTATAAAAATGTTAGACATTCAAAAATTAACCAATGAAGAACTCGGATTACTCCATCTCGGACTATCACGATTAATCGAAGAATCGTTAGACGAAAATGATAAAATGCTACGTCTTCAGATGGTAGGCGAGCTTGACAAAGAAAAGAAGATCCGAGACGAAAATGGATTACAAAAAACGTTGGAAAATGTACATAAGATATGTGAGATGACCGGAATGGATGAATCGAAATTGAGGGAGGAAGTTATAAGGGTATATAAAGAAACGCATCCAAATAAGCAGGTGAATCTAAAATGAACATTGAAATAATTCAAAATCCAGATAAAAGTATAACACTTTCAGGGAGCTTCGCTGAATATGAAATCTGTAATATATATTGCAATGCCTCCAAAAGTGACAGAAATAACTTAAATATGATGAAAGACCTTGCAGAAAGTTCTAAGCGAATGTCTGATTACTTGATGTGGATTTCTGAGTTAGTTAGGGTAAATGAATGTATTGCATATCTAAAAAAGGTTGAGAAAAATCAAAGATTTACTTTAATCCTTTTTTAAAAATGGTGGTAAATTATACCACCTGCGCAGACCAACTAACCACTGTATCTGTTTCTGGCGCGGTTGAAGAGTGGATAGTCATTTCGGTAGCTGTTATTGATGCAGGATCTACCCAACAACTACCAACGTTTCCAAATGGGGTTACGTTTATTCTCGTTGGGGTGGATGCTAGACTGTGTGATATTGTTACTGATGTTTGGGAGGCTGTTATTGTTGCTGTTCCGGTGTTTTCGGTTGTATAGCCAGGATTGTCTTTTATGATATTAGATGTTCCACCTAAATTAATTTTTAAACCGGTCATTCCGGTTATAACATTATTTATAACTGTATTCGAATGACTATTTGAGTCTGTGTATATCCCTCCTCCCCTGTTATGAGATGTGTCGTCGATTATATTATTTGATATTAATGCATTTTGAATATTTGTGATATAAATACCATACCCCTCGGTGTTTAAGACATTGCAGTTTATAATAGAGTTTTTTCTAATTTTTAATTGATTGTTGCTCGATAAAGCTTCATATGATATGTTAATACCAGTGCGATTTGCGGAATCTATATAGTTAGAACTTATGTCAATAATAGATGAATTTGCAGATGAAACCAATATATATACACCCATATTTGGGCCTAAAATATAGTTATTAGAAAAAATTAGTTTATCTATTTTTGTATATCCTAAATATATTCCATATCTTTGAGCACCAGATACCGAAACATATGGTAATATTATATTATTATGAATATAAAACGTTTTAATGTTTTGATCAAGTTGTCCAGAAGTGCTATTCATATAACTAAAAGAACCATTGAATATTATATTATTATATACATATTTTTCAGAATTTTGGATAGATCCGCGTTTTGTAATAGCGGTTCCATTATAAATTGTATTATTATAAAAATTTGATATTAATGTGCCATCATTAAATGCCGCGTTTGTGCCAGATTGATGAATCTCATTATCGTGAACTATATAATTAAGTGTCGATGGGTGTGCATCTATTGTAGCTGATAATTCAGATCCGTACAGTACATTGTCTCTAATTATAATATCTCTATTAACTCCGTAATTTGCCGTATTGCCAGACATGACTGTATGTCTACATTCTCGAATATCACAATTATTAACAAGTATATTTGCGCAAGCATCATAAATAGATACACCGTATCCGTATCCATCCCGGTTGGAATTGCGGATATTACAGTTATCAATTTTTATATTAACACATCGTTGGAGTTGGACAGCAGCAGTACCATTTTTCTGAAAAAACGAATCTTTTATAATAGAATTTTTACAGAATTGAAACTTTACACCAATATGTGCATCACTTGATGATAGGTTTAGAAACGTTCCACCGTTTAAATATACCGTGGGGGCATGATATATTTTAGCGGTTGCTATATCTGATAAAGTGTATGCGCGAACTAATCCTCTATCTAGTGTAACTGTATTGCTAGATATAGCCGTGATTAGATATGATTCTCCAGTCAATAAATCTGGATAATCGAGTGGACACCATTGAATATTATTATATAACGAAATTATATCTCCAACTAGAACTCCCGTGATATCTGTGAGTGTTATTGTTTTTGTATTTATGGCAGAATCAGCAGATAGTGTTGTAGTTAAAACTAATTCTCCTGAAAATATAAACATTGGTTCTGATGAGGATATATTTTGAAACGTTGCGCCGGTTGCATCGATGTATATAGATTTCCCAGTAATTGAAATCGGATTAATGTTGTATGTACCTGGAGATATATTTATAGTTTCGTTTCCGTTTAATGAGTTTAGTGCCGCTTGTATACACTCATCATCTGAATCATACTTTGAACATATAAAATCAGCATCCCCCTTAACACCATCTTTACACACAGTAACAACATTTTTAAACTGCTTTCTTAAATCAGGAAGGTCACCCCATAAAGACTCACCATCACCAATCTTAGTAGCACCAGTATCAGTATCAAGTACGATCTGCCCACTCAAAAAAGGATCAGTCAACGCTGTCAAATTTGCCGTAGTATCTCTTGCGACCTGCACAGGAACATTCTCAAGATCAAAAGTGCCTGCAATATACCCTAGAGAACTCCAAGCAGTTACACCATCGCCAATTTTCATTCTGTGAGTATCAGTTTCAACTCCAAGTTCCCCCAATTTTAGAACAGGAGAAGGAGTCTTTGCAGCCCATTCAGCAGCAGTGCCCCTTCGCGGTTGAACAATGTCTTTTGGAGGCATTAAGGCGTGCCTCCGTCAATCATGTTCCATCCTATGATTATTTGTAGCTTATCAGTATTTGTCATTCCAGCAGTTTCAATGTAGGTGATTACTCCACTTGAGATTGAAATATCAATACCGTTCTCATTAAGGAGAGCACGACGTTTTCTAGGCTCCCTATAATCATATATTCCCGCGCCAATAGTCAAATTAAAAATAGAAAGAATTTCCTCGATTTTCAGGTCAGAATAAGCAGCACCGAGAGTGATAGTTTTTGCAGAGGCATTAAGGGTGTAGTCCGTGATGATGGTCATGAGGTCACCAGAAAAGGAGTTTTAAATTATATATCATAAGAAGTATATATTATTCAAATGAATAAAAACTTTTGTATTGATGTCCTAATATAGAATTATTTCAATTTTAAAAAGATGACCTTCTGAGAGGCCATATAATCAAGTAAAAAAGAGTAAGTAATGTAAGTGCCTTAATCAAATGAAAAAAGTTCAAAGAAGCTCGTCTGAGTGCTTTGCAAATATACCTACTCCTTTGCTCTGGTGGTTCCGTCGTTATTAAAATCAAACATTGTTTTACTAATCTTCTGCTCAGAAACTTGCAGTATCTTTGCAAGTTCTAAAAGTTGTTGCTGTTCTTTTATATGTTCTTCAAGGGATATCGTAGATTCTGCCTCGAAAAACCCAATATGTAATTCAAGAATATCGTTTTGAAATTTAAACCCGTATGCTATGTTAGTGTCTTTATCGATGGAGAAATAGTCTCCTCCGTTGATGATAGTTGTTTCATAACCATATTGCCTAGCTTTTTGTTCAACTTTGAGTATTTGTTCAATTGGTATCATCTTTATTCACCTTCTATTTTAAAATCTAATAATTCAATTCCTATTATCTGTTCATCAGAATTCAAATCTAAAATATAATCACCGTGGTCTTCAGAAACTTGATAACCATCTTCCCAAGTTAAGGATATAATATGGATATCAGCTTCATAATCATAAGATACTGTTCTCCCATCTAACTTAGGAAAGTCTGTAATTGTTTTTTCAAGATGTTTGATTAGGTCGTTTAGTTGTTTTGGGGTTAGAGATTCATTCGTAGGTTTGAAATCCATTTTAAGACATCTCCTTAAATAACTTCTGAATTTATAACTTTATAACCAAATGATTCCTCTTTTTGAGTAGAACTACATAAACAGTTGCAATGTTTAACGGATCTAGTAAGTTCTTCTTTTGCAGCGTTGATATTGCCCGTATATTCAATTGTTACTTTAAGAGTTACGATTTCCTGCATTTAATCACCTATTATCTAAATTTCAAAACTCTCTTCCCAACATCCCTAAGATGATCGCGGTTCCATATATCACATTCTTCGATTATACCTTCCTCTACTATTGGGTCCCAATCAATAGGTAATAAACCGACATCTGCTTCTTGCCAGACTTCTAGATCCGGATCATGTGTTTGCAGAAGTGTGATTAAGTCTTTTACTGTTATTCTTGACATTGATATTCAACCTCATTTCTTAACCCATAATTCACATTTAAAGTCAGGAAAGGTTACAACATCGTAATACTTACAAGTTGCCTTGTCTCCCAAATCAGACTGTACCCACAAAAGACACGTTTTTCATCTTTTATTAGACGGGAACACCTTTTTGATAAGAGATCTAAACAAATTAAATTTTTGTGTGCCTGTTTGATTCTGAATTAGCACTTGTTTTTGTTCCGCTTCAAATTTTGCATATGAATTTAATAATTTGAGTTTTGATTTTTTATCTATCATTGATCCGTTCATATTATCACCTCTTATTCTTTAACCAGTTAGAATACCTATATTGTTCAATTTTGTCATAAATACAAATCCCCAAAATGAATAAAAGGATAGATGAAAATATTTTAGTAGATATATCAATAGAGATTAAGTTTAATCTGCATAGCAAGAGTAAAATGAGGATTCCAAATAAGCAGGAATCTATCAAAAAATGAGTTATTCTATTATAAAGAGGATCTGGAATTACAGCCATATAGTTACACCCCTATTTTTTGATAAATATAACATCGTTCTCCCACTACAATGTCTGTTTTACAGTCGCCTTCTCCTGGTGTCTGATCGCACTCAGAACAATATTTTTCAGTGGATGGAGGAATTGGATTTCCCCATGCGTGTTTACAGCCGATTATTTTAGATTTAGGTTTTTGTTTCATATTTTCCCCTTTTTAAAGGCATTAAAATTATTTACTCGGTCCATATGTATTCTCTGTTGCATTGCCTCCAGCTTACGTCTAGATGCTTCGTAGCCGCTTAATTCATCCAATTGCTCTATGTAGTTGGGTTTGTTACAACATTTAGCATTTAAATTAATGAACTGTGTAATCTCTAAATCATGTAGTCCCATTAACTTCGCTCGGTACATAACTTGTAGTTTCAACTTAGTGTAGTCGTTTTCTGAAAGACTATATAGATTTCCACATGAACTACATTTGAATTTATACATTTGAACATCTCCTAATAGCTCTCTCTACAAACTCCACACCATATGTCATTTGATACCCTCTAAACTTCTCACAGAACATCTTTGCACCGTCCTCCGCTGAAAGTTCAGGATGGTTTCTGACAAAGAGCTCAATGTCATTATGAAACGTTGGTAAATCGTGCTCCTTATAATAATCGAAGAATCTTTCTTTTACTGTGTACATGTCGGAGATTTTGGGGTTTAATTTTCTCCATTCAATTCGGGCTTTCCGATATTCGAGATTGTTATTGAGATGTGTTTTTAGATCTTTGTAATATGTGGGATCTATGGGAGTTGAGATTGGTTCAGATGATGGTTTATGGTAAAGGATATCTGAGATTTGCATTTAATCCTCGTGTTTTGATGGTATTATCAAGGGAATAAGTTTGGCATCTGGGTTAAAATCAGTAATATACTCCTTCCCGGTTGGTGTAAGTGTGTAATAAACTTTAACAAGTGTGGAAAACTTGTCAGATCGGATATTCGAGACATCACCTACACAGTCCATATAAAATATGTCAAAACCATCAATGTGTGTGCAGCTGTCTTCCATTTGTTATTCCTCCGTCCTCATCACTTGTCTAATCGGTATACTTCTCCAATATGAACTCATACATGGAGATTCATGTTTAATGCCTGCTGGAAAATGATAAGCTTCTGTGCCAGGATATTCCATTTGGAAGGTGAACGCAGACGTGTTTGTTTTATCTCTCATTGTGACCACCTCTTCCACTCAGGATCATTAAGAGGATCTTGTCTGCATGGTTTCGCTTCAAACATGATTCGGTTGATGTCGTCGGCTAGAGGATCTAGATTAAAGAGTGTTTGGAAAACGCTTTTGTGTGGGGATGTCATAAAGATCACCTTTGAAATGTGTAGATTTGTGCCCAAAATTTACAGCGGGATTCGTTTGGATAACCATTCACAGCGCATTTATCAGACCACGAAGAGCATGTTTCGTTTTTAGAGACAGCTCCGTTACAAATACACTTAAAAGAGGAGATCATACTCTCACGTCCCTGGCATTGATTTCCCTTAATTTTTTAGAAAAGGAAACAGGAGTTACGAACATTCGACCATAATCAGCGACTACGTACCCTTTGCATGGGGAGCCTTCTAGAACGAATATTTTAACTCGGAAAGCGTCACTTTCGTATGAATCGAGGGGATTACTTTCCAACCAGGCTCTTTGGCCTGGTTTAGTGTGATAAGCTTCTTCGACTTTACGTTTTGCTTTATCGATAGCGGCATTCATTTTTAGATCTTTCCAACCATCCGACATTATTATTCCTCCTTGATTATCCCATCAGCGTTAACAAAAACAATAAAAGTAGGAATTTGTTTCCTAGACTTTTCAAAAAATATAGATTCGTGTATATCATTCTGTACCGGGAGAGTTGTTTGCATGTGTACGCCCCTCATACCAACTTCACATGATCAACACTAGGTTTTAACAAATCGCCTCTCTGTGCAAATTTCTTGAGGTTAGACTCAACCTTTTCCTTATCAATCCCTTGCTCTCCCGCTTTAATTACAACTTCAGAAACTGGGATTTTACCACCTGGAAACTTACCGCTAAGTGACTTCAGAATATCTTTAATAATCTTTGCATTGTTCCTCTGGCTCAACGAAACGCCAGAATTGAGGATACTAGCGTCTACTTCGCCTGTTTTTGGATCAAGTCCAACGTTTTTAAGACAGTATAACATAAGTCTAGTTGCTCTTTTTGCATCTTCGAGAGTGATCTCATTACTAAGTCGGACTCTAGCGGATGCTTCAGCAAGCCGTACCATTGCTTCCTCCTGCCGTTTTGTAATTGGTACTGACTCTGTTTTGCTGTTGGCTCCCGCTCTTCTCAGCGACATATAAAAAGAGTGAATGTGTTCTATTGCTTCTTCAGATAACGAAGGAAACACATGCATTTTGGCATATGCTACATACTTTTTAAACATATCAATTGATATATCGGGAGTAATATGTCTTTCAGCTTCTTCAGCAAGAACCGAATCTACTGTAACAATTCCAGACTGTTTCTGCTGTTGTAATTCACCCGCGAGATGTGTGTTTAACATGTACATTGAGACATCTGAATCTATACGCTCATCTGGTGTATCAAGCATGACAAAAATTAGATCGAATCTGGATAGTAAACTCGGTTTTAAGTCTATTTGTTCAGCCAGATGTTCATATTTATCGAACTTGCCATTTTTAGGATTAGCAGCCATGAACACCGACGTTCTTGTTTTGAGAGTTGCCATTATGCCGGCTTTTGAGAGGTTGATTTCCTGCTGTTCCATTGCGTCGTGAAGTGCGTCTCTGTCGGATGGCCTCATTTTATCGGCTTCGTCAATGAAAGCTATACCTTTGTCAGCCAATACGAGAGCCCCGCCCTCCACAGTCCAGCGCCCTTCCCCAAATTCGTTGTCTTTCACGACTATAGCTGTAAGGCCACCTGCTGAAGATGCGGGCCCGGAAGCAAAAACTGCCCTCGGGCTTCTAGCCTGCAAAGACTTCATTAGTTTGGATTTACCTACAGACGGATCACCGCAGAAAAGTATATGACTGTCTCCTCTAATGTAACTTCCATCAGGGAGGAACTTCGGGACTCCTCCGAACTGTTGTAATACCATTGCTTCTTTAACTTCGTCCATTCCCTTAATTACAGGAGCAGCGGAGTTTACCATTTTAAAGTAGATTGAGGGATCTTGAGACAGTTCGATTATTTCTTCTTCATCCGATGAAGAGATTTCAACTTCGTCATAAGTCGTATCAATTTTCTCAATCGAATTTGCTTCTAAGTAAAGGTCATAATATACAGACTTTCCATCTTTAAGAGATCTCTGTCTTGATCGAAGGATACCATTAACGACAACGCGCTCACCTGGTAATATGATTCCGGTGAGATCATCGTCCGCGTCAACGTCTATACTCTGTGCCTGCGTGCCTCTAAGATCTTCTGGGGGTTCTTGGATCTGGAGCTTTTGAGAATCAATAAATGTTGATTCGTCGATTAATACTTTGAAAGGGCCTTTCTTACCGCATGTTTCCTCTTCACACCCTAAGAAAGGTTCCTCGAACTTGTATCCGTTGACCTGATCAACGTAGGTTATATGTTCGCACCTCATACACTGGAAAGCAGCCTTTGTAATACGTGGTCTTACTTCGGTAGCTTTCCTTATCATCCCGTCTAGAGAAATGAGTTTGCTAATATGTTTACTTCTGAGATCTCCGATTCTTACCTTAGAAGGAATGTCTATAATCCTGACATAAACGTCATCAAAAGACTTATCTATAGGCAGATCTATTTCTTTTAATGCCGTTGTGAGTTCTTCAATTGTTTGGGATGGTCTAGTAAGAACGTCTTCGGCAAGGTCGCTATTAAAAAGATCTATCATTGGGTAACGGATATACAGACTTCGGCTGTCTGGGTATTCGTTAGCCAGTTGTAAAATTTCATTCCAGCAGTATTCTTTCAGGAATTTTTTATAAATTGGGTTTTCTGTTTTAGTCATCGATTAAGCCTCGTTCAATAATGGAATCATCCAATTTCTTACTTCATTTGCAGATTTAAACCAAAACACACCAGCGTTTTTGTTCCAATCCAACGATCCATTGTTATATTGGGTTAACAGGACATCTTTTTTGAGTTGGAATTTATCAATACGTTTTTGTTCAATGTTTGGATCAGTCTGTTTTTTATATTTTGGCTCGGTTGGTTGGAGTTGTTTTATAAGTCGGTAATTAGCAAGAGCTTTCCTTTCTTCGTCTAACTCTTGTTCGAGCATTTGAATACGTAATTCAGAAGCTTTCTCTGGGTTATATTGTGAAATGATATTGAGTGCGCCTAGCTCTATAGCATCTCTGTAGTTTTTATGATGGTCATGACTTACGAGATCATACTCCGTTTTTATAGCCAGATCAATTAACGTTGTAATTTTTATCAGAGTCATACGCACCCACCTATCTTTATTTAGCCAACTTTTGTTCCCGCAGCTTCTCTATCTGGTTTAAGCTTTTTTCAAGATCCAATAACTTGATTTTCGTTTCATTAATCAGGAATTTAAAGTAGTCTTCGTTTGATGTATTGTTAAGAATTGTATCGAGTCCAAGATCTAAAGCATCGGAAAAGGTCATTTCATGAAAATGTTTCAGTTTTTCAAACAGTTCTTTTTTTTCGATGTCTATTGTAAGCGTTATATTAGTTTTCATTTATTTTTCACCTTTTTGAAAAAATACTCTATATGGTAATTTTTAAATTTACTCCGTACTACTACGTACTAACTAGTACGTAGTAAAAAATAGCCTAGGCTATTTTTCTATACTGGTCAGCCAGCCGATGCGTACTTTATTTTGGGGTCTGGGGTTTTAGTACTCCGTATTAGTACGTAGTAGTTATGTTTTATTTTCACCCCCATAGAGTATTTTTTCAAAAACAGGAATTATAATCTGTACAAAATTTTTAGGTATAGTTGTCAGAAGTCTAGGCATTTTATCTCCTCTATTACATATTATGTATCATGTTACATATATACTTTACGTATTTAGAATCATGATACATAAATCTTATATACCATATGTGGGATATCATATATGGATAACATATGGCTAAACCAAAAACCGTTACAAAAGAAAAGATATTATGGGCATATGAAGAATGCCGTAAAGATCCTGGGATTCTAGCAGGATGTATGGCAGACAAACTTGGGATAAATTCTAGATACTTGACATCTGAACTCATGAAACTTGTAGATGCTGAAGTATTTGATGTTGAGAAACAGGGGAATGTATATTTATTCAGGTTGAAACCAGATGGACAAGCACCATAATTAAACATCATACTCCCCCAAAACAATTTATCTCTTCTATTAAATATACATTACATTGTTTAATTTGAAATATATACTTTTCTTTTAATATATTCTGTCTAATCATACCCTTGCCTCCCACTTCAAAACACAAACTCCACCGTTCAACTCTTCCTCGCAATAGTCGCAGTCTGTAGATATCGACTTTTCAGGCACAGTCCATTCGTCAGGAGCATCATTCAAAGCATCTTGGATGATAGCTATCTGGTTACCTGCTGGGCAACGATAGAAAAGAGGGATGTTCAAGGAGTTACCTCCGTCAATCCCTTTGGTATAAATTTTTCACATATTTTATCATCGGAACTCCCAGAGCATTTATCTTCGAGATAAGTCTGTGTAAGTGTATCAACGGGAACTAGGTTTCCAAAATATCTACAGTCTGAGCAGGTCTTACCTTCAATCCAGGCATTATGCACTTTTTCAGAAGCAAACTCGATAGTATTCTTATAGTCTTTAGCATTCATCATCTTGATTCCTCCACAACTTTACTTTTTATCTTCTCCAAAAACTCACCATCACAAAACAGGGATTCTGGATCTGTCCACGGCTTGTCTTCATCAGAGGGAGTATATTCTTCCAAGATAGAATCGATCGTGTAAATCGGTAGCTTTCTCGCCATCGTGGGTCTGATTGGTTTATTATTCTGATGGTTAGCAGATAATCCACGTTTCTTTCTATGCAACCATACACATTGATAACCACATCCTATCAATTCTGCAATTTTGGTGTCAGTGTATCCTAAATTATAATATTCCATAAATTTCGAATGATTTATTACCCTATCATTTTTAGGAAGCCCTAACCTCCGTCTCAAAACACAAGCTCCAATCCGTGAGCACCCTATCACTTCTGATATCTTCACGTCGCTGTACCCCATGTTATAATATTTGAGAAACTCCTCTTTATTAATTGTCATAATCGTCCCTCAACCTTCATTTTCTTCCGTCTAATCTCCCTATTTCTCAACTCCCACACATAATCAGCAGTACACCCAACATTCTCAGCTATAACCACATTAGATAATCCAAGCTTGAATCCTCTCAGAATCTCAGATCTATCGTATTTACGCTGATGTCCAGACGGTTTCTGTTTACAGCGTGTCACTTGAACGCCCCCAATTTCCACAAAAACGCTACAAGGAGCAAAATTGTAAGAACTACCAACACGTAAATCATACAAGTCCACATTTTATGCATATATTTATATTGTTCTGCATATATTTCATGGAGTCGTTCCCCGCACTCTAACTGTTTTTCGATTGGTTGACATTTCATACGGTCTATAATTTCATCAACTGAAGTCATGTTATCAAACCACCGTGTTACGTTTTGCCCTAAGATATTCCGTCATTTAGACCACCAGATGCCCCATTGCTTAACAGCGATACAGAGTACAACACCGCTGATGAGTCCTACAATAAAGGAAAGTGTTAGAATGTCTGACGTTTATTTCACCCCATGACGTTTTATACAATCTTTTAATGTTTTATCTCTAAAAGGTATACCGTACATGAAGTTTTTACATTGATTGTTCCAATCTACATGAGCCTCTTCAATTCGTTCTTTTTCTTCGGTTGTGTATTTTCTTTTAGTCATACTTCAGCCCCCCATCGATCCTGGACTAATCCCCACTTCCATTTTAATTTCCCAATGTAGTTTCGTTTGCTTCCGACTGCCTCTGCAATCTCCTTATTCTGCATTCCAGAAGCTACCATTTCTTTTATTTGGTCATAATCGAGAACTCTCGTCGCTCCTTTCCTGTCGTGGGGGTGTTTCATATTACGGCCTCGCGATCTTCTTTCAAACAGTCTGGTTCCGGCTTATCACACATATGAATACCAACAATACAGCCGTGGCAGTCTACCCCATTATCTGTACAGGCTTCACAACATGAACGAGTAGAGGTGTAGAGATTCATATCCCTAGCACCCCAGCATAATTTACAATGAAGTATTGCTTTACAGATGAGTTGATATACTGAGCAGCATTCGTCCGGTTATCACACCAAGCAATTGGAAATCGCATCGCCTCAATTAGACCAATTCTCTTTCTTTTGAACGCGATTAACTGGAGAATCTGCTTATGGGATCTCTTTTTCAAAATGAGTTTACCACAGGAGGAATTATAATTTACAGAGTTCCCATTATTTTTACAGTAGTAGCTTCTCGTTTTCTCCTTAATCCTGTATCCAACATTCATACAATATTTACATTTTTTAGGATATGGGTAGAAAAAGGTCAAGGTCTGAAGCATCCCACCTTCGACCACAATTCTAAAGTCTTCACCTTTGGCTTTGGCTAGTTCCCGTTTGAATCTAAGCCAATTATTCATAACAGTATTATTAAAGTCGGAAACTTCTTTCCGTTCAAATCGGATATTTAACGGCTGGAACTCTCCCCCATTTACGGAAATCTTAAAGGCATAATCCGCATATTGATATTCACCACTATCTTTTTTCGGAGGCATAGCTGTAATTTTGAATCCAAGTTCCTTTTCGGTATAAGCTTTCCTAAGCTCGTTCCCGGGGATTTCACATTTAACAGTACAGTATGTATCGTAGAACTCGCTTAAAATTGATTCTAGAGCTTCTCTGTCGTCATCTTCATTGGTGGAAAATCCAAATTCTAGGGTTTTATGTCTGCGGGAAATATCGCTTAACACCGATTCGAAAGGTTCTTTCATGAGGGCAAGGGGCATTACACAACACCCCTTAACTCACTCAAAACCTTCTCAAGCATAACTTCAGGACTATTATAATTACATATCCAGATTACACGGCCACCTAAATTCTTTCCCTCTTCTTTGTAAAGCTGCTTTACGCTCTTTTGATATTCATCCGATGAAAATATATCACAGTCTTTGCCGTATGGTCTACCTACTATCAAAATAGTAATATCTGGATTAGGCAGACAATCAGCATAGTCCTCGACGACAGAACAAGGAAGTCCGTTTACCTTTCCATATACGATTTCCGATAGCTTGTATCTATCAAAAATATAATTCTCATCTGGCAAACTCTCAAGAGTTTCAAGTTTGTTTTTATTTTGTAGTTCTTGATATCTCAGTTTATCAAAATGAACTTCTCCGTTAATCATTGCTCTTGCTTCTTTCCCAGACTCTATTTTTTCATTTGGGAATTTCACGTAAGTATAACCAAGTTCCTGGGCTAATAAATGAGATAACAACGTTTTTCCAAATTTATCTGGGCCTTCAATAGCAATTCGCATCATGTGCTCACCTTCGTCATGAATTCATGAAGATGAGTTCCGGGGTTATCGTGAGCTAATGCGATAGGGCAGCAGGAACAGAAACCATCTCGATGACATATGGAAAAACCTTGAATTTTACAGGAGCACATACCACGAATGACATAGGCTCCATCATCGGCTGTTATAAGATTAGAGCTCATTTCATCAGTCTCCTAAGATGGTCGGGAACTTTCCCGATGAGAGCTTCCACTGTGTCAAGATCATTGAGGTATATATGCTCAGACACCGCAATCCATATTATTTCTTCAAGTTCTCCACCGGATGGTGTAATCACTTCATCGACAAGAACTTTGCTTACTGCCCCAATATTTGCAAAAACAGCGTTTACAGCATCATTGCTTCTAAATAATACGCGGAGGGAAATCTTGTTTTTCTCAGATAATCTTACCTGCCCCCATTGAAAACACGGGGGATTGTCTAGGCTTATATCAGAAGGAATCCATATCACAAAACAAATCCTATTGCTTTGTATCCCTTCAGATATGGTAAACGCTAATTCATCGCGTATACTTTCTATCTGATTCATGTATCCACAGTAACAGATACCATCGTCCTCGAATCCGCTCCATTCTGGAATTGCGTGAAGGCGTTGACCATATGTATAAGGCTGATCTCCCCTGTCAGGATTCTTCAGCATTTCAATATAGATTTTCTGAGCAGTTTCCCCGAACTTCCAACCTTTAGGAAGTTTGCCATCGTAGAGATCATTTAGCGCCTTTCCATAGAGCTGAATAACTGCAAATATCTCCTTAGCTTCTTTGACCTCGTCAGCGCCCCCAAAATGAAGCTGATTTCCCTTATTATATATTGTCATCCAGAGTGCTTCATTGAGTTTGTTGATGTCGTCACCGCTAAATACTTTGATAGGAGTAAGTACCATTTTTAAGCCTCCAATCCTTTAGCCTGCTTACTCATCCTAGCCTTGCACAAATTACAATATTTTGCATCTGGATTTGTAGTCGGAAACACGTTTTCACATCCAGGAGTCTGACATTGCAGATACTGAACTGGAAGCTTTTTGAATTTACGAACGCGAGACATTTTCAGACCTCCACTGGAGCCACTACACAAACTCCATACTTATATTTCGCAATAAGAGGATACAATCTATTGTTTTCACCAGGAAGAGGTATATTTGAAAGATAGTACTCCCTGACACCTAACCCCCTCAAATACTCATAAAACTCCATCTTGAATACAGATGTCCTTGTCTCCGTGCGAATTGTTATATTTTCAATCCCAATGTACATCTGATTCGATTCAATTTTCTCAGCGTTACAAATGTATTCCTGTATAATTTCAGGAAACAATTCAGGAGCCCTTGCTTTCATTAATTCTTTTTTAGGGGTGGCGAGCAAACCGTCTTTTATCTCGACCAGCTCATAAGTTTCCAGTGCTTCTAACCCAAAGGTTGAAGAAGGAGGAGATTGTATTACTCTCTGAGTGAGATTCTTACACTGGCTGAAAACTGTAGTCAGAATTTCACTCATGTGTTCTCCCTCTTTGTAAATGCGTCATAAGTCCCACAATATCCTTTATCAAGCGCGTTCATACACGTTTCTGAATCCTCTTTGAAATGTTCGCACCGCGAGGCATATTCACATTTGAAATATACATTGCATAATTTTTCAGCTATTTCTCTCAGGCGTGTTTTTATCATTACTCCTCATCTCCGTTGCCGGTGTTTTCATCGATATGAGTAGAATAGTATCTTGACAGCATTGGACTGTCAAATTCGAGATCTGGTATTATGTCAAAAACAGTTTTCATGGAAGCCGTATTCATGCTTCCATCTCCTCTGCCGAAACTTCCCCTGCTGCTATCATATCAGAAATAGCTCTATTCTTAGCTCTTGTGTGACATGTAGTATACACATCGTGTTCAGGATGAGTGAACTTCTTTTCAGTAGAGGTACATATGGCTACACCTTCTGTTTTTCTCCCATTTGGTGCAGTGCACAAGACTTTCATTTTCCATTGAAAAGCTCCGTTTTCTAGCACATCTCTCGTTTCTTCAACGATCTGATCCGTTAGGTTGTAAAAAGTAGCAAACTTTCTCCATCCAGATTTCTTAACGTGGTTCTTTCCATTTATTTTCTGGATGTCAGAAGCCTCAATGATGTAATTTTTAAGTTGCTGGAATTCTTGCCAGGCAGCCAACGCTTCAGCGGCAGTTACAGCGGGCCTTACTATACCACCTACACCAATTGGAGCGGGGAGCTGTGCAGGTTCAAAGGTTGGATTCACATTTTCCACTCGATCAGTGCGTTCTCTCCGTGTGACAGGTTGTTTAGTTTTTGGTTCTGGCCCTCGGATCTCTCCATTTTCCAGAGCTTCAAGTATTCTCTTTTTCTCTTCCAGATCATCAACAACTTCAGCATTAACAGATTCAACAGTTTCAGTATCCATATTTTTCAACCTCTTTAACACATTTCCACATTCCTCTTCATACTTTCCAAAAAGTTTTCTTGCATCCCCCGCATATGTAAAAGGAACCTTTGACGATTCAATATCATAAGTCTCAGTTGAGGTTCCATCATTAAACTGAAAATACCATGAGCGGCTTATCGACGCAAAAAGAGTGTATCCTTTCCCGCAACTCATAGTATATGTAGCGGGATCGTCGGGAACTTCTTTTAAGTTGTATTCTTTTGAGAAGCTACGGAGAATGTCAAGTTTTTGAGCTTCTGTGAGTTCCGTATTCACTCAACATCACCCTGAAATGAAGCAGTAATAGACACCGTGGGAGCAACCACAGTAACTTTCTTAAACTTTTCAATTTCAGAGTGTGCAGCCGCGTAACCCGCAAGTGCTTTTGAGTCCCAAGAAGCACGTTCATAACCTTTCTTATAGGTGGCAACTCCCCACATACACTTAAACGGCTTTCCCTGCTTGAGAATTTCAGTCCGGATCTTCTCTTCAATCTCCTGCATCCTCGGGTTATACTCAGCTTCCTTTATTGCTCTCTTTACTTGCATTACATTGATTACTTCATCAATTTGCTGACATTCATCAGCAAGCGACCATGTAAGAGTTTCAAGTTCATGAAATAACTCTTCAAGATTAACCGGTTGTTCACCTGTAACCAGTTCAGCGGACTCTTTTATAATAGGTAACATGTTTACATCCCCTCTAATCTATGTTCATCACAATACGGCTCTGGATCATCCCATCTTTTTGAAAACGGCTTACCACACATAGGACAGTTAACTGTTATGACAGGGACTTCATTGCCTGTTTTGGAAATCATCAATCGTCCCTCAAAAAACTCATTCTTTCTAAAAAATCACTATCAGATTCATTTGGTAATTGATATTTAGTATCAGGTATTTTCGAACACATTTCAATCCCTCTTCTACACAAATTCAACTTTTTTTCTAGGCAGTAACCTTACAGGGTTATCCCCTGGCTTAATGTAAGTAAGACCACTCACAACAGACCACCATTGGATATCTAGCGCGAGTGCAGCAAGCAAAGTCTCATTGAGCTTTCCATAAATGGTCAAATCAAATTGAACATCTTCTTCGGGCGCATATAGAGATTTTAAATACTCAACTATACAGTCTTCAATCGCGTATGCATCCGAAACGCTATAGTAACGTTTTTCAAATTTGCCCGGGATTGTGTCACCAATTCCCTGAGAAACATCCTCTTTTAGTCTGAAGGTTACTTTTTTCACTACCATACTTCACTCCTCTGAAAAATCCGTTTTAACAAGCTCACATTTTTATATTATTAATGAGCAAACTCCTATGAGGATTCGAACCTCAGCCTCCAGAGCCAAAATCTGGAATCATTGACCGCTAGACGATAGGAGTAATAGGCTTATAGTAGGGCTCTAATTGTTCGTGGATTAGAGCCCATCCGTTTTTACGTAGTCTAAAATCCCGTTTTTCCACGTAATTTTTTAAAACCCGTTTTTTACGTAACTTTCCCTTTGTGGGAATTAGCCGGAGTCTGATTCGAACAGACATTCTCTTTCGAGCGATTACTTATCTTATCCCGCTGTGTTGACCCCGGAAGATCGGGGAGTTCAACAACGATCTAGTGTTCTTTCGCACGGTCTGAAATATAGGTCTGAAATTAACGTTTTTAAGGGCGTTATCCCAAAAGCCACGTGAGGGACTTGAACCCTCATCAACCGGGAAGAGATTGGTTTCACAGGTTCGGACTATATGGGAATTCTTAGGGGATGTTACAGTGGGCGATATTATGGCTGATTCATCCTTCTTGTCGTGGCGCTTGTGGGCATTATTTCAAATGCCCTTTTCGGAGGTTTGATATTTGACAGAGTTTTTCTACGAGAGGTGGTTCATGTTGGAGCCGTCCATAAGAATTGAACCCACTAGACGGCATTACGCTATGATATACTCAGTTTTCCTCGCAATTTCAATATGAGGGATATACCCGCACGATTCGCAGAACACCCTACTCAATATGAAAAGGTAGTTCTCATCGAGCTTTTGATATTCAGAGAAATCGTCAATATGACTCTGACAATTCTCACTAAGTTCAGCGATAAAAACCGGCCAAATCTCCCCTAAATCTTCTCTGCGGTGAACATCTTCCAATACGTCATCGTGCCAACGGCGAACTTCATTTACCTGTTCAATAGGGCCTATGTAATTCACCCCAGCTTCTTCACACAGGAAGACTCTGACTTGATTAGGGGACTTTGCTACAAACTGAACTCTCATTTAACCGCGTCCTAACTTTTTATCTACCGTTTCTCTAGCTTCCCTCATACACATCCGTACAAGTTCACTAAGGGACATTACCTGTTTTTTGTCTTTGACATCATCGGCCCAATCTTGCAGGGCATCATCCAAAACTATGTTATTTCGTCCCATCATATCACTATGAAATTTATAGGTTATAAACGTATTCGTTCACCGAATGAACTTATGCGTTCATTCTATATATACATTTCTTATTTAATGCCCGTATACGTGCATAATCATGTATTATTATGCGATTGGCGTGAGAATAAGTGTGCCAATGTATATATTTGAAAAAAGTGTAGTAGCTCTAGGTGATGTTATGGCAACGATGAACAAGGAACGACTCAATTTGGCTCTAAGTTCCGAAGCAAAACAGCGAGCCGTAGAACTCGGTGCTACGCGGGAGTTCGGCAGCGCATCAAACTTTGTGGAGTCGGCTATCTGGTATTACTTAGGGGCGCGTGAGAAAAACAATGAATTGGCATATGAGAGATGTCGAAAGGAACTTGAAAAAGTAAAAGAAGCACATGAGCGTGACCGTAACACTCTACTTATAATATTATCTCATCATCAGGAATTACTCGATGAAGTTAACAATACAGAAGGATAAACCGTTTTATACACATTCAGACTCTCTTATAATAATTATATTATTATACTGAAATTAATCAAAACAGTTATATACTTTTTTGATAGATATATGCAATGGTCGCGATGGGTGTAAAACAATATGCAACCTGTACATGCCCCCACTGCAATAAAACATTTGTAGCCGAGGTATCCTTTGGGAGTATTGAATTGAAAACACAAGCACAGGATCAGACGAAAGAACCTGTGAAACTTACTGTATAATACAGAGTTGCCCGCCGAGAAGGGCTTCGATGTTGGGAGACAATCTAGGCTTCTCGAACGAGCAAGAAAAATAGACTTCAAATATATATAAGTTTATTTATTTATTTTTGATTTTTCAGCCGGAATCCTTTTTATTTATTTTCTGTGACTTCTTATTCTCCCATATGTATTTTGTTTTTAATATCGTTTGTTTAGTACACAACTTTATATATATGATAACAACAGAACATATATATAGTCTGGTGTTTGTATTATGATATATGCCAGGGGAATATACTCAACTGGATAAAGATGAATGGACAGAAATCCCTAAACGTCATGTACATAAGTCTGGGAATGTGTATGCTGGGATAGTATATACGGAAGGTTATGACGTTAGGGTTTTTGTAAGGAAAATTAAAAAGGAGTAATCAAACATGAAAAAATCATATCTAATAATAGGAATCATTCTCCTGATCTTCCTAGCTATAGGTTGCTCAGGAAACAACAGCGGATCAGATAACACACAAACAGCAACACAAGAACAAACAACAACGGCAAAAGCTCCTGAAGTAAAAGCAGAACCAGTGGTTATCGCCACATTCAACGGCTCATCAACAAAAGATACTGAAACATTCCATGTTCCTTCAGACGAATGGAAAATCTCATGGGATACAAAAGCTGGACAATTCGAAGGAAACTTCATATTCACAATTCAGAACGCGGATGGCTCCTTCAAAGCGGCTGGTGCAAATGTGATAGGTTCCAACAGTGAAAGTACAATTGTGAGGGGTGACGGAGATTATTATCTGAGTATTACTGCGACGCAGCCTTATAGTATTACAGTTGAGACTATTTAATTATCTTTTTTTTCTTTTTTTTAGAGGTGTAAACATGATGGATCTAATAGATTTGTGGCTCATTGGTGCGGATTACTATCAAATTGGGTTTGATGAGGAGTCAAGAATATACAACGATTTTGCGGATGGAATCATTGATCTGAGTAAGGAGCATATCAAGTGGAGACCTGCGTTCTGGTAACTAACTTTCAAAAATGTGAAGTTTCAGAGGTGTAAACATGGATCTACTTGTTTTATGGACAACAGCATCTATATATTCTCAAATAGGATTTGATGAAGAATCTAGAATCTATAATGATTTTTATGAGGGTATTATCGATTTAATTAAGGATGGGATTGAACCCGTTCTGTGGAAATTATAAACATTACTATTTTTTCATTACTTGTATATTATACAAAAGTATATATTTTAAAAAGCGAATATTTCACTATAAATATTCGAATTGTGTTCGAATGAGTGAATATTCATGGCTATTAACAAAATAGTGAAATATGACCTAGAAGTAAGAGCGGTACAACTCAGGGAGCAAGGCAACACCTTTGAGAAGATTGCCGAGCTACTTACTACCGAATCGAATAATAATATATCATATTCGAATGTTTATCGTTTTTTCGAATCTTATGAGCGTTCAAAGGCTATCATTATCGAAAAGCAAGAACCTCTAAAAGTAAAGGCCATCGAGTTGGAAATATCCACTCTTGAAGATAGGAAGCGAATTATTACAGGGCTGTTAGATCTTGCTGAGAACGCGTTAGAAGAACGCAATCGCGTGTTAGCTTATAAAACAGCAGTGGAAGCAATAGATAGTCTTGATAGAAGGCAGGGAAAGCTTACAAACAATCCAAATGTTACGATCAACAATGTAAATGCAATGAAACTATCTGAAGTTTCAACTGAATACCTAATGAGGATGGTTAATGTTACAAGTCGATAATCAATTCTCACGATATGAGATTCTTCAGGAGTTACTTAGGCGAAAGAAGGCCACGGAATCATTAATAGAGTTTACCAAGTTTACTAAACCAGATTATCAGGTTAACTGGCATCATGAATTAATATGTAATGAAATTGATAACCTTCTAAACCGTGAATACGAATTATTAATCGTTTCTACCCCTCCTCGATTTGGTAAAAGTGAAATAGTATCAAGGAGACTACCAGCTTATAAACTTGGTAAAGACTCAGATTCAAGTATAATTGCTTGTTCATACAGTGCAGACCTCTCTAGTCGAATGAATAGGGATGTTCAACGTGTGGTTGATGACTATACATATTCGCTTATTTTCCCTGAAACGAGGTTAAATTCCTCAAACGTTAGGACTACGGCCCAGGGAACTTATTTACGAAACTCTGATATTTTTGAGATCGTTAATCATAAAGGCGTTTATCGCTCTTGTGGCGTGGGGGGTGGAATCACCGGGATGGGATTTTCAGGGATAGGAATTATAGATGACCCGACTAAAAATCGTGAAGATGCGGAAAGTATAACAATGCGTGACAAAACATATGAATGGTACACCGATGTATTTTTAACTAGGAGAGAAGATAATGCCCCTATCCTGCTTACAGCTACACGATGGCACGAAGATGATCTAATTGGACGTATTATAGACAAGTCTGAGCATGAATTAGGGACGGATAAATGTAAAATAATAACCCTTCCTGCGATATCCGAGGAAGATATCCCTGAATATGACCGGAGAACTGCTCCAGGTGAATCATTGTGGGTTAAAAAATTTCCTGAATCCATACTCAACAAGATCAAAGCTACGGTTCCAGTCTATACATGGTTATCTCTTTACCAACAGCGTCCATCAGCAGCATCAGGAAACCTAGTCAAAAAGGAACAGTTCAAATATTGTCACCTAATTGGTGACCTCCTCGATATGGGTGATAAACAAGCAACATTTTCACAATGCAAAATCTTTCAAACATGTGATCCAGCAGCCTCCACAAAAACAAGTGCAGACTATTTTGCCTTAGCTACGTGGGCCCAAACTCCCCAGAATGACCTTGCCCTTATTGACCTGATACATACTAGATTGGAAACACCTGATCAAGTTGACTTATTTAAACAGCAGTATATCAGATGGAAACCTGTAACTCAATATGTAGCTACAAAAGGACTTGGTATAAGTCTCTATCAAACACTCAAACAGGAAGGCTTGCCAGTCGATAAAATAGAAGAAGATGTGGATAAGGTTACCCGCTTTATTCCAGCAGCCACCCGTATCGCTGCCGGAACTGTTTATTTCCTCGCAGATAGCGTTGACAAAACAAATTCTTGGCTCCATGACTACGAAACCGAGTTATTAGGTTTCCCTAACGCAGCACATGATGATATGGTTGATGTTACTTCGCTAGCTGTTTCCGTGGTAATTAACAAACCATTCAAGAAAAAAGGATTCGATGTGTCCAAAATGTTCCCACTAAAAAAATAAACGTACAATTATTAAGTTACACATATACAAAAGTTTTTATTTTACTTTGATATATAATATAGTATGATCGCACTTAATGCCGCCTCCGATAAAAAAACCACGTTTCAGCTCGCGGCAGCTATTGAATCCCTGGAATCTACAGATACATCCCCGAGAGTCGGGCAATTTCTTAATTTTGACACTACAAATCCTGCAACATATAGAGAACAGCTAGCAACGTGTAACACTTACGTTTCCACTTCCATTAACAAGTATGCCCGAACACTCACAAAAGGAATGAGATATGAGGGTTCTACAAAAGCAAAGAAAGCTGTGGAACTCGCCGCTAAGAAAAACAATTTGAAAGGGCAGATACAGACGGCAGCCCGTTGTTTTGTCACACATGGCGATTATATAGCAACTGCAATAGGTAAGGGGGATACTTTTCAGGCGGTTCCATTGTTAAGAGCAGCTACAACCATATTACCGGATGGTATTGAGCCAGGTAGCACACCATCGATAATTTTAGAGCCGCCAATCGGGACATTCTGCGTGAACGAGGGGAGTAAACAGTCGGAGGTCAAACAGGTCACGCTTAAGCCTTCTGAGGTTATTTATTGTGCATTAAATCCTTATGATTCAGTGCAGGAAGACATTTTGAAACGTAAGACGAGGGGTCTATATGGACAATCTCCTTTAGATCCGTTAAAGCCCACTATCCGAGCTTTGCTTGATGTGAATGAGGGACAACGCATTTTTTATAAGAAGTATGGAAATGGTAGATATCTATATGATCTCATGGCTTTAGGCGAAGCCGTAAAAGCAGGAACCATTACAGCGGATGATGCGCAAACACAATTGACTTTGTTTATGGAGAAGTTTAAGAATCTGTCAGCAAATGAAGATCTAGTTTTTTACGGGTTGGATGTAAAACCAATAGACGCTAACGGCACGTTAGATGTGATGGCGTTCAAGACTGCACTTGAAACTGAAATCATGGTTGGCTTGTATCAGTCACCTCTAACAATGGGCGCATCTTTCCAGACTACTTATGCTTCAAGTTACATGGTAGAAGAAGATAGAATGATGGTTCTTGAGGGTGATCAGTCCATATTAGAAGCTACTGCAAATCAAATTCTTAATAAGATGCTTTTGACAATGGGCTATAAAGAAGACTCCGTGACAATCAAGTTTGATGAATTGAGCAAGCAGAAATTCACCTCTCAAGAGATCCTAGAATGGAGAAATTCGGGACTTCTCGATGACAACACGGCTTTGTTATGGGGCGGTTTTCCACAAAAAGAAGTAAACAATGACGTACCTTTAATTCCAACTGGTGTAGAAAAACCGGTATCTCAATAATCCTTAACTGGTGGTTATACTGAGATCTTCAACCCTTCTTGATTCTCCTGGAATCTACAAAATTGAATTTAATTTAATCTCACTCATAGATCGAACTTTCAAAAAAGGAGTTTCCAGGAAATCAGGCCCACAACTCAAAACGTCAATAAAACAGCAGTTTTCTTCAAACACATTCAAAATCCAGCTTGATAAAATAATAGATGATTTATATTTATACACTATCGATTTTACCGACAAACTTATTAAAACTGTTTTAAAAGCTGACTTCACCGAAAGCCATATAAGCTATTTTTTACATGCAGCTAGTACAAACACTAAGGGAACATATTTAGAGCTCACTGAGGAGGCTGTTAAAGAGAGTACGTCGCTTGCTTCAGAAATTACAGACTCAATTATTCGCGTTTTGAAAGATGAAGCAATTTATCAAGAAAGTAATGAGAAACTTGCAGCAAGAGTACTTGACTTATGGGGTGGTGAAAAATATAGGGCTGAACGTTGGGCACGTACATTTTCAGCCGATGTTGCAACGAACACTACTCTATATAGATATCAAACATCAGGCATTGAAGAGTATCAATTTTATGCTACGCTAGATAAGAAAACGTCTCAACAATGTAGGGTTCTCCACGGAACCGTATTTAAAACAAATTCACCAGAAGCTCAACAGTATAGGTGTCCTCTACATTTCAGGTGTAGGAGCACCCTTCTTCCTGTAAGTATCACTACAAAAATACCCAATTCCCTTCGATATGAAAATAGAGATTTCAATCAGCCGGTTTCTCAGAATTTCAAACCTCTGGAAGATAAGTTAGATAAGGATCTCGTGAAAAAAACCTTAAAAAGCATTGATGTCTTTAGGGAGAAATACGCAATTCCCAAATATATTCTGAATGCCGACACAGAGAAACGACTTTTAAAATTAAGCGTTGGAGGAAATGTCCAGCCTCCTTCCACGAAAAAAACAATTACACGAGCAACGAAGAAAAAATCAACACTTCCAGAATCTAAACAACAAAAAGTTAAAATAGTTCAGCAGACACAGAATGTGGAGTTTAAACCATTAAAAACAACCAAACGAGTAGAAGAATGGTTGAAACAGAATACTAAACTTAATTATGTTGATTTCACCGGTGTCAGTCCTGAAGTTGCAAACCGTATGACTGAAAGTCTCGCATATCATCTAAACTTAGTACCCAAAATGAAAGATAAAATTCAATATTTTGGTACTATAGAAAGACAGTTAGAGATGGATTACGAGCATAGATTAAAAGTGGCTATTAATAGTCTGGTTGATAGTGGTGTCGATAGGAATTTAGCTGAGAAATTCGCTAAAACGAAAGTTCAAAAAGCAGTATCTAGGGTATATGCACATTCAATGAATGCAACTGCGACAAAAGGGAATTTCACAGGTGTTGGGGTCGGAACTAAATATGGTGGCGATCCTAAAAAGTTTAAAGCTGCACTATCAAAAGATGTAGCTGCAAAATGGCATCCTATGAAATGCGACACTACAAAAGCATGTTTTGATCATGAATTTGGACATGTTATCGATGATATTTACGGAATATCATACAATCCAAACATTAAAAAATTATATAATTCATTATCAGAAGAGAAAATGAAAAGTTCATTGAGTGGATACGCAAATACAAATATAAATGAATTTATAGCTGAAGCATGGTCCGAATATTTGAATAATCCAAAACCTAGGGCAGTTTCTAAGGAAGTTGGTGATTTGATCATGTCAAAAATTAAAGGGGATAAATAATGATTGGAGAAAGACCCGTTTGTATAGACTGTAAAAACTTATTATCTATTCGAGGGGCTAAATGCAAAGCATTTCTAGATGGAATACCAGAAGATATTTGGATTGGGGGAAATAATCACAAGAAACCTTATCCAGGGGATAATGGAATACAATTTGAATCATAAAGGAGTAATACAATGCAATTTGAAGACGCACTTAAAGCAATTAAGGACGGAAAACGAGTAACAAATTTAAACTGGAATGAAAAAAGCATGTATTTAATCATGTCGTATTTATGGAAACACGAAACCGAAAACATAAAAACTCCGTTTATAAAAATGGAACTACCAGACGGAAGTATATTTCCCTGGAATCCATCACAGTTAGATCTATCCTCTGATAAATGGGAAGTTTTAGAGGGGTAAACATGGCAGAACAAGAACCTCTCAATCTTAACCTTAAAGAAGGTACACTTTCAGAATCATTAGGCATCAAACCAGAAGACGATATTCCAATATCCCTTCTAAACGCAATAATCACGGCAAAAATACCAGAAGGAAAAGAAAGTGTAGCAATAATGAATCCTGCACTGATTGGGAATAACGTGATAGATGTTACCGCATTGATGAAGAAACGAGCAAATTTCGCACGGACGGCTAAGCAAAAATGGGGGATGGGAAACTAATGAGTAAATATCAAATTGGTCAAAAGTTTGTATCTCAAGGGAAAACATTCAAAATTGAAGAATATAAACAGTGTAAGAAAACTGAAACGTTTATTTATGTTGCCACCACTACGGATACAAATTATATATGGAGAGGCAGCGAAGAAGAATTAGATAATATATCTAAAAATTGGATTGTTTCTATTGGGGGGAATAAAAAATAATTAAGTCAATTTATAACATCATCTTTTATTATTTTACTTTCCTCTTTTGCAATTCATTAATTTGTTCCATAAATTTTTTCATTCTCATCATTGATTCGGCATCTTGTATTACTACCGTCTCAAGTGCTTCAATGGTTAAAGATACTTCATCGTAGGCTCCTGTAAAGTACTCTCCGTTTTCTCCTTCATCTATTTTTGCTTTTATATCGTCTCTATGTTTTTGGAGTATTGCAATTATATCACGGTAGTTCATATTTATTCATCTCCCATAAATTTTTTAAAAATTTTAATACGTTATTCCGGGTTGTGTCTGTATTTACATATTGTTTTCCATTCTCGGTCACATGACTCAGACCGGAGCATCTGTCGATTTTCAAGCATGTTTTTAACAGCCTCTGGATATAACACGCCAAAATCGGAAAACAGCTTAGGGTCAAAACCATACATTTCTTCAAATTCTTTATCTTGTTTTTCAAATTCCGCGATTACAGATTCCAATTTCTGTAATGCATCATTATAACGTGCGTTTTCTGGTTTTTGCTCAGTCATGTTTTCCCAATTCCTTAATTTTTTTAAATTCATCTTTAAGATCAGTTAATGCAGTCTCCATACACTCAATATATACATTTATATGCTTTAGATCATCATCTGTAAAATCCGGATTTATAGTGTTAATTTTATTCAGGCCGCTTGATATATTAAATAGATGATTGCAAGCCGATGTAAAGCGTTTATATTCATTCATCTAATAATACTCCTTTCAAGCGCGTTATCTACGAGATACCTTACTACATCTTGCATTTTTGTACGTCTTTCTGTGTTGTTAATAATCATTATTTCTATATTACTCCATAAATACGGATTTATAAAAATTGAGTCCCTTGGTATATACTTATTTATATATATTTTTAAATTTTCAAATTTAGCGGGGCATGGATTAGATTCCATCATCCATTCAACACCACTTTTTATATATGCATCTTTTACTATAAACTCTGCTTCCAGCGCCATATTTTGAAGAATCTCATTGAAGTATTCAGTCCCGTTATATCTTGAATCAATTTTAAAATCTTTTGATATATATTGAGTTAATACTCTATACACTCCATCATTATATCTTATACTGTTAACATGTGGTGATAATCCAAGATCAACTTTTGTATATTTCTTCTCTTCAAGAGTTCGGATTCTTTCTTTTAACATTTCGTTTTCTTTTTTTAGGTTATTCAGTTCATCGTTATTCATTTTTTATCACCCTTTACTATTTACACCCCCAATTCAATTTACTAATTCCCTGTTTATAATACGCGTATACCCCATTATAGTCCAATCGCCATCCACATAAAGAGGTGAAAAACTAATTTCATGCCCTCTCATTTTACATTCTAATATCTTGTCATAGATACTCCATTGATTCATTATACGTAGGCATGGTTTATTTGTGAGGCTGTTATAATAAATAAAAAGATTTGCTGATGCTCTGTTTATTTTACTATGTATATCTACACCTAACATTCTCATTTTATTCTTTTGGCTGGATTTCATGAAATCACAATAATCAATGAATTTGAAATCTGAACCGAATATATCTGCAAGTTCAAATAATTCCTCAAATAAAATGCTATTTTGGTAAGATCGGAGTTCTTGAGGGGTGGTTGGTTCGTGAGTGAATACTGCAATCGGAACTAGATCTCTAGAATATTCTATCCTAGGCGGGTGATATTCATAGTATCCTGTACAATTATAAGCTTCCATTTAACTATCCTCCGTTAGCTGCCTTATTGTATACTCTCTTTTTCAGATCCTCAATATAATCATCATCCGCGTGGACTTCTTTCCATACATGCAGATCTTTTCCATCTTTACAAGATAACACTACGCATATTCTCATAACCCCGTTTACATGCTGAATCAGTCCTTTGCCTTCGAATTCTGTTAATTTATTTTCAGCCATATTTAACCCTCCGTTTCCATTCACCGCACCATTCATATAAATGCTTACTTTGAACCGCTGGATATCTTCTGCATATATGCATTTCGGAATTCCAGACGAAATCTAAAAATTTACAATTTGCGCAGTATTCAAAATCCTTATATTTTTCAGATAAACGATTAAGATATGCTTCGATTACTTCTTCTTTTGAAACGTTTTTATATAATTCACAGAAGTTCCAAAAATCTTCTATTCTATCCATTGATTACTCCGATTTTTCACGTGTGTTTTTAGTTCCTGCATTGTATTCTCTTCCTCTCATTCAACTCTTTCCTAAGTGCCTTCCTGCTAACCTCCGACATATTAATCTTATTCTTCTTATTCCTGTGGTTGTAATCATCCAATTCCTGCTTTAGTCGTGGATCTTCTTGTGAGTTCACTACTACCTTTATAGATTCATAGTCGATTTCAGTCATGTGTCTAACTCTTTTTTATTTTTTATCATTTATTGATTTTAAACTATATAATGGTTTCTATATTATATATTTCATAATATAGATGACATGATATATATTGCCCGAATAAATATATATCCTATTTTTTCTAATGTAACTATATAAAAATATAATTATTTTTAGAGCAAAATATGACTCTTTTTATACAAGGTTTAGCAATCCCACTCGGAATAAAAAACCTAAATGATTGGGGAGTCCCTGAATCCGAAGCAGACAACGTCCTAAACTCTTTAAAAGCCTCTTCTTTGAAAGTCTGCCCAGGTGAAGCTCACCTATGTGATTTTTCTCAAGATCCATACGGGAGAATCGGGCACGTAATCGATGCATGGAGAGAAGCTGACGGTATCCACGCAAAAGCGGAAGTAACGGACTCTGTTGCAGCGAGAAAAATAAAGGAAGGAACCTGGAAAGATTTCAAATGGAGTACTTTCGCAGATTCAAAAACAGATCCTACTAAGAACGAGGGTTGGGCTGGCGGTGTCACCGTCAAATCAATGACTCTAGTAAGAAACCCAGCTTGGGAGCAAGCACAATACCAGATCACAGCTTCGGCTGATGATACATTTACAGAACTCAGACTTTTTTCAGATTTTTCATTAATCGCATCAGGAGATGATCACATACCAACAGATGACGAGCTGAAAGCAGCTCAAACGAAAATTGCAGACATGCAGAAGGAGATAGACACTCTTACGCAGTCGGCAACTGTTTCAGCATCCACAATTGAGAAACAGAAAACCAAGATTACAAAACTGGAAGCCTCAATCGTGGAAAAAGACAAGTCGCTCAATGTAGCAGTGAACGACGTTACAGAGGCAAAAACATCACTTGAAAAAGCCACTGAAGAAAATGGTAAACTCACTGCTTCTGTTAACGATCTCAATACAAAACTTGACGAAAAAACAACCCTTGTCGCCTCTCTAGAGATGGAGAAGGCAAGAAGCGTACCTATGAAAGAAATCAACACTATGATTGCAGCAGCTATTGAACAGCACGATCTTGATCTGAAAGCTGCTAACGAACGCGACGAAGCGTTTAAAATGTTCGCTTCTGCTCGTGAATCGCTCGGACTTGAAACTAAACCTGAGAATTATACTACACTCTCAGCAGCAGACCTTACCACGCTTGCTCAGGAGTTTGGAGCGGTGAAAGTTTCCGCAGCTCAGATTAGATATCCTGCAGATAATTCGGGTTCATCTGGATTTACAGTTGGAAGGCCGGACGGTAAAGGTGGATGGGTGGTGTAAACATGACATATTTAGGAGTTAGACCTCCATCAAACGCAGTTGTATTTGGTGGAACTGCACACAAGATAATTCAGAAAATCGAAACTGCAACTAACTGTTATCCAGGCCGCCTCGTCATAAAAGGAACAAATGACGACGATGTAATAGTAGGCGATGGAATAAGCACACCCGCGGGTTTTCTTGGATATGAACAGGCAGATCCAGAACAAGCACCTGACAACATCACATCATTATATCTTGTAAATTCTCAGGCTCCGGTAATTTCTGGTCCATGTTTCATTAAAATGCCTTCGGGTCTTGCTGCAAAAACCGTTGCGACTAAAAATGATTTTCTTCTCTCATGGAGTAACGGGCAGGTTGTTCCAGGTGCATACTTCGGTGGAAGACTGGCTATAAAAGTGCCATTTTCAAAGAGCACAACTGAAGTTCAGACTATTACTCTTCCAGCCGGGGCAATAGTAAGAAGTGTTATTCCTCAGTGTACCACAAACGCAAGCGGTGGAACAATCGACATTGGGACCCTTTCATCTGACTCTGGCGACGCTGATGGATTCGTCGATGGTGCAAGTCTAGCATCTGCTGGTTTTGTTCTTCCGAACATTGCAGATACGACAGCCGGAAACATAACCGTAGGAGCTCTCCTTAAAGAACATGCTTTGCTTGACGCTACAGCAAGCACACCCTATACAGTGGCCTTGCAGAACGGATATGTGATTCCAGCGGGCGGTAAGGTTCTCACCTACACAACTTCAGATCACACCGTTGCTGGTTTTATCTACGTGGTTCTTGAAAGTCCAGGTGTTATCCCCGTCGGAAGAACTCTCCTTAGTGCAAGTGCAGCAAGTGCAGCAGTAGATGTTTGCCTGAAATGTTTGATTTGAGGTGATTAAAAAATGACAAATGCTATAGTTGAATTTTCCAAAGAACTTGATAAAAAAATTGTACCACCTCTCAGACAAGTTCTGAAAGGCAGACAGCTAGTTCATGTGACTCCACCGGCTGGATTTGGTGTTACTTCCGTAGATTGGGGTAAAATTACCGAAATGTCGGCAGGTTATGTTTCATTTGGTTTTTCAGACGGAAACACTGACAGGATAGATATTAGCCTGACTCACAGCAAAGTTCCTGTTTACTGGAAAGATTATGAAATTGACAGGAGAATTTACGAAGGTTGGAGGCAGGGAGGCGTTGATATTGACGCAGCAAATGCCATTGCAGCAGCTTACCAGGCAGGCAAAGTTGAGGATTCTGCCCTCATAAATGGTGTCAGCAACGATGGTACAGTTTACGACATTCCAGGTCTTTACCAGGGGGCAGGCAATGATTACAGTACCTCCGCTGCAATTGGAACATTTGGAGTAGCTACAACTGCACTAACCGGAGCACTCAACCTCATGGATGATGACGGTGTCCCTGTTGACAGAATGCCTTTCAATTGGGTCGTAAACTCCACTACCTACCATAAAATCAGGAAATCGAGAGACACAATTGGAACTCGTGAACTACCTGACGTTTTGGATCTGTTGAATGGTGGACAGTTAATTTCAGTTGGTACAACCCTCACATCCGCACAGGGCTTTGTATGTCCTACCGCTGCAGTTGGTGAACCTTACGTCGATTACTACCTAACAGCAGATTTCCAGACCGACCCAAAACAGCCAGAATATCAAAAAACTGGTCCAGTCGGAGGACGTGTATTCAGTGCTGGTGTCCTGAGAATCAAACAGGATGTTGCAATCTGTAAGACTTCGAACCTGTCATGAGGTGATTTGATGGGAGATGTAAAAGTCCAAGTCCGAATTAGTCATCTCGCGGTAGGTGCAATTGCAAACGGAATTGAAAATAAAACAGTATATTCTAAGGGGCAGGAATTTACCTGCTCCGAAGAAGAAGCTAAGAGGCTAGGTACTTCGGTAATTATTATTGAGAAGATTCCAGATATTGTTTATGAAAAGGCTTCAGCCCCGGACAAGACTGGAAAACGGTGATTAAATGGCCTTGTGTTCTGTTGCCGATGTCCGAGCTAAAATATATACAGAAATGACTGATGCAGACATAGAAGATATTATAAATGAAGTATCAACCGAAGTATTAACACTTGCGGGAACTACGGTTGAAAGCAATTCCAGTATAATTCTTGCCGGGAAATATGCAGCCTATGCTGCTACACTCCGTCGGATGAGAACAACCGGAGAAGCAGCCGCTAGCGTCAAACATGGAAATGGTACGCAACAGAACACAATAGACGCAGATATCTCATTTTACGATCAAAAATCAAACTTTTTTATAGAGAAGTTTAGAACATCCTCTTTTTCAATTGTAGCTGGTAGAATGGGTTTTGGGAGTGTAAACAGTGAACTCTCTTAATCTCGCTATGAAACATAATTGCCAGGTGCTCCGTGATACGGGTACTACGCAGAATGATGCAGGAACGCCGATTCAAAATATAGTTACAACTTCATATAAATGTTTATTTTCAAAAATAACTACTGCGAATAATTCAATTTCACTTACTGAAGCTGGAAAAGTTAAAGTTTCGTCGGTGGTGTGTTTTCTCCCCAAAAATGCAGTTGTTTATAAGGGGGACTACATAGCAACAACCGAAACACACTGGACAGGGACATATGAAGTTCAAGATGTAGATGCTCCCGCTTCTTTTCATTCTGATGATGTTGACCACATAGAAGCTTTCCTCAAGGGGGTTGCAAAACGTGGCTGATGGCATCACAGTAAAAATAGATGGTATAAAAGAGCTTCAATCAAAGTTCAAACTTATTGAAAATGATATTCAAGATATTCTTTCTAAGAGTGTAAGCCAGGGAGCCGCCGTCATAGAAAGAGAAGCTAAACAAATTGTCCATGTTGACACAGGCCGGCTTCGAAACAGCATCAGAGAAATCAAGACTGAATCATCAGCTACGCGGGCAGAATCTCAAGTTGGTACAGATGTAGAATACGGCCCAGATGTAGAATTTAGATATCCATATCTTCGTCCTGCAATCGATAATAACGAGGACGAAATAAAAGATGCTGTTGAAATGTCTATCAAATCGAGACTAGCGGGGTATCGTTGATGCTAGGGGAAGCTATACGTGACATTCTGTTATCAAATTCAACCGTTTATGGGTTGGTTGGATCTCGTATATACCCAAACGAACTTCCTCTAAAGACCTCGTTTCCAGCTTTAACTTATTCTTTCCCATCTGATCCATTTAAAATCGTTATGCGGTCGGCGAGATGCCAAATAAACTGTTGGGCCGCAGATTACACCACTAGAGAAAATTTAAAATTAGCAGTCGAAAATGCTTTGAAATTTTTTACAGGTGTCAAAAAAGACGTAACAATTGAAATTATTTTCCCGATTGGATATTACGATCATTACAAAGACAAAACTTCAGGATTTTCTTACGTTCCAATTGACTTCAAAGTAAATTACTATCCACAGAGGTAAAACATGGCAAGAGCACAGACAACACCACAGCTACTTAATTCTGTAACGATGGGTAGCGCGAAAATAGAAATGCGAGCTTACGGATCTTCAGGAGCTTATACTGATCTAGGTTTAGCTTCTGGTATTGAATTTACAGAAACGATAACACCGGCTGAAATTAAGGCAGACAATGCTTCTCCTATTACAGTCGACCTTCAGGAACATTCAGCTACCGTGAAATTTGACCTTCTTGAACAGGATCTCGCAAAGATCTATGCTTTGAGGGGTGGTTCAGGCGGGCTTGATACGTATGACTCGCAGGCTGCCGAAGCTGTAACTGTTACGAATGAGCCACATACTCTGACAGGTACTCAGATGGTAGCACTTGATTATGCTAACGGTGATGGTTCCGAAGTGGGCTCAATTGTAGTTACCGATGCATCAAGTAATGCAGCAGTCCGTAACACGGATTATGTAATTACCATAGGATCAGATGGGAAAACCTACATTGGAAGGGTGGCAGCGTCAACCGTGATTTCCACAGGAGAAGGTGTTCTCGTTGACTATACTTATACCCCGCTTGCCAACAAATCACTTTCAAGTGGTGGGAAATCCACTATAGGATATCTCGAAGTTAAGCTTACCAACCTGAAAAATATTTCTGGAACTGACAAGGCAAAGACAATTACAGTGTATAAGGTCCAGGTTCAAACCGGCCTAGATTATAAGTTCCCAGCTGGTGACTCTACAGACCCGCTTTCGTATCCGGTTGAACTCAAGGGTTATGACGATGCCACTAGGACAGCAGGCGATCAACTGTACAAGATTGTTGATGAACAGGGGGTCTAAGCATGGTTGATGAAGGTATGAAAGTAATAAACCCAACTGCTAAAAAAATAAATTTAGGTGGGGAAATTGTTGAGGTGGCCTTTGTTCCAGCAAAGGTAACCCTCGATGCTGCAAAAATAAGCGATGGAATGAAAAAGGGGACTATGTCTGAGTATGAAGGCTCTGAACAGATGCTTATTATGGTTGAAAACATCTGCAAAAAGTCAAACCCGGCTATTACCCGTGATTGGCTTCTCGAAAACACATCTATGGAAATGATGTTAGAGTTTATGAATTACGTTGTGGGTGGAACCAGCGATCCTGTAAAAACTACACAGGATGGGAATTCAGAAAAAAACTGACCATCGGCGAACTGTTTGTTCAAGTGGGTATGATGTTTGCCTGGGCTACACCAGAATACTTACTTGACAAAATGTCACTTGATCAAATAATTTATTATTATAATATTGGCTGGGAGACAAAACAGACAGAAGCGAAGGTACATTGGGGCACTTATGGATCGTTAATGTCTGAAAGCAATCCAGAAAATCCACAAAGGAAGCAATCAAGACCGGACATCGAAGAATTAAGACTCCATCCAGGATACGAAAACGCATACTACGATGAGAAAGGCAAGTTTCATAGGGAGTAAAAAATGTCAGCAGTTGGAGAGCTCACAGTAAATATAGTAGGGGATATGAGTAAGCTCTCCTCTGCTTTCTCAAAAGCGTCTTCTGAGGTCGGAAAATTCGGCAGCTCAGTTACCGGAATCGGCTCCTCGATGACCTCAAAAGTAGGGAGTGCTCTTTCCACCGTTGGAACCGCTGCCATAGTAACAGGAACAGCGTTAGGTGCTGGTCTTGTTGCAGGCGGTGCAAAAGCTACCTCAATGTTTGTAGATTTTGAAAAGTCAGTAAGTAACGCTGCTTCCGTTACTGGCCTCACCGGACAAGCTTTCAAGGACGCGAAAAAGAACATTTCAGATGTAGCTCAGGAATTAGGGCAGAAAACCGCTTTTTCATCGAGTCAAGCGGCTGATGCTCTCTATAATCTCGCTTCGGCGGGTGTCGATGTTTCAGCTATTACATCCGATAAATTGATTCCTGTTTTAAGCCTGGCATCTGGTACTCAATATGATCTTGCAGACACTACCGCAACTGTAACGAGTACACTTTCTCAATTTGGGTTACAATTTGAGTCTGCTGGCCGTGTTTCAGACGTTTTTGCAAAGTCAGCCGCATTGAGCCAGGCCAGTATGGACAAGCTGAAATACTCAATGGCTCAGGTCGGAACTATTGCAAGTTCAGCTGGGCTATCCCTGGAAGACACCACAGCAGCACTCTCCAAAATGTATGACGCTGGTATGGATGGATCGAGCGCAGGAACCGGCCTTAAAGGAGTTATAGCCTCTTTGATGGCTCCTACTTCTCAAGCAACTGATGTTTTTAAGAGTATGGGGCTAACCCTGTCCGATATCAGCCCAGCATCAAATAAATTTTCGGACATCATTGAAAAATTGAAAGAACATGGTTTAGACAGCACAAAAGCATTCAAGCTGTTTGGTAGGGAAGGCGCTCCTGCTATCATGGCTCTTGTTAATCAGTCAGATGGTCTTAAAACGATGACTGAGCAACTGAAAGAGGCAGGAGGGGCAGCTCAAACGATGGCGGATCAACAGCTTGATACGCTGTCTGGAAGTCTTGACAGTTTATCTGGTTCAATTGAAAATGTCTGGATTAATGTAGGGCAAGCTCTAGCTCCTTCTATTCGATCTGTAGCTGATGGATTGACCGCTGCAATTCCCGGTATTCAAAACTTTGTTGTCGGTGCTACAGAAAGTTTTGTAGGTTTTATAGGCGGGCTTGGGAAATCGATTTCGTCATTATCTACAATTGGAAGTACAATTTTAGACATTTTTAAGTCTATTTTTGAGTCAGTTTTTGGCTCGGTTTCCAGTATTGAAGGCTCGCTGTCCGGTGTCATAAATGGAATTATGAGCCGTGTAGCTGGTATCGTAGTTGAAGCTGCTCCACTAATTGAAAATGCTGTTATCGGTATTGTTGGGTTTTTTAGAGATCTTGTAACTGCTCTTCAACCAACTTGGACGAGTATATCCTCAATCGCCACAAGATTAATTACATTATTCCGGGAGTTATTCTCTGGCATCGCGGGTACTGATACTCAAGCGGCAGCAAATATAATTGCTAATGTTGTCAATACTATATCAGCGGTTTTAGCCCGATTGGTTGTTGAAGCAACCACTGCGTTTTATCAGATATTACCTACTTTAAAATCGATATTTTCAACAATCGTTGACACCGTTAAAAGTATTTTTTCCGGTTTAATGAATGTAATAAACACTTATCTCCCAGCTGTCTCAACTATCAGTGAAAAACTCTGGGCTGTGTTTGAACAACTACCTGTTGTTATCGAAAGCGTTGTAGAAAAATTAACTCCGGTATGGAACACGCTTAAAATTAAATTTAACGAGCTTAAACCAATTTTTAACGATGTAGGAGGGGAACTCACAACATTATACCAATCATTGAAACAGAAATTTGGAGAATTTACCAAATGGATGGGAGACGAGATAAAAAAACTTGATCCGGTTTGGGCCCAATTAAAAACTAGTTTTAACACGGTGAAACAAGTTTTTATTCAGTTTGTCAAGGATTACACACCAACATGGGATGAAATTAAACTTAAATGGGGCGAACTTAAAGTTATATTTAATAATGCTATAACGGCTTTGCAGCCGGTGTGGAATATTTTAAAAGGTGCTCTCGACGCAGGTATAAATATCTTCAATGAATTTGTTACAAACCTTGGCCCAACATGGGATAATCTAAAAGTTGCATGGGGAGCTTTAATAGATATATTTGATCAGTTAAAAATCGCAATTGGAGATAATTTAAAATCTGTTATAGAGTCGGTGGCGCCTCAGTTCAAAGGATTCCTCGACTCGTTAAGTGGCACAGAAATAGGAAATGCTAGTGGATGGGGTAAAACACTAGCTGGAGTTTTAGAGTACCTAACTGGTAAAATAAAAGATTTTTTAGTGTATATAAAAGAACACCCTGAAATAATTAAATTCGCTGCTGATATTGTAACTATGGGAATAATGGTTGCAGCGGCCTTACCTGGTATAGTTGCATCAATTGTAAATTTTGCAATTAATGTAAAAAACTGGTTGACAACCGCTGTAGACACTGTAAGTAATACTTATAATACGTGGAACCAACGGTGGGAAGATCTCAAAACCACTGTACTTAATGCAGTTAACAGTATCATATCAATTTTAGCAGGTTGGTATTATAAACTTATTACTACTTATGCTCAGGTACTTCAAACATATGAATATTTGAGAAATGGGATACAGACAGCGTGGGAAAATATAAAATCTGTAATTTCGAATGCTGCAAACGCTGTAATTACAACTGTTACGACTTGGTATAATAATTTAAATGTGAAATTTACACAAGTTAAAACTGTCCTTCAGTCCCTATACAACGACTGGAATACACGATGGAATAACCTTAAAACCGCAGTAAGCAATATCGCGAATCAGATTATTTTCACCCTTCAAACTTGGTATACAAACGTTCAAAACAAATTCACACAAGCGAAGCAGGCAATTCAACAACTGATTTCAGATTGGTCGTCGAAGTGGAATACGCTTAAGTCAATGGTAACAACGGCTGTAAATAACATAATTTCAACATTGTCTCAGTGGTATAGTAATACTCAGAACAAGTTTAGTGAAATTAAAAACGCTGCACAGAATCTTCTTTCAGACTGGAAACAGAAATGGTCTGATATGGTGAGCGCAGTATCAGATAAAGCGACTTCGGTAGTAAACGCGGTAGAAGGCATCGTAAACAAGATTAAAAATAAAGTTTCAGATTTTAAAGATGCGGGGAAAGCGATAATAAACGCTCTGAAAGACGGAATCGAAGATAAAATACAAGGCGTTAAAGACTCAATAAACGGGTTACTGACCTGGATTGATGATCATATGCCACATAGTCCAGCGAAATCAGGCCCGCTTTCCAGGCTCCCTAATTTTTCAGAGTATATTTCAAGCCCGCTATCATCTGCTATTACCTCTGCAAAATCTACCGCTAAAAATGCAGGAACCTCAATCATAAGTTCCATTTCAAACGGGATAAAAAACGCTGCGAGCTCAGTATATAACGCTGCTTCTTCAACCCTTAAAAAAGTAAGTAATCTATTTCCACATAGCCCAGCCAAGGAAGGGCCTTTTAAGACGCTGCCGAATTGGGATGCAGTGTTTCTTGATCCACTAACGGAGTCCATAAACAAGATTAACACCCTTTCATCGCCGCTATCTAGTGCCCTTAGTAACATAAGAAACCCTGTTGATGCAAACATTAGCAGCGGGCTTAATACAATTTCTAATGTTACAACTTCAAACAGCTATTCTTACGGGGGCGATACTCTGAGCCTCGGTGGTGTAACACTAAACAATTCCCTTGATGTTAATGCTCTTTTTGATGCTTGGGAAAAGCGGATGGCAAACAAAAGGAGGGCTAGAGGCATATGATAGTAACATTCATGGGCTTGACAGTTTCAGCCTATCAAAATGACAAATACTCATACGGGATATCCTCAAAAGAGTCCAGGCAGTATTCAGGGGCTATCTATGCTTCAATATCTCCGGTAAGTACCACGTTTCCCAGGTCGTTTGATTGCTATGTAACAGATAAAACCGAATTTGAAACCCTTGCAACAAAAATAGGCGTATTCGGGACTCTTGTTATAGATGGCACAAGTTATACCAATTGTTACATTTCCGATTTCGGTGACATTTACGAGATTGTTAGAGGTTCTGGGAAATACACTTATCATATACAATTTTCTCAAGCTGTTACAGACGCTCAATCTGATCAGGTTTATGCAAACGAAGAGACTGTACACATTTACACTGATAAAGCATTGGCAGCAGGTGCCACGTTAAATTCAATTCCTATACTACTTCGAGGACTAGCTTACGTTAACGTTTCAGTAGAAAACAAGGGGGAAAGTGAGAATCTTCTTGTTGAACTTTACGGAGCCCATAACCTGAATGGCGACGGTAAGTATGCCTTGTTTTTAGCCGTCCTTGATAACACAACCGCTGGAAAATCGAATGGTGGGAATATAACAGGACCTCCAAATTACGCTTTTCTCCATTTTGAAAATTTGGATTTAGTGCATTCGGCATCAATTGACTTTACGATTTCAAAAGTTGCTACTCGGAGATGATAAAATAATCACAAACGTAGGTTTAGAATACCTTGCAAAAAACATATGCGGGATAACAAGTAATGCGTTTACATATTTTGCGATAGGCGCAGGTTCCACGGCTGAAAGTGAAAATAACACCGCTTTAGCCTCAGAAAACACCCTATATGGAGCTGCTAGAAAGCTTGCTACCTGCTCTTTTGTATCTCCCTCGACTGCGGTATGGGAAGCTACTTTCGCTTTTACTGGCGACGTGACCGTTAGAGAGTATGGTATTTTTGACGCTGCGACTGGTGGCAATCTGTTAGCCAGAGTTGTACTATCTGAAAATAATTATTTCCACGATACGCAGGCAGGAACCTTCCATATTGAAATTCCCTTTGCCCGGGTGGTGACTTAAAATGGCACTGACAAAACCACCTACTCTGTTATTTGAAAACATAACTCTTACCGGTAGAGATTATTCAGACGCAAGTGCCGGAGTCGATCTAACGACGGCCGTAGATCTGGCAATTGGATACCGGCTAACATTTAATGCCGATTCTAATGTTGGTATCACCGTGTTTATGTATGGGGACCCTTCTGGAAGTGATATTAATTTCTCCCCTGGATCTTATGATAACCCCGTCGATCAGTGCCCAGTAAGCGGGAGTGGAACATCAAAAGGTAAGACGGTTGCAAGTACTTACAGGATGGATCACTCTGCGAAATATGTTAAGTTTAGAGTGTATAATCATGACACGGTGAGTGCTACTAACTTTTCACTATGGATAATTCCACAACAATAAGGTGTACAGATGCTTTCCTATATACAGTGGAAAAAAACATATGAACTTACCATTGAAAATCCCTCCGATACTGAAGGCTTTCAAGGGACATTTATTTTATATTATATTCGAGGAATGAATAAAGATTTCTCAGATGTGAGATTTTCCACTGTAAAAAAGAAACCTATCCCTTATGTTATCGAAAACGTATCAATTTTTAATAGTTGCCGTGTCTGGCTTTCACTTCCAGCAGGCGAAACAAAGATCCTAATGTATATAGGAAACGGAGCAGCAACTTCAGACAGTAGCCCCGCAGACGTTTTCGACTACTATATAAAATTTGAGAAAACTGATAATTCAGCGTGGACTCTGGAATCCGGTTCACTGAAAATAGATAACGGCGTCCTCTTGTTAAACAACTCGTCTAAATCTACTATACTGACATCTAAAACTTCTTATCCAGTTAACACGTTTGTCGAAATCAGAGCTCATCATACCTCAGGAAACGATTTTAAAGTAGGATTTGCTACAACTTCACCGGCAAAAGCAGCAGCCTGGGCAGGATCTTCAGATTATAATAAAAATGATCTGATGTTAACTATTAACGCAGGAATCACAGACTATACAAATGACGGTGTAGACCGCAGCGGAAACACATTTTATACTTATGGGGTCTTGCATCTCACAGCCGGAGATAAGTTTTATATCAATTATGTCCTACGAGGTACAGCTACAACTGCTCTTCCTGGTAACGTTAGTTTACCAATTCAACTTTTTTCAGAAAATGCTGAATCCCTCTATGTTGATTGGGTTAGAATTAGAAAATATTCAGCTACCGAACCTACTATAACAGTAGGAAGACGGTATCTGCAACAGACAGTTGCATATATTTTTAATGAAAGTTATTATTCTCATACTGATACTATAGCTGTTTTTTTATCACGCTCTTTACATAAACATTTTTATGATGTTTTGCCGGTTGGCGTGAAACTTGAAACTTTTCTTGGGGAACCTGAAGAGTTTACATCATCAGAAACAGTATCGGTCTCTCTAACTACTAACCCAATAATACGATATGAAGAACTTGGTGATTATAGCCTTGATACCTGCGACATCTCGCGGTCTACTTCTGAGGTATATACTCAGTTATCAGCAGACCTTTTCAATGAAATCGTACCGCCGGAGGGCACGACTATAACACATATCGTTAGAGACTCAAAGTATATCCAGCATATGCTTTTTTCAGGGCAAGTCATCACGAAAAACCCCAAGTTGTCACATTTGGAAAACGCTGTAAGCATTGAAGCAGCCGACCTTTCACGTAATTTATCCATTCAGCCGGTCCCCTGGAATTATCAGGTAATTTCGTTAGATAGTACTCATGTAAATTTCAGTCAGTGGATAATTGAGATTCTAGATTCTGCACACACCGGAGTTATCCAAGGCAATATTATTGACACTAACAAGCCTGATAAGCAGTTTGTTTTTAAGCCTGATACTACCCGAATGGAAGCTATTCAGGAAATTGCTGATTATATGGGCTGCATTGCCTACATTAAACTTCTTGAAAAATATGATATTTCAACGGATCGGATACTGGTATACTCTGCCCTTTATGTTGTTCCTGTTAAAGATATCGATCAAAGGTATGGAGGTTTTGACCTTCCAACACCCTTAGAACTTACCTGGCCTGATAATACAATTGTGGACAAACCTAGCGTTCCTGGATCTCAAGACACACAATATAATAGTGTAATGGTCCACGGTGTCCTATCCAATACACAGGCAACTGTTGTTGCTGTCGCATGTACTCCAGAAGTAGCAGCCGGTACAGCTTGGGCCAATACTTACACTCTTGAAGATAATGGGATCTATGAAAAAAGTAGCACAGCAGAAGCAGAGGCTATAAAATGGCTGTTGTATTTCAATACTCAAAAATCATCAGTCCAGTTAAAGTTCGTGGACCGCTATGATATTGAACTGTATCAAAGAATTCGATTTGGAACAGGCTTCTCAAAGTTGCTTCAGGATCTCACAGACAGATCACAGCTTCCTTACGTTGTTGCTTACGATCCAAGAGACGAAGCAAATTCAAAACATAATGTCGATGTATCAGGTGTGCCTTCTCCGTCGTGGCTTCGTGTTTCTGAAGTCAAGTATCATTCTGGAAACGTGGATAATTACTGCGATGTCAAGCTCGTAACTGACTATATTTATTCTTCTGTTGACCCAGTGGTGCAGGCTCCTTATAATCAGTATTTAGCGCCTGGGTATTACAAACCACCATCTGATGAATATATCCCAAGTACACAGTCGATAGTTGAAAGCACCATCTCTAAAAAACAAGCAGATTATGTTACAGGGACTCTGTTGTCAGCCGATCCAGACACTAAAATTGGCACGATAAAAACAAATTCTGGAAAAATCCTGAAGGTGTCGTTACCGTGGTTGTGAACTACCACTCAGCTAAAGACTGACTGGCTTCCTACGTCATTGCCCCGCCTAATAGCGACCACTCAGATAGGCTCTTGCCCCTAGTTCCTAGGGTGAAAGATACATGCCCTGTTGCTCACTGCCGTAAAACGGTTAGGAGTGTCAGCATTATCTGAAATAGAATACATCGGAAAAGAATAAGAAGGTTTTCAGATATCAAAAATATAAAGAGTTGACGCTTATCATGGTTATAAAATATGTGGCTGGCGACGGTACAGGCGATTATGATGCAGACGGCTCAGGAGATCAGGTCCCTATTAATAGGGCTTTGTCATGGGCTGCTGACAATCCAGGAAATGAAGTACATTTGGTAGGGCCATTCACGTATGATATAGGAACCAGTGTTCTGATAGGCTCTAATACTAAATTTACCGGTGATTCTACGGCCATACTAAGACTAAATAATTCATGTACCTGGGCTGTCGGTGTGCCCATTATTGGCCAGATCGGAGGAACCGGGACAGTTTCAAAGAATATAGAAATTTCAGGGTTCTCGATTGATGGCAATGAAAGTAATTTATACGGCGTAGGCGGCCGGATTCGCGGGCAAGGCTTCTACAATGCGATCCATATTCAAGGCCAGAAAGCAAAACGTGCCTCTAACATCAAAATTCATCATATGAAAATATATAATTGCCTGGGAGACGGACCACGCCTTGTATTTTGTGACGATCCGCATGTATATAACTGTGATCTGCAAAACCTCATGCACTGTTCTGTATTCTGTATAGAGTGTAATGGGGCACTAACGTTTTCAAACACGATTAAAGCTATTTCATGCTCTGGGGTTCGTTACGATCATTGCAGAAACGGCGCGATCTATAGTAACAACATTGCAGATTTCACTGGGACTACACATGCACCTAAATATGGGGCTTATGGCGTCCAGATCGGGCTTCAACCTCCGAAGTACGGGCATACCACCTTAGTAGACAATATAGTAATTCGTGACAATACAATAGATGTTAGCGGTTCGGGTGTCCAGATCGAAGACTACCTAAAAAAAGCCGGCTCGAAGGCTCAAAAAGTGACAATCACAAATAACCTTATTCGGGGAGGGAAGTACAACGGTGCTTCTTATTTTGCAGGAGTCGTTATCTACTCGTGGGGTAACGGTCTAACAATTTCCAGAAATACAATAGATGGATCAGGAAGAGCTGGCATTCTGGGGTATAATGCAATTAATTCAAGTTCTAAGGTTTTTGTTACTTATAATAATATAATTAATACTGTGAAGTTGGGAGGAGACGGTGGTTACGGTATATGGAATAGAGCTTCTGCCCTGAAATTCTCAGCATCAAAGAATTATCTTTCCGGAAATGTTGCAGGAAAGTACAAGGGTATCACTCCGATTTCAGAGTCTAGCATCTATCTTGATTATGCAGTTCCTGGAAGTACACCAGAAACACCAGATAAACCGGATGAACCCGATACACCAGATGAGCCAGATGTTCCCCCGGACGATCCCGTTAACCCGCCTGACAATCCAGTAGACCCCGTTGACCCAGACGAACCTTATATACCGATAGAACCAGTTGATCCGAACCCGCCTGCGGTTGGCTGCACGGGTGTCGCTATACTATCAGGTGGAAAATATGTGTTTTTACCTTATAAGATCCCAGAAATCGGGGATGATGTGCTCTTAGTTCCTACAGACGGCGGATATATCCCGCTAAAACTTGCAAATGAAGCCGAAGAAGGCTCAAATCTCACGATTATCCAGGATAACAAAGGCAACTATTACGCAATCGAAGGTGTTTAAATGCTTGCAGAATCGTCAATTTACCCGGCTGAAGTAAGATTAGAAAAAGTATCGGCTGGTATTGCTACAATCCGTGTTAGGTGGGATATCCAAGGCGTGTTGATTGATGAAAAACTTTCGTACAGATACAAAGAGGCTATCATAGAAAAGGAACTGCCTGCTTCATATGTTGTAGATAGTCAGACCGTACAGATCTCAACCAGGCAGGATGTTGAAAATTACCTTGAAGTAGTCAAGGACGAGATAATCTCACAAGCCAAAATGTCAAAATTCGAGGTATAAAATGAGGCTAAAACTACTCAATCCCGATGTTTCAGAAGATGGAAAGCTCATATTTCCATTCGTTGACCAGGATGATGTTACTCAGACAGTAATACTCATTGAAAAAGTCGTTTCGGCTGAATATTTAGAGGCTGACATCTTAACGGCAAAAACCGCAGCAATAGAAGATGCTCGAACTATAGCTACAGAAAACGAAGCAAATAGGACAGCAAGAGAAAGAGCAATAGCAGCCATAACAGAAGCTGGTCTAGGAGAAGAAGAAATCTTATGAATGAGCCGGACCTACCTTTTGAGCCTCTTGTTTTTGAGGGTAGCACATACACATTTTCAAATTTTACAAACTTAGTTTTATTTACGGATGAACCGGACGCTCTTCTTAATTTTAATCAATTTATTGGAAATGTTCACAGGTGTACACTTTCTGAAACTCCGTGTGGTGGCGCTAAAAATGTGCGCTTTTTAGATATGTTCCCAGGGTCCCTGTCGATTGAAATCGGGAAATATGCATATTTAAAATCATCGGGGGGTCATGTCGGGAAAGCCATTTCAGCCGGTCAACTTGCAGAAAGTCAAGAAATAATTACTTCAGACAGTGACGGGATAGCCTATAGGCTTGCAAATGGCGACGTTTACCAGATGCAAAATGGAGATGTTTACTTAGTCACTCCTCGAAAAACGATTGTAAGTAAGTTTTCACTCTTTAATCCGTCGGCGGAACGTACACTATGCATGTTATCAATTAGATGTCCTGATCAATCCACACTAAAATTGTACAATCTTGACGCACAAAAATATGAATCGATAATGCCATTAAATCTCCAACAAACATCAGGCACAGTAAAATCTTTATTATTTAACAGAATGCTTGAACCTCACTCAATTGAAAATTTTCAGTTGATGATTGGGTATGAAGATCTATCATGGACATATAAATTTACATCCGGTGCTGACCAGGCAAATGGGCTATGGAACCTAAAAACATTTTTAGCTTTTTATGATCCGGCAACTAAGGATGTTTACTATTTACTTTTTACAAGAGTCCCCGATGGCCTTACGTGCTCGATTGATGGAGCAGGCAACGTTACAGAGCTTATTATCCCTCGGTCTAACCACACCGTATATTATGGGAAAATTAAATATGCTCTGATAAATCAATCAGTTGAAGGAGTACCTACCTGCTTTATACCCTCTGAACGCGGTTCACTTGCTGAGTTTCTGAAACGTTACTTTGCAGTAGTAGACATCCAGTCTGAAATTGATCTAAAAACTTACGTAGTGCCTGCAATATCAGACGATAAAATTCTACCGTCTACGGTTCTTCCGAAGAATCGCTTATCAAATTTAATATCTTGCCAGGTGTGTCCAAACGAGTATAGGTCTGAAAGTTTTGTATTAAGATCAGACAAGGACGTAACACTCACTATTGAAGTATCTGATCTTGTATCAGGCGAAAACACGATACCATCAAGCGCCATAAATATAAGATATGTCGATTGCTGGTATCAAGCTGGATGTGACGCGAAAAATACCCATAAAGCCGGGAAGTTCTTGACACCTGAACTCTTAACTTACGATCCCGAGCTTGTTCGTACAAACTGCGATGAGTGGAGAACCTGGGACCTCTCAAATCCGTATGCTAAAAATGAGCTAAAGCTTCAGGACGGCTCTTATATTGATATTACAACTCCGACACATAGCACCTCTGGGTATTATCAACCTACGATTGAAGAGCGACCTGTTTATGACGCGGAAACACTTCAACCATTACGCCTGAAAAAAGATTTGAACAGGCAGATCTGGTTAACTATTTTACCCCCTGAAGGTTCGGAACCAGGTATTTATCGAAGTACAATTTCAATAAAAGCCGGTAGAACTACTCTAAAAACAATAATGCTTTCGGTTGAAGTCCTTGATATTGAGTTACTTGACTCTGAAAATGATTGCATTTATTATAGAGGAAAAATAACGTCAACTGGTATTGGAACCATTTCTTCAGAAACAAAATCCGAAGCTCAGTTTCTTGCTGATCATATTAACATGGTACAACATGGTATCAAAAACCCTCAGTTAATGACTCAAACATCAACCACATTACCTATATCCCTTGGTATCAGGGCTCAATGTGGGATAAGCAACGCTGATTTATTTTACAATGGATACCCGAATATAAATGCATCACTCACCGGAATAGAGTCTTGGAATGATACTTGCATCGCAAATGGCGTTACTCAACTATATATTTACGGAGTCGATGAAAGTGACATGACTTCGTTGACTTCGAAAATGACTGACATTCATAATTTAGGCGTGAAAATATATTGTGCACAGAGTCCTGCCTATGCGCTTGCAG